CCCAATTTCGGTATAGAGTTCCTCTGTTTCCAAGTGGACGGTGACATCCTGCCATTGAGCAATCAGTAGGGACAGGGCTTCTTTGTTGATGAGTAAGGGACATTTTCTCCATATTACCAATCCATGATGTTCCTGTTAGGTGACAGGTTATACATTTAGTTCCTGAGGCAGTGACAGGGACATGATTCATCGTTGCCACAGTGAATGTCAATGTGGTGTGACAGTAGCTACACTCAAGTAGGGCGGTAGGAATGTGTTTAGCTGATCTTCCGACCGTTAGTCGTGATGGATCACCGTTGTGGCACTGAACGCAGGAAGTAGGTGTTCCGGTGAACACACTGTTGATATGGCAGCTGGCGCAGGTGCCGCACTTACCAGTAGATAGGTGTGAGCCACTGAGTAGAAACGCCGGATGGGACTGCTCGTATAGGGTACATTCCGCCGCTTGGGCGTCAAAGCACACCAGTGCCAATAAAAATAGTAATGTTTTCAAAAGTCAATCCTCCAACCTAAAAATACCGTTTGTGAAAATGCGCTTGATGAGATTTCGTTCTGCTGATCTTGCGTGTTTGTTTTAGTTAGCGACACTTGCGCCTCAAAGGTTGAACGCTCGTTTATCTTGTAGTTCACTTTGAGTGACGCAGTGAGGTTGCCAGTGCTGTTCCACGCCGTATGGTGCTTGGAATACATCATCATAGTGTCAAAGCGCAATCCTTTGTATGGCGTTGAGTCAAGGAAGGTCAGGGTGTAACCGCTTGACTCCGCACCTTTAGTCAGACTAACCAAGGCGTTTATTGAGTTGCCCTTCTCACGGACATTCTGACCGTAGAGTTGAGCGTTTAGCGTCATCATTCTACCTGAACCTTGCTGCGCCACTAAGGACACCGGCATGTCAATGCTTGGAATGAACTCAGGATCGGTGCTGGCAGTGGTGTTGGAGAACTGGGCATCTACGCTTAGGTTCCACTTAGGTGTTATCTGTTTATTGACACCCAGGACATACACAGAGCTATACGGCGTAGTTTCGTTGATGAACTGGTAAATTGACTGATGGGACAGGCCGGACTTTTCCAGCACCTCCGCCACTGTGTCGTATGCTTGGTGATTGGCACCGCTTAGGCCGATAAGTAGCGCCCTGTTGGCAAATAGCACCGGGGACTTCCTGCGGTCTGCCAGTATGTAAATGCCGTAATCCCCAAACTTCATGTTGCTTTGGAACATCGTTGTGTTCAGCACTCTATATAGGAAGTCGTATTCCACTATGGCAGTGGCTGAGATGTCGTTCTTGAAGTAGCGGGCAGTAAGGCCCAGGGCCTGTCGTTCTGGTAGGGAGTCTGCTGTTTGATGATCGTAGTATGCGTCAAAGGACCACGGCGTTCCGTTGAAGTAGCTGTAGGCCAGACTGTAGAAGCGGCGTTTAGCAGTGTTGTCTCCGGTGTATGGAATGCCAAAGAGCACCTTGACTGTTGAGGCTTCGCTCACGGCATACCTTCCGGACACACCGTCGTAGCGTCCAATGGCACCATCTGCCGGCTGTTGTCTACCTACTCTGAACCCGTACCCTCGATATGTGTTCTCCCAATCGGCGAATGCCACGGATATCAGGTTGCGGTTTTGCGCTGTTCCTGTTATGGTTGAATAGGTTGAATGTCTGTATTGTAGCTTAGTGGTGAACTCGTCGTCACGGAACATTGCTGATGTTCGGACATTTGAGATGAGCGCTGCTTGGTCTCCGCTTGAGTAGTAGTATTCCGTTATGCTTGTATCTACCTTGCTCTCTTTGCCGGTGCGCGGTTTTCGTGCTGCCAGCCCTTGTAGATGAACTGGTGGTGTGGCAATCTCCATCGCAATCAGGTGCTGTCGTAGGCTTGTTATGTTCCTGCTATTTGGATACATCGCAATGTATGCGCGTAACTCTGCCATTGCCTTCGCCGGGTTACCAGCCTTCTCGTATGCCACAGCAATCAACTCTTGTGCCTCTTGGGCAGTTGCGTCTGGTGGCAACATCAACAGGGCGTTTAGGGCATCAATAGCTTCCTGCGGATCTTTACCTTCAGCAAGGACTTTCTTTGCCACTGCCAGTAGTTCTTTAGGTGGGCGCGTATCCATTGGTGTTGCTGTTTCAAACGGATTGTCAAGCACTACCATTAGTGAGTTGCCACGGAGCATCAGTCTGTAATCAGTGTGACGGAATAGGTTTATGATTACCCTTGTTCGGGTGTCCGATTGGACCACAGATACAGAGCGCACATTGCCTTGGTTGATTGATACGCTTCGCGGGGCAACGGTTGTCACATCTTCAAAATCCATCACCAGCGTCGGTGGTGTGGTTATGTCGAAACTATCTGGTGTTTGGTGTATCGGGCTTACCATTTCAATCTTGATCATCTCTACGTTCGAGGATGGCATGCCGGAAATGGCCTTGATGGTGTTATCCTGTGCGTATGACGCAGTTGCGAAGAGGAAGAGGATTAGGATACGCCATAGCATCAACTATTTATCTAGGGATTTTACTCAAAAAAATACCCGCCGAAGCGGGCGTTTATCATATTAAAAAGCACTGTCGGATTCGAACCGGAAGTTGCAACTTATACCCCTAACCGCTGGGATTAGCACCGAATAACCCATAACGCCAACCGCTAAGAAGGCTCGTTACCACAGTGCCACAGTGCTTTTTAATATGGTAGGACCATCTAGCTGGCAAATTTCAGTACTAAACGCTCTTAAACTTTCGTTCTGCGAAATCCCCTCGATTGCGAACAACTATAAATCAAAGCATTGCAGAATAAACCGGTCAACACTCTGAAATGGATATCATATTAAAATACACTATGCGGTAGCGGTCGTGCGCTTGGCTGTTTAAGAATAGTCGCGCCAAGTATATTCCCGTTTAATGTATTTTAATATGGCGGTACATGAGTTAACCTAAAACTAGTCGAATATCACGGCCGCAATATTTTGTCTATGTCTTAGGATATACACTTTGACGTCCTGCATACCTCACGTACCATATTAAAACACACTGTTGGTTGCCGAAGCGCGAGGATGATCAGTTCCTCTGACCTTTGCCCTTTTGTGGGACAGTGTATTTAAATATGGTAATGTATTATATAAATTAACTGTGTATTTGTCTACTAACCGTGTGTTATATGGTCCGCGCACAGGGTAACGATCCCTGGTAGTTCGATTAAAAGTCGAATATTCTTCCATTGAATTATACGCAGATATTATGATATCATATTTAAGGTTCGAAAACATCTTTCCAGACTAAATACATATATGAAAAACAATATGAAAGATTCAGAATACTATAAATCTGGAAAACATGTAGCTAATGTTATTTTAGCAAGATGCAAGGCCACGGAACAAGCACAAGTTAATAAACAAAAAAGAATTAATGATTATAATATCGAGCCTTGTTATTGTGCCCAATGTAAAACACCGCTTGTATATGCATCTAGGAAAAATAAATTCTGTTGTAAATCGTGTTCGGCTACTTATAATAATACAAGAAGAATGCCGCGGACTGCAGAATCACGGGCAATAACAAGTAAATCCTTAATAGGAAAACCAAAAGCACCAAGAACATATTCGCCTAAAACTATGTCGGGGCAGTTCTGTAAAATTCTATGGAATACTTGCCCTGTATGTGATGCATTATATTATACCAAAGGATGGAAAACATCCAAAAAGTCTTGCGGTAAATCAGAATGTATTACTCATTTAAAAGTAGGAAATAGACCTTATAAAAATGGTAGAAGAAAAATATTCTATTATTTTAATAAACACCAAAACATAACTGTATTATTAGAATCATCGTGGGAACTAGATATGGCCCAATGGTTAGATAGTAAAGATATTAAATGGATGAGGCCAACATACATAAAGTGGTATGACGAAATTAAAATAAAAGAACGATTATATTATCCATACTTTTATCTACCCGCTATTAACTTGTATTTAGACCCGAAAAATCCTACAGCAATGACACTAGAAAAATATAAGATGTCTTGTGTAGAAAAATTAATACCCATAATATACGGGAATTTAGATTATATAAAACAAAGCATTATGTCGGAAATACTAGATTCGAACTAGTGTTATTCTCCGCCCCAAACGGAGTGCCATGCCAGACTAGGCGAATTTCCGACATAATGTTCTATACTCCGAGGATATAAGGAAGCACACTACTAAGAGTCCGATTCTTATTAAGACGCATCACCTATACATTCTAGACTATATTGCCTACCCTCGTCATAATATGCTTTCTTATATCAAAGATCTGAGATTACAATCTTTGCGTTGATACTTCGTACATTATCAGTATACCTTGCGAGTAAACCTTCTTACGACATCCACTAAGCCCCTTGCGGTAACCTAGTCTACCAACAACATCGCCTTTTAAAGTCAGGCAGTAGACTTGACGTGATACTCTACTCTATGATTTCTTTCCCGTCTGCCTTGCGAGCAGTACACAGTCGCTAAACCGTTCCGAACTTTCTATCATAAACTGTTATTACCTTGCGAGCTTTAACAGACTTAGTTACCTTGCGGCCCAAGTATTAGATGTCTTTCAAATATCACCGAAGTAGTCTTTGCTTTTGTTCAAATAACCATATGAGCGGCGGTTAAGCCAATCTACTGCGATGTGCTACTTCAGTTGATACATACCTTGTTAGATACATAATACAACACATCACGTACTTTTCGCTTGCGGGCTACTAAGTCGTCTTTCACGATCGATGTCACCCTTTGACAGGTGCCATAAACCATTCAAACTGCATATAAGCCCTTGCTTGCGACGGCTCGGACAAATACACTACCCTTTCTCATACCATCTAATAAGTTGGTTTGTCAAGAAGTCAGCACCACCTGTTACTTTTCAACTGCTTGCGTTACCTTTCGGCGCTTGAGCAGTCATTCTTTCCTTGACACTTACTTCAATGTTACCTCACCCGGTGTTATCCGATAAGGATGCCTTGCGGCATTGAGCAGGCTTGCTTAGTATGGACCATTACTGGAGACGGTATGTAGACATTCCGCCCTTGGGCACCTTACGATGCTTATCCTTCGCAACAAGCTGGGCGAACCATACCTATCACAGGAGACTAAACCCCCTTAAATCTTTATTAGTAAGTAGTACGCTTCCTATTCTCTGCTTACATTCGGTGATCTGACAGTCGACCATTAAGCGTTGTCTTCTGTCGCGTACTACTTGCTAATAACTACTTGCTATGTGGCTAGTATAACTTAACTAGCTCTCTGTGTCAATCTTAACCGACTCGGATTAAATATATTCCTTAATTTTCTCTTTTAGACTAAGATTAAGAAAATATTTGGCTGCATCTTCCCACTGATACACATCCAGAGCAACCCGTGTATACATTATATTCGCATTCTTAAATGTCAATTGCTCATCCTTGGCATACTGCTTAATAAGAGCAATCTTGTCGTCTAACGACTTTTTCTTAAAAAATGAAAACATCATTTTACCTTTCTTCTGGCGGAGCGCCAGGGAATCGAACCCTGTGAGCCATTATTAGTGACTCTGCGGTTTAGCAAACCGGTGCATTACCATCCTGCCCGCGCTCCTAATCTCTATTATAGTGCAATGTCTCAGACATTGCAACTATCCTGCTATACTGCGCAACCACCACCTGCACAAGCAGCTTGGTCACTTAATGATGTGTTGTCATCTATTTCTACAACTTTTGCAAGGTTAATATTATGCAATGACTTCATCATCTCAGTGAATGTCTCTTCTGTACAATCCTCAAATGGTGCCTGAACATATGTTCCACCATCATACGGCATAACAGAGATACCAGTATAGTCCATTCTATTATCCCACATCCAATCACATACCGGTGCCCATTCCTCATCTTTAAGAGAGATAGTGCAAGATACATTATGATAGTTTGCACCTGTCCTATGACCAGTTTGCACCCATTCTTTATTAAATCGTTGAACTCTGCTTAGTGTGTCTAATGCAGACTCTGTGCGAAGTATAGAACCTTTTGGTGCAGCTTGAGGGAAAGACATAACTGCTTCCAAGTGAGGCTTGAACTTGCAATCCTCTACCAGTTCTGGAAACTGTTTGATCATGTATCCATACAATGCCTCGTTCTTACCTACACGCATACGGCGAATATAAAAATCATTGTGCCATGCATGTATGCCCGATGATGAACCAACACATAAACTTGATGTTCCGCTCGGTTTAACAGTTGTGGTGCGTGCTGAAATATTGATACCAATCAGCCCTGCTACTCTTGCATTTTCTGTAAGGACTTGAGCAGCGGCTTCTTCTAAGTTTAACCCTAATATTCTTCCAGAGCCTATTCCTGTTTGGCCGACGCCGATAAGTGCTTCTCTCCGTGTATTATCTTCCCATTCAGGGCGAAGATAATGGAAGTCAGTATATCCTGCTTGCAATGTGCCGATAAATGATGCGGCGCGTGCCATTGCATTCAACTCTTCTTGCGATTCTACTTCACTAACATTCATTTCTGTTAAGTTACAGAACTGCATATCGTTTAATGATATCTCAGCACAAGGATTTGTTCCAAGTTCTAAATCGTTTGTCCAGAATATACCGGGTTCGCCTGCGTTGGATGATTTGATTCTGTCCCACAGTGCTCTAAACTCTGCTTCGGATGTTTCATTTCGTAACAATACGGCTGAGTTATTTGACCTACCACGCTGCGGATGTAACTCCCACCAGCCACCGGACTTAGCAGACATCATATCCATATCATCAGCACTAAACAGCGATATTAAGGCTGCTCTGCGAATGCCACCCGATAACACAGCATCAGCTATGTGACACATCATATCATGCACTTCTAACGAAGTAAGTTGTCTACCTACAGCATTATTTAAGATTGCACGTAGATGATCTACACAGATACGTAATGGATCTGGGCCCGGTGCTTTTCCACCAGATGTAACCAATGCAGAACCTTTGGCGCGAATGTCCCTAAAGTCGAATACAGGATCTGCCTTTCCTTTAAAGTAAGATTCGACAAGCACCTTTACGCAGTCTGCCCAACCTTCGATTGAATCGCCGACTAGGAATCTACGCTCGCGTTGTTTAACTCCTTGAATGACTGGCAGTTGTGCAATGTGTTGTTTCTGAACAGAATACCCTAATCCTGTACCACCCAACAATAAAAACATTGCTTCGCTAAATGCTTCCATACTATGCACTGCTAAGAATGCACAGTTAAAAATCCTGTTGTTTGCTAACTCGATTGGGCGGCCACCGAACTGCATTGATCGCATTGATGGTAATACTTTCCGAGTGTATACATATTTTTTGTAGATTTTTCTGATCTCAAAAGAAAGCATAGGATATTTCTTGATATGCATTTCTTGATTTCTATCACATATTTCATCCCATGTTTCACGTCTATTTAACGCCGGTATAAACTTTGAGTATTTATTAAAAACTGTGATGTCGCTCAGAATCTTCTGCGATGTGTCCATTATGTCTGGTCCTTATTTTTTTGTTATAGGTAGTATTTAGCTAAACAAGGCACAGACCAGTGCTAATATTGTGTAAAAATAAGGTGTTATTTTTGCATATTCTATGGTAGGTTAATGGCCCCGCTTAGAGGGATCGAACCCCTGTAACACTGTATAAGATAAATACATTATGTGTAAAATATGTAAACAATGTGGTATCGACCTGTCAGAAAAGGGCTATCAAAAATCATTTTGTAGTAGAAGTTGTTCCGCCACCTATAATAATCTGCGTAGAGAGCCGAGAACGGAAGAATCTAAACTAAGGACATCGGCCACAATAACCAAGTTGGTTGCTAATGGTAAATATAGATTTGGTAAGGGTGGTGGCAATAATAGAATATCAGAATACCCCTACACCAGGCTATACGGGATACATATATGTAATTCGTGTAATAAATGGTTTTGGAAAAGAAGTGTTAATAAAGTGTGCTGTTCGATAGAATGCAGAGATAACATTCGTTCTCAAAATAAATGCAGAAAAACACAAATAGTATATTTTAATAATAACGAAAACAAACAAGTTATATTACAATCTTCGTGGGAAGTTAAAGTGGCCGAGTGGCTCGATGTTCATAACATTAAATGGCATAGACCAAATACAAGACTTAAATGGTTTGATACAACATTAAATAAACATAGAACATATCTTCCAGATTTTTATATTGTAGATTTCAACACCTATTTAGATGTTAAAAATCCAATCAAAATAAAAGAAGATTGCGATAAGATTAATCAACTAATAAGAATATTACCGCTATATGTGGGAAATATACAAGAAGTCAAAAAATATGTGGCGCGACTGATAGGACTCGAACCTACATGTATCCATTAGCTTTCTCTTGATTCGAAGTCAAGTGGCATACAGTCGCTAAAGCGAGATTACCTATTAAAATAGATTAGACATCTGTTTTTTGCTGAAGTATTCGCGTTCTAAGCGATCTATATCATCAGCAGATTGCGGGTTGCCCGCCATTATGTATGCTTCTAACGATTTGTGTGTTGTTGCTGGTCCAGCTATAGATATTCCATAAGCTACGGCACCGGCGATTGCGATAAGTCCAAATAACATATTTTCTCCTTTGTGTTACTATGTATTTATGTGCAATCGCACATTCTCTCAGTAGAAACCATTAGAAAAACTATATATTTTTGGAGGATGACTGGAGAATCGAACTCCCGGCTCTTGCGAACTCCACTACATTTCCAATGTAGGCTAGTATCCCCGACTAGATAGCGCATCCATACTTGGCGGATTATAATAGAATCGAACTATCACCTATTCATCATAAGCAGGACGGTATTCAAAGCCGTGTAGTGCCCAGCACTCCTATAATCCATATTTTGGTACCTGGTGTCAGACTCGAACTGACATCGTTCTCCTTGTAAGGGAGATGTATAACCTCTCTACGCAACCAGGCATATTTTATCTATTGAATATCTTCTTTAGATATTCGCGGCCAACATGGCCTTCTTCTATTTCTCTTAATGCTGTTACTATAGCATCGTTGTCACATACAACTTTTGGCATATAGTTTTTCTTTAGTTCTCTAACGCGAGCTGCTGCGATAAGCACCAGATCAAATCTATTGCCTACTGCTTCAGCAGCCCTTTGAGATGTAATGCGAGCCATGTTTTTCCTTTATGTGGTGGACCGCGCCAGGCGCGACCTGACCGTTAGACTGGCTGGTATTCTATCAAATACACAAGCATAGTGCGGCCCATATGTATTATACAATATATTATTAAATCGTGCAATACTTCAATGAACCTTAGGGTGTATTACCCATATATCATCTACCAGTCGGAGATTATTGGTAAACCAGCCATACGGCATTTTAAAATTTCCATTTATACCCCAACGAGCGCCCCAAGAGTTTCTCACCCAAACATATGGGTCAGGAGCTCTTTCGTCATATCCTATAGCGGTCACTGCGTGTCCACCAATCATGTTATCTGATCTGGTAGGCAATCTTACCCACCCTGTTTTTGCAACTTCCGCGCCAACAAAGTATGCAGGCACAGAGAACCCGAATACCGCAGGTAACCCTGCTGCCAGTGCGGTTTTTATATCGTCTAGTGTTGTTAATCTTTCATATGTGCCTATCTTTGGCATCACAGAAATAGCATCCTTATACGCTGCGGCTGGCGGCTTTATTGCAAACCTTGATATATTATATGGCCACAACCTTTCTTGTGACACACCATACATTTTTATACCTTTTATAACATCGCGTATATAAGCACCGCTATCGTATCTTACACTACCTTCTAATAATCTAGCATTGTAATACGCCATAAGTCTTGAGTATTGTGTAGGTGTGTTTAATGCAATCTCTAATGCTGTTGTTGCGGCGTTGCCTGTGCATGATCCTAGATTACCCTGATCTTCAATCGGTGATTTTGATCCTAGTGGGTTTATAAACTTCGGTAATACTGCCTTAACAGGTAAGCTGAACATATGATCACGATAATCGGGTACATCCGGCTTCCATTTAAACGTTCTAACAATAACAGACATATATTCTCCACAAACAACTATTTATCTGTATGTGGTATCCACGGTGGGATTCGAACCCACACTGTTCAGTTTTTGAAACTGCTGTCTCCTACCGATTGCACTACGTGGACGTGTTTTTCTGTGGCATACGATTAATGTACGCTATAATTTCTTTATAAATTAGTTTATTAAGTCGTTTAAATACAGCATACTCTGCCTGGTTTGTTGGATCCTTAAACTTACTAGACATGTAACCATCTATATATTCGTTACAATTTGCTCTCATATATGTTACATCACCGTCACTATCTGAGATAATAAGTCGCAGTATTCTTAGTGCTTCTGTATGTGCATTAGCAGCTATTTCTTGAGGACTACCAGCATGTAACCTATAATCACTTTCTGTACTATTACCCGAAAGCATATTACCGATTGATTTATAAAATTTATTCTTATCTTTTTCTAGATAACTTCTGTATTCAATATTATCTCGGTGTAGTTGAGCATCGGCCTGTTTAATATGGACTAGTTCATGCATGAATATATCAATTATATTATCTACTACACTGGCTGTTTTATCTGTATATCTCCACAGTGATTCTTTATATTTTGCAAAATGTTTAAATGATTTAAAATATCGGTCGAATATCTCTGATTCGGTGGCCAGGTTATCAAGTGTAATGTCGTAAATAGCATTTAATAGTAATTTAGCAAGATTTTCTATTATCCCTACGTCCATTACAATAGTGTGTCCGTTACAGTGACCTGGTGTATTTATTTCCAAAAACTTAATATTCGCGCCGGTAGATACACCCTTAGCTATATCCACTAATGCGGCAGTCATATACCAAGTCAACCACCCTGTTAGGATGGGTTGCACCTGATCTGCAACTTTAATCAACGACACATTTTTTATACATTCATTTCGCACCTTATCGGGTATATCGCGTTTCATGGAACCAGTTTTGTCTACTGCCCGGGTTATTGCTGAGCTAATTCCCTGTTTCAGCGGATTTAGTAAGTGTGTTAAGGTAATTTCTTCTGTTAATATTTCTGATATAAGCATTAGCTATTTATCTATGGAATGCGTGATAGGAGTCGAACCTACATGATCGAGGGTTGCAATCTCGTTCCTAGCCATTCAGATCACACGCACATAAAACTGGCTCCACCGGAGGGAATTTAACCCACAATATACTCCTGCATCTCGGAGCCTTGTATCATTCATAAGCCCTTCAGAGGATTTGCGTGGGCTATTGACGGCGGTGAATTCTCTAGAATTTATTTTATGAATTGTAAATTTTGTGACACAATATTCACTGCCAGAACAACTGTACAGGTATGTTCATCGTGTCAACATCTGAAATGGAGCAATAACAAGGATCAATATGCCTTTCGGTTTAACATTTTTGATTACCCGGGTTTATTTGATTTAGATATGCTCAAACAAATAGGATGGGTAGCATTCGGTGGAAAACGAGGAGGCAATAAAAATACCAGTGGATTATCGAGAGATCACAAAGTATCTGTAAACGATGCTAAGAAATTTAATTACAATCCATACTATATATCACATCCACTTAACTGTGAATTGATGCCACATATTGAAAATAATAAGAAGAAAACTAAATCCTCAATATCTTACCAGGAGTTAGTAAAATTAGTGGATAAATTTAATAGTGGGGTATCTAAAGAGAATCTAACTCTTGCCATAGACGTCACAAGCCTAGGTGCTAACACTACACCATAGATACCATAAAATAAATCAGGATGTTGTGACTAAGCCGGGACTCGAACCCACGTCACGCCCCCAGCGGGTCGGCCTCTTGGTGCCTTTCGGCGATGGTAAGAGTAAGTCTTGTTTGCTGAACACATCCCTTAAAAATGGTATTCCGTATGGGTTTTGATCCCATCTCAATAGTTTGAAGGACTATCGGCCACGCCAGCTGCCTCACGGAATATGAAAATAGACAAGCATTCCACTTGAGTGACTGTTCCCTGGGGCAATATCTTCTGGTCTACAGTTAACCTATCGTCTTGGTGCGGGGTAGGGGAATCGAACCCCTGCGTAAACATTGGCAATGTTTGAGTCTACCATTAACCTAACCACGCAAAATTGGGCAATGCTTCTCATATTGCTTGGAGGTTTCACCCAACCTCTAAGAGTGATCTGGTAGTGCTAGAAGGTACCGCCCCTTCGCCTTGACCTTATGAGAGTCTCGTTCTACTTTTATACTATAGCACTAAAATTGGTTCCAGGCTTTATCCTATAATATTCTTCTAACAGGAAGTAGAGATGCTAGGGCCCGGGAGTAAAACAGAATACGCTTTTTTACATTTTGGAATTGTATTTGATTGCTGCATGTATTCTTTAAATATGGTGCCCTCGGGGAGACTCGAACTCCCAGCTTACGGCTTCTAAGACCGCTGTGTCTGCCAATTCCACCACAAGGGCTATAAAATAAAAGATAGGTAGGGAAAATATCTACGGCTTTAGCCTCCTTTGTATACCTATCTTTGTATTGGTTGCAGCGCCACCGAATCGCGCGGTGTCCTTAGGGTTATGAGCCCAACGTGCTACTTTCACACTCGCCTGCTATATTAATGCACCCTCGATTTTACTCTTCGGACGACTTTAGTTACTTATCACCTTGTAGACTAACTACCATGTTTTCTGTGATTGTCTTACTTTACCATTGTAGCAGTAAGAGGCTCTGGTGTCAACCACAAATTATGTACCATATACGATTGTATCAGATGCACAGTCATATATTAATGTTTCTTTCACCGGCATATTCACATTAAATTTGCCCGGTTCATCACCTACGCTTGGATTATTTTTAGCGCGGGCACCTGTATATCGATTCGTTGATACTATTTTCTTAATGTCAAAGCCATTGTTCTTGGCAAATTCTTTAATTTTTCTATACACCCACTTAATACCGATATGGCCAACGTCAACTCCCGTATTTTGTTGACCAAGTGTTGTGTGAACCACTTTAGTTGGATCTACCTTTGACGGCGCCGGATATATGTTATCAATTGTGACAGAGTTTGGATTATTTCTGTCAAGAAAAAAGTCTAAAAATAATACCACATCGCCGGTGCCTTTTTCGGTAATATTACATTTATAATAAAATGTATCTTTATCAGAAAGCCGAGCTTCAAATTCTGCAACTAATTCCGATTCAGGATTAGTATAGCCCTCTATTAGCACTGCTGCACCGTCCATCATGTTAAAATATTTTCGTTTTATCTCAACTAATCTCATACCCTGTTCCTAAAATTATTGTTTTCTATGATTGTCTTACTTTACCATTGTAGCAGTAAGAGGCTCTGGTGTCAACCACAAATCTTGTTTTCTTATTTAAGTTTACTACGTTGGTAGTTTTCTAATTGATTGCGAACATCTTGCAGTTCGCGTAAAGTTGCGTCGATGTCATCAACGACTGAATTTTTATAAGGACACGCTGCCCATGCTTTACACATATTAAGAAGATAAAGTCTATTTTCGTGTATATGTTTTTGATTTTCTATACCAATAATAACACCGGCTGTCACAGTCTTATCATAATCTCTTACCGAAACAAAGTTAGCTGTTAAATAGTTATTAAGAAAAAAGAATCCACTAACAAGCATCGATAACATTGTTATCACTGTTGGAATAAGCGATTTAATACTAGTAAATGATATTTCCATACATATACTTATCTTATTATGTATATTACGGAAGAATTGGTGCAACCTACAGGGATCGAACCTGTTTGTCTGGGACTTCACGCCAGCGCAATGACCACATTTGCTAAAGTTGCATGATTGGCGTACCTCCAAGGATTTGAACCTTGCCTGTCGGTTTTGGAGACCGGTGTGCTGCCGCTAACACTAGAGATACATATATTTTACTTAAACGCCGCTTTACCACCAACATATAATAGCATGCCTATGCCAACAAACGGCATAGATACTGCGTATGCTAATCCGATAAACGGAGCAGAAATAAGTAATCCCACGTTCTTAACGTGTGTGAATACTTTTGTTTTTGCGAATGCCTTATAAGCAACATATGCTAACATTCCTAAACCTACGATAGGCATAAACATTGCGTATAGCAAACCAATAAATGGTGCTGCGAAAAATAATGCGATAGCCAACGCTTTCGACTGTTGTTCTTCTGCAACAGGTGCAGCTACTTCTTCTACCACATCAACAATAGATTGTTTTTCAAGCATTGCGCGATCTGCGCTTTCTTCAATCATTTCCGGTGTTAAAGGCTTCTGCATGAAGTCAGTAATACCTAATGTTTCTGCCTGTATTCTACTTTCTTTGGATCCATAACCCGTAACAATAACGATAGGCATCCATGGCTGACTTGCTTTTACTCTTGTAGCAACTTCCATACCATCCATCTCTGGCATCTTAAGATCAGTGAATACTGCATCGTATTCTTCTTTTCCTAGTTTTTCTAAGGCCTCTGCACCGCTATGGCAGTTGATAACTGCGTAGCCTTTGCTAGTTAATACCTTCTCAAAACTTTTACCTACTACTGGATCGTCGTCTACTACTAAAATCTTGCGTTGTGTTTTCATAATATTTCTCCATTATCTGGTGAAACATTTTTGGTATAACACCAGTTGTTATAAGCCCCTTTATGGGGTGCTTAATAGTATTTATACACTATTGCTCAGTATAAACGCTAATATCCTCAGTATAAACGCTAATATGTTTGCGTTAGATTAAAGAAATATGACGTTTTGGTACCCCCGCCAGGAATTAAACCTGAATCTAAACCTTCGCAGGGTTCCGTGATATTCATTTCACTACGGGGGTAAATTCTTGCGTCCCTTCAAGGATTCGAACCTCGGTTTCCGCCTCGAAAAAGACAACGTCCTTGGCCGCTAGACGAAAGGGACTAAACTGGCACGGGGTATGCGGATCGAACGCATCTTCCTAGTTTCAAAGACTAGTGTCATCACCAGATGACAAACCCCGAGTAATAAAACAGAATGCTTTTTCTTTTCAAAGATAATGGTTTTGAAATTTTTGAGCTTGCTGGAAGCATTCTTTAAAACTGGTACCCCTAGTTGGATTCGAACCTACAACCAACAGATTTTAAATCTATCCGCACTACCGATTAGCGTATAGGGGCATTAATATGGTACCTTCGGGCGGATTCGAACCCCCATCCACATGTTTCTAAAACAAGCCGCACTACCGATTAGCGTACGAAGGCATTATATTTAGCTCAGTTCTAATGAATCGAACCTAAATAATTGATAAATACATTATGAATGATTATAAATGCATCGAATGTAATAAAATTTTCGGAAGTATTATGTCACTAACCGGACATAAACGAATGCACGGCTCATCTAACGGAACCGTAACTTTAACAATGTGTTCCTGCATATTTACTCGAAAAGTAATGCCTGTGCAGTATCTACAAAAATATCAAAAAACATTAAAACAATGTAAGCAATGTGGAGAAACATTTAAACCGGGCGGCAGTCAACTGTTCTGCGGTCACTCTTGTGCAGCATCTTTCTCTAATGCTGAACGTGTTAAAAACGGGTATGTTGTTACAGAGGAACATAAACAAAGAACCGCTAAATCTGTAATAAAATCATTAATATCTAAAGGACATACACCTAAGAAAGTTAGAACTAATGTAATACATCGTAAAATAAAACCAGTTATTATATATTCAAAACCGGTCATTGTACCTGTACACGAAACTACTAAAAATGCTTCTGGACCATTTTCATACATATATACATGCTCTTGTAAACACTGTGGTATAAAATTTACATCAAGAATAAAAAAGCAATATTGTGATGTTCATCGAACACTATATTCTAATAGTTCTAAAGCTGGATATAAATTTACATTTAATGTATACTATTATCCAGAATTATTCGACATTGATTTATTAAATAAGGTCGGCTGGTTTAGCCCCGGAGGTACTGCCGGAACATGGAATATAAATGGATTATCGAGAGATCATAAAGTATCTGTAACTGAATCAATTAAAAATAATTATGATCCATTTTACATAACACACCCGCTAAATTGCCAATTAATGACACATAGTGAAAATAATAAGAAAAAGACTCAATCATCTATGTCATACAATGATCTAATTACATTAGTAGACAATTATGAAAATAAACTGGCTGACCGTCGAGAAATCGAATCTCGCTCATTTTCCGTTAACAGCGGAACGCCTAACACCTTGTCGGCTTACGGTCAATAATTATTTGGAGGACAGGGGGAATTACGATATCCCGACCATAAGGTTAACAACCTTCCGCTCTTCCTCTGAGCTACCCATCCTTAAAAATGCTGGTTAGCCAAGACCAGCTAAATGAACCTAGCTCTCCTAAGAAAGCATCTAGTCTCACCAGTGACTTTTCGTTCATTCAAAAATTTATTGAAAAGTAGATACACACAGCATAACCTATCTTAAGTTCAGATATGCTGTGCCAGACGACAATACGCTTATCTGGTCATTCACCGGATGATCATTTCCGCACAATACCACTCGTTGTGGATCTACTTATCAATAAACTTTGGTAGGACCTGAAGGAATCAAACCTTCACATCACGCTAATCGGGCATGTGTTCTTTCGTTAAACTAAGGTCCCATATAAGGTAATCTTCTAGGAACACAACTGTTTCCATTTTGTCGTCAGCTTCTCTTGCAGATTCCATTTAAGGCCACTAACTCAAGCGCATTTACTTATGCTATGTGTATTGAAGATCTATTATTCCACTTATCCGGCAAATCCTCTGGCATCGTGACATAAAACTGGTGCGGGTAACAGGAATCGAACCTGCTCATACTGGGTGGAAGCCAATCATGCAGCCATTAACATCTTACACGCGAATTGATTTCTAATCTATATACTGAATTTTGTGTTTCTATCAACATAAAGCTATCTTGTTCAGTTATAGTTTTGATAGGAGTTGTTCGCACAATCCTAAGGTCTTTGGTACGATCCACAGATTCGGCAAGCATAAGAAACTCCTCGCCTATCTTTGGATAATCGACACAGGATCCTATCACTACATCTGTTCTGACGTTATTGCCGCCGGATACTTTTTTTAATATTACATTATACATGATAAAATCCTGCAGTTTAAATATTAAACTGTTGTCCAGACCAACACATTCGTATTTTCAACTAACTTACGATTAATCGAAGTAGATTGAATAAAAATGTCATATTGACCATGTGAACCGGGCGCAAGTTTAACTTCGCCGGTTTGTGGCAGTCCGAGCATGTCACGTGCTGCAAAACCGCTAAAAACGGTGCCTTTTAGCTTGTCCCTAATGGCTAACTGCTTATAGTCTTGCACATTCTCAGTCTTTGTTAACTGGTAAAATGCAGTACCTTTTGCCATTGGTTTCTTTGTGCGCTGTTCAACAAAATCACGGATTTGAATACCGCCTTCGGTTGACTTAACCTTGAATACATTTACTTGGCTAGAAATATCAACCAACTGTTTCTTAACTTCTTTCAACGAAACAGTGCTTAAATCAGCATAGAACTTATCTGTGCTCTTTGTTCCTGTAGAACGAGCACTGTAATAGTTTGTAAATGCTGAGCGCGTTGCCGCTGTTGCTGCCTGGACGCCGCGTTCGGTCTGTTCCCATTCAAGGATATTACCTTCTGGGATGCCATATTGCATAAGGCCACGCTTTTCGCCACGAGGAACACGGAACACGAATGTCCAACGATCTGTTGCTTGTAATTCTTTAATCTTTTTACTGATAGATGAACCATTCCATTTTGTGGAGGAATTTTCCTGACCGTCAGTGATTGTCATTACAACAAAGGAAACTTCCGGATCATTAGCATCTGGTACAGATTGAAGTTGTTCAATCAAGTCACCAACGCTGTCAAATAAAGGAGTAGAGTTACCGTCTGCAATATAGTCGCCGTCTTTGATAGGCGTCAACATATTTACATTTGAGTTGATTACTTCCCGCACAACCTTTGCTGGTCGACCAGCGCCACATTTTACAACACTAACAATAGTGTCAATGCTGTGTGCTGTTGCACCTTCTTTGATAGAAGCAATGTTGTCGTTATAGTCGCGGCCTGCTGCAAGAGCAATGCCACCCATAGAACCACTGTGATCTCTACTAATACCGATATAGTTTTTCATGCGTACCTTTCTGTGTTAAGTTGCGTACTGTCACATTTTACTATACTTTAACTGCTTTGTCAAATGGTGTCGCATGCCTGGATTTGCACCAAGTCCTCTTCCTTATGATTGGAATTTGAGTTGCTGTAAGAATCCTTGACAGGATTGCCTTTAAGCGTGCTACTATTACACTACAGCGACATTGATTGGTCCTCCGCCAAGAATTCGAATCTTGTTCTATCGGTTAAGAGCCGAGTGCATCGCCACTAATGCTTGCGGAAGAAATATTAAATTTTAGAACCCCATGTAATATACTCGTGAACAAATTTATTTTGTAAATTGTGTCGTATTATCACATCTTTCATTCTACTATACCCTGCTCCGCGAGTTTGCAATCCCAAACTTCTTAATGCGTTCGATATAGATGAAGAGTTAAGAAGAGCTAACAAATAACGGGAATCTGTTTCTTGTTTTATTATTTTTCTCTTATCTATTTTATTTGGCTTAATCGGTTTGTTAAAATTCATAACTCTACCCGGATTCCATCCGATATCTAGCCAGTCCTGTAAGGTATCTTTATGTATCTTCTTAGATACCTGCAATATAGTATCATGTATCCAACAAGTACCGTATTGACTACCATTTTCTCCGGTGCCCCTGATTCTTGCAGCAACAGATAACCTCCGCCTCAGCCATCCATATAGTTTATTGCCAGATCTATGTTTATTATGTGATGTGCCTTGAACGCACATCATTGTAGCCGCGTATATAAGCAAATGATTATCGGGATATATCTTTACTAATAATTGGTGTGCCACATAATGTTCTTCAGGTGTTAATCTTACTAGGTTAGGGATATTATCTTTGCCTCCCATGCAGCGCGGAACAATGTGATGATTTTCTGTATACAACAAAGGTTTATCACGGGCTATAGCACGATTTATTAAATTATTATATATTATTAAATAGTTCATGTACTATTTATCTTTACTTGTATAAAACTATTTAAGAGACAGACACTGTATTGGAGTCGCATAGGGGTTACGATCCCCTCTACACAGGATGAAAGCCTGTTGACCTCACCAGAAGTCCAATGCGACATTATTAAAACTTGTATCTTATTACTATGATTAAACACGCAATGTTTAATCCATAGTTAAAAAGTAGTGGATAATCTTGTTTTGGTAATACATACGAAAAAGTAAGTAGTTCACCGACCAACCACATTGTTAAAAATGTGTTAGATATGCCTGTCGAATGTTTTTGTTTAAATGATTGCCATGCTAATGGCACAGCACATAACGCAAGTAATATACTACCTGCCCAACCTATTACTTCCATATTTTACTTTCATATTGGTCGCCTCGTCAGGAATCGGACCTGCATCGTTCGATTATCAGTCGAATGCTCTGCCACTGAGCTACAAGGCGGTTAAATTTTGGTCACCGTGGAAGGAATCGAACCTTCGTCTTCTGGTTCCGGGCCAGCTAGTCTGCCATTGATGTACACGGAGAAATAGTTTGTTTAGCTAGGTAGAATGGATTCAAAGTCCACTAGTTATACTTAACTAAACTAAAAAGTTGTTCAGTTTTGTAGGGACCACTCACGTAGGCGATAGGCGACTATACTTAACTAAACATATTTGGTGCCCAATGTCGGAATCGAATCGACGCTCTTCACGTTACAAAGGTGTTGCTTTACCACTAAGCTAATCGGGCGAAATTAAAACAGACTACACATTTGGTTTTCGTACAAAGAAAAGTTTTTTAGTTCGCTGTAGGTAGTCTTTAAAAATGGCACCATAGACGGGAATCGGACCCGCCACGAACTGATAGACAGTCAGTTATCACCCCCAGGTGGACTCTATGGTATAAATTAAAACAGAGTTCTTATTTTTCAATTAAAAGTTGAATTTTATATTTGCTGAACGAACTCTTTAAAAATGGCGGGACATTTATAATGCAGTATAAATTCTTTACAGAATTATCTTTTTGTCCCGTAACTGGTGGGCTAGTGCAGAATCTAACTGCCTAAATCGTCATGTCATAACGATATGAACTACAGTTCATGTCAAGCCTATAATGGTGGAGACCGAGGGAATCGAACCCTTCTAGACACGAAACTTGCAAGGCTTCGCCGTAACCCATTACTGCCCCCGAAAATGTGATCCCTTTTCTTTTAAATCAGTACAGGATCTGCTGATTAATGGCACCTTGTCAGTTTCAGACAACGAACTACGGGGACTAAAACCCGATTCTCCATATCTCTCAGGGAGGTTGCACTCTCCCTTTCCTACCTTAACCAATGTGCAACTGTTTAAGATAGAGTATTGTGGTGGAGGCCTGTGGTTTCGATCCACTCCCCGAAGGACAGGTTTTACAGACCTGGTGCTAGAGCCACTAGCTTTCGACCTCCAAAATATTCAACACACTCTGCCACGGACATTTCACTCCCATTTGGTTCCTGAATGTGTATATTAAAACATATTATGGCCTGCGCCGGGTCAGCCAGCTGGACTTTCCCTCACACCTTAAGGGGTGCTTAATATGCTTTAATATGACGGATTTTTTTATCTACAAGAAGATAAGCCATCCCCGTCACCGCCCGTTTGCCCCATGTTTTAAGTGCAGGGCCAGGACCACGTTTCCTGTTCTTCACACTATAACTAACCATCACGCTTCACAGCGATCAACAAAAAAGCCGCTTAGTTTCCTAGCGGCTTCCTTTTATAAATGTTCTGGTTACTTTTTCTTAGTTTCCAGACCCCTTATAGAAGGAAGCCGTTTGCATCGGATCTTGTTCAATACTATTTGAGCTTTTACCGACTGTATTTGTCTCGAGCCAATACCCGAAACAGTTCGCAGAGGTACGAGCCGCTGGGGCGGACGTATGTGCATTGTTCTGTAATCGTGTAAAGTTAGCCATTTTAATACCGTTTTTATATCCAAGTTAAAATATACAGATACTTATCTGTATAAGGTTATTTATCATCTATCTCAAATAATGTATAGTTAGTGTGATTATACAACCACTATTTACATTACTTCTAATCTATGCAGCAAGTTTAACACACATATAGTAACCCGTCAAGTTATTCAAGTAATCTTCTTAGAGACGAGTATATTTTGCTACACTTTTATTTATCATTCTACATTATAACAGCGTTTTAGATAGGTGTCAACCACTTCGTTTCGGTTGCCTTTAAAGCATTTAACTAGCATCACCATAAAACACTGCTTGTAAGCCACTAATGTAACATCATATCACATTAGTGTCAACCGGTTTAGGCTGCTAATACTGCATCGTAAGCTGCTTGGGCATCAATCACTGATTGAGCTTCTGCTGCTACCTTAGCTGCATCATAGTTAGTAACTACTAACGCTGCTGCATCAGATGCTGCTGTATATGCTGTTGCTTTTGCTGCTTCGTAATCTGCCATGACAACAGCCTTTTCTTCCGGTGTTGCCATTGTATCAGCGAGTGCTGTAGCAGTAACAAGGGCTGCGGCGTCAGCTGTGGTAAAGTTAGCCCAAATAAGAGCAACTGCTGCGTCTGCCGCAACTTTATTAGCACGGTCTTGAACTTGGAAGGCATCAAGCACTGCAACTTTTGCTAAATGTGCATCACGATAAACTGCTTCGTTCATATACACAGACCAAATCATTGCATAAAGTTGAGCTACTGTTCCTGTGGCACCAGTTTTTGCTTGTGTGACAGGATTGTAGATAGGAAATGTCTCGCTATAGTTATTAATCAGCTTTGTCATTGTGCTTAGGTTATCGTGCAATGCAGAACCATCTGCACGCTTAATAATCATCTCTTCTTCAAACTGAACGGTTGGCACACCCATATACGGATTATAGATTGTTATTTTCTTGCAACGTTGGTATGCGGCTGCGCTTAGTGCTGTTTCAATATATTTACTCATTTTCGTTCCTTAAAGTTGTCTGCTAATATTAGGTGCAGGTTTAGCAGTATTTATCGTCTTATTAGGTTGTATCCAGTTTAATAGCTTCTTTGATTGGTCGAAGTTATATTTCCAAAAACTCGATTGTGCATATTGTTGGTAAAGATCGGATGGTAAGATCGAGTTCCGTTGCCTAAACTCTACCTTCTGTCTAACCTTGTGCAGTCCTATTATTTTAGTTTGTTCATCAAACTCATCATAGGATGCCTCTACGTTATTAAAATCATGTTCGAAATATGGCTCGTTAAGAAACGCATAAAGCTGTTTCATTGTTGAGGTAGGATCAGTGACCAATGTGTCATACTCTACATAACATATATGTTGCCGCTCATTGCTGAACATAGACTGCTTAACATTAGCAAGCGGCCCAGCTACATATCCACCGAAATTCGGCATATTTCCCATCAACATGCCGCATCGCTCATATACAGTAGCGAGAAGCTGATGGTGATATAAGGGCTTCACAGTATATGGGTTTTTAGCATTAAGTTGCTCGAAAGAATCCAAGATCCACGGAATATCCCTAAGACATACAATCATTTTGAAGTTAGGAAATAGATTACCTAATAATGCTGTATTTGCTGACCAGCCGCGGTTTGTATTGAAACACACCTCGTTGCTGTCGCTGTAAAAGCTATCAAATAATCCTTTTATAATCTCTCTACGTTTAGGAATAGAAACTGCTGCCTCCATACCCACTGCTGTGCTTGTGTCTTTTATTACACTGTTTACATACATTTCCAGTGGATCACTGATGCCTGCACTAAATCTGGGATTCTGATTTAGTATAGTGCTTAATAAAGTAGTGCCGGAACGCGGCAACCCGGAAATGAAGTTATAGGTCTTAGACATTCTTTGTTACCAGTTTGCCAATATCGGGCATATAGATGTATTTTATATCGCTGTTAAACAATGTCACTAACGCATCAAACACAGAATCAACAAGTGGCTGGCCAGCCAAGTTGAAGCTTGTATTAAACAACACAGGCACACCAGTTTTATAATAAAATGCGCTAATCAGTTCATAATATTTTTCATTCTGTTCTTTAGTAACAGTCTGCACGCGGCAAGTATTATCAACGTGCGTAACGGCAGGTATCAAATCAACCTTATCTGCCTTTACATCTACCGCATACATCATGAACGGGGATTCTTCTAAGCCAGCCATTTCAAACCATTCTGCTGCATATTCTTTCAACACAGTTCCTGCAAATGGTCTAAACCACTCACGGTGTTTCACACCGTTCACAATATCTTTACCATCGGCGCGTCGAGGGTCAAATAAAATGCTTCTATTACCCAATGCTCGCGGTCCACCTTCTGCCGATCCCTGAAATAGTGCAACAATATTTCCTTGATCGATTAAATCAACAATAGCATCGACTGTCGTATCTTCTACAACTAAGTTTTCTGTAGATTGCTGTGCCATATTAAGTTGATCATAGTTCGGTGGAGCACTTAAATATACAGATTTTAGCGGACGAACAACTGTATCTGTTGATTTTTGGCGCCAAACATACTGAGCCAATCCTATTGATGTTCCGCCATCATGTGCAATAGGGTCGATATAAAACTTAATGTTAGGAAACTGTTTTATAAACTTATAGTTGGCTACACAGTTTAATCCGAAGCCGCCAGATATAACAATATTTGTTTCACCTGTAATATCTATCGCTTTCTGTATCAGTGTCATAACCTGATACTCTGCTTCCTGTTGAATCGCATACGCCAAGTTTTTATCTTGATCGCGCACTAAACTGAAATCGTTATGCCATGCACGCTGGTCTGCGAATCTCTTTAGATAAGGAAATCTGTCTTCGTCGATACGGGCACCTGCAGGGTAAAATGGCATCAATAGATTCTTATTGCCTTTACCATGTATAAAGAACGGTGGAAGGTTAGGATCTGCCTTCCCGTACGGCGCCAATCCCATTGTTTTACCTGCCTCGATAAACCCAAAGCCTAAATAATCAGTTACCGCTTCGTATGCTTTTGTAATAGTTACAGAACTATCAAACTCCTGGATGCCATTATCGTAGTGCATACCTTGGCCGCCATCGGAATACCTTTTATACACTGCATTAAACTCGTGTGGATAGGCGCATTGATATATTGTTTCTGTTTCATATCCTGCTACTGTAGGTCCATTTTCACCCACCTGTTCTTTATGGATTGATCCTGCACCATCTACTATAACTGCTGCTGCTGTATCAAAGCCCGAACCATAAAATGCGGTTGTGGCGTGACCTAAATGGTGTAGGTTCCCTAAGCGAGTGACTTTTACATTTGGGTTGAACTTTCTAACAAGGGCAGTATATGCGTCCTCTCCTGTCCACGGTAATGTTGCAAACTGCATATCTGTGCCGCCTATTACGAGCTCATCAACTGTATGATTTACCAATACGTGCAACATAGCACGAAACGGATTGCCGTCATACTTAGAACGACTAAACCGTTCTTCTTCCGCGTAAAATAAAAGTTCGCCATCAACAACTAATGCTGCTGATCCATTATGTGAGGGATTTATTCCAAGAACTGAGTACATTATTTTGTTTTCCTATCAATATCATTTGCTATGGCTATATACATATCGTTTAGTTCTTTATCTGTAAATGTCATAAAGGATTCATTTAATCTGTTGGCTAAAGAAACATCAAGTCCTGCAATCCGTATAGGTGCATACTTCTTATTACCTGCCTTATCTAATATCTGAAAATAATCAGGATAGGATGTATTCAACGGATAGGTAGAGCCAAATATAACTGTGCCAGGTGTTCCTACTGCGCGTGCCATGTGCTGGCCTACACTATCACAGCCAACAAAGTAATCTGCTGCTTGTATCAATGCACCCCATTGTCTTAAATCGCAGGTATATTTTGCCGAATAAGTATCTTCCTTAAGTTGAAACTCTGGTTCACCAAAGAAAATCATGTTGTATCTTAATGCCAACTTCTTTACTAATGTAATATAGTCCTTTTGACTAAGGCTGCGCGACTCTTCATCAATCACTGTTTCTTTATCAAGTTTTGCACCGCGACCAAACGGTTGAAATATAACAGTCTTTTGTTTCTTCTGAATACCTTTTAGATCACGCAAGGTGTTGGCAGCAACCAGCTGTTCTTGCCTATTAAACACCATTTTAGGAATACCTAAATCACTGTGATCAGTTGTGTTGTTTATTTCCCTATCAAATGCTTGCACAAGAGAAATCTCTTGTTTAAAATATGCAGGATTTCTATACGGTTCTGGTGTAATAAGTTGATCTGCATTTTTTACAACATTATCAAATAGACCCTTTGTATCCAACCCGTATGTTCTATCTTGCAGTTCAGGTATGCCCCAAAACAAATAGTCCCACGCTGCTACCAACACTGCCCAATCACCGCCCGGATTTAACCTATCGTATTTTAACAAAGCAGGAATTGCCGCCACTACACGACCAGCACCGCCATCAATAAAAAATATTTTCTTCATATTACCCTTTTTAAGTAGTGTATTTATATACTGTTATAATCTTTCAAACAATATGTCGGTCTGCAATAAAGCATGATTACCGTCATAAGATAAGTCAAATATATCTTTCATACCATAGCCTAATCCGGCTAATGTTTCTATTATAACATTAAATGATGGGGCACCTTTATTATATTGTTGCACAGAGCATTCCAACAAAATATATTTTGGCTGCTTTGTTGCCAGGAAAGTTTTTGCCCCTGCTAATATAATAAGTTCCGATCCCTGTGTATCTATTTTTACTAATCCGTAGTCTTTCCAGTTACCGAAGAAGTTATGTTTAGCATCTAAGATATCAAGTGTGGTCATCGACTTCTGTATAACAACAGTGCTGGATGATGTATAGTGAGGCGTTAGTTCCCTATAGATAGAACTACCTGTTGTTATTTTATCATCAGACAGTGTATAGAAGTCTACTGCAGGGAGTTCTGTGTCACCCAATAATGCTATTATTGCGTTATCTTGCAGCCAAGGTAACTGTCTTTCATCCGCTTCTATTTGTCGCACTATAGCAGACGGCCATATAGTTTTTACTGTCTGTGTAAAGTCACCACGATATGCACCAATATCTAATACATATTGGATATGATTATTGTTGTTCTTTAAAACACCAAATCTGCGAGAAAACGGTTCTATTATCATTTGTTCCAAAAATCCAGTTTCATATCTGTATATAGTTTAGTCAGTTCATGCCCTATTACATCAACCGGTGGTGGGCTTACTCTTTTCATTTCTTGTCTGACATTATGTAATCCCTCTAATCCGCCGTGATAACTATCGTTTTCATCCATTGCCTGTAGATTATGTTGATCCACTGTATGGGATTCTATTCCTATAAACTGTGTTATCCTGTCCATTGTTACCTGACTATTATCTACAATGTCTGCGTATCTCACTATACACAAGTCAGCGGCATTACTATTATATCCAACCCTTAAACTTGTGTATGGTGCGCTTATATACTTCTCCCATAGTATTTTGCATCTATTCTTATTGTTGATGGGTAAGCCGAGATCTATTATATCCTGATCAATATATGTAATCTTATGATTATTCTTTTCTATCAATAATATGTATGATGCTAATACTTCCGGAATATGTCTAACAGTGCATATAATCTTTGGACGATGCCCTAACACTTCTCCCATCATTTTACCGTATCGTGGCCATATTCTGTTTTTATCAACAATAACTTGTTTATCTATATGACCATATGCGCCGGTTATCATTCCCGCAATAATATTATTATACTGCGTAGGTGGCTGATTTAACAATGCCGATGATAATCTCGGCCATTCTTTATGTATAATATCGAGCAAATCCACTACAGGCGATGTAGTTGATGCATGTATCATTGGGTGCTGGTTTAGCATAGATGCTAATACCTGTGATCCTGAGCGCGGAATACCCGACAACATAATAAAGTTTGTCATAGTTGCTTTTCTTGAGGGGCTTTAGCACCGCTCATTACACTTAAAAACTCGGGCGTGCCTATAAAGTTCCAGCCACCGTCGATCTCATATCTTACATTACCGAGCAACCCTTCCTGTCTTGCAAGTATTACCCAAGATAACACAGTAGAGTCTAACTTCTTACCTGTTTCTTTAACAGTCACATACTTCATGCCTTTTATTTCTTCTGCCACTAATATTGCATTTACTAAGTTTGGCTTCATCCATTCGGGTATAGTTTTATTTGTTAGCCACATACACTTAAATGTTTTACATGGTTCTTTAGGACGCTGATCATATATGGTGCAACCTGTTGTAGATACATAATGACATTTTCTACCCGGATAAAACTTATGCCCATGAGCTATCCCGGTTGCCCATCCATCGCAACAAGCGGTGCATCCGTTACAAGATCTATCTTCGCTAATAATAGGTATTATCATAGTTGTCTGGTAGGTTTTATAATATTTTTAATAGGTGATTTGTTATACCAGTTCTCAAAGCTACCAGTAAACTTCTTTGGTCCGGTGTGATTGCAAGTCATTGTAGGATCTAAATATACTTTAAATCCGCCTGCTGCAAGTTTATTAAACATATGAATATCTTCGCTTACTAAACTTTCGTTTTGCACAACAACATCGAAAATCATCCTGCGTTCTTTATTATCTTTTGGATCTATGTATTTTGCACTTGTGTCCCATAGATATTGCATAGCTTTGTTAGACAGTCTAACAAACCCGGTTCCTAATCCATCTACTTCTATTAACCCATCCGCATTGGCAGGTTTTCTTTGTAGTTGCCTAATAACATATTCTTCCTTATCGCCCTTCTTAGGATATGTTCCACCAACAACATCAACATCATACTCCAATAACTTAAAAAACCATTCGGGTTGCCATTCTATATCTGTGTCAATAAAAATAATATCATCACACCCCGTTTCTAATGCAAGTTGAATAGTATCGTTTCTTGCTCGTTGCAACAATGCGTCAAATGATACCCACATAGGTATGATTTCTACATCGTGCTCTTTACTCATTTTTATTGTGTTGCACAAGCTATTCACATACCAAACATCAAGCTGACCGTTATATGAAGGGGAACCTATTAAAACTTTTCTCATATTATACCATCTATTAGTTTGCTATATTCTCTTACTACTGTTTTAGAATCAGGGCCGAGATAGTTATCCATAAACAGTTTATATCCGGGAGACCATTTCCATTCAAACCATATTTCCTCAACATCTTGCTTATATTGTATTTTATTTGCTGCTAAAGATTCTAACATACCTATCTTAGGTATAATAAGCATCACCCCGTTAACTTGGTCAAACATCCATCTATGATGTATATACCCTAACCAGAAAGAACTTTCAACATTGCTTAGTTCTGTTCGCAGGCTCGGCATTGTTATTATACCTTCCTTTGCGATAAAAGGAAGCATCTTTAATGTCACTATAGGATTATATATGTCTTCGAGGGTGTGAGTGCAAATGGCATAATCATACAGTCCAAACACATCTATCATACACTTAACCCGTTCCCAGTCTAACGGATTACATATATCTATCTTCATAGAAGTTTCTGTATCTTCTGCATTTATATCTATAATCGTATTAGCGACGCCTGCTGACCATCCTGTTCCTGCTGTTCCACCTATGTCTATTACTCTGTAGTCTGGATTTAGTTGTCGAGCAGTATTTATTTTGTGCAACACATAATCCATTCTGTGCTGTATAGAGTGATAACTTATTTTATGCATTTAGAAACTGAGTCCATTCTTTACTACGATTTTCCCAGGAATACTGTTTGTTGAACCAGGCTGATTGATTTTCTAAAGTATAGCTGTTTTCATAATAGTTGTCAATGTTTTCAATGAGTGCCGTAGCGTAGTTTTCTACCAAGGTTTGCCTATCTACTGTATGTTTAACATAATGTGCGTATTGGTTGCAAGTTTCTGGTAATGCGCCTAAATCTGTTGTTACAATCCTGCATCCTGCCGCACCTGCCTCTATAGCAGCTATACAACTTGTTTCCTTATATGTGCTTGGATATGCTAATATGTGTGCATCTTGCAATGCCGATCTAACAACTTTATTCAATACAAACCCCTTGTATAACACATTTTTCATAGAACGCGCACGAGCAAATAATAGGCTATCTCTATTACCTACCGCATCACTATAACTTTTACCATATATTATATTTGATGAGTAAATGCTAAGTTCAACATCTCTATCTACCAGTGCAAATGCATCTAATAAAATATCTAATCCGCGATTTGGCATTGATGTGTAAATGAGTCTTAGTTTTCCCTTTGGCTTTTCCTTGTAGGAGATAGGATCTATCGCATTCTTTATTACTATGTTATTTGCATTAGCAATGTTAAACTTATTCCTAAACTGGCCTAACTGCCAGTTGCTAACATATACAAACTTATCAACACTATCTATAAACTCTGGTTGATACATCCCTGCTATAGCACCCTGATCGTGCATAAGATGCTGCCACACTATATTAGTTTTAGTCGGATGTATTAAGGTAGGATTACAGAAAGATAAAATAAGGTTTTTATCTTTCTGCCAATCTGTTCCGCAATATTTTAATAAGTTACTGTAAAGTAACTCTGTCCCGCCCCGTGGTTGCATATAAGAAGTGTTAAGTGCTTCTATTTATGTCTTCTAACACTGCTACACGAGCCTTTAATGAGTCGTTTGCTTTAGACAAATCTTGGATTGCTTTGACAATGATAGGTAATAGTTTGCCCGGTGCGGCTTCATAACGCGACTCGTCTTCATTACTAATAACAAGTTCAAGCCAATCTTTGACTTGATGATAATCCATTACTTGTTTGAGTTCCTGGGCAATGAAGCCAGCGTAGCCTTGGCCTACCTTGCTTCCATCTCGCATATTCCATGTGAACTTCACTGGCCGGATTTGATTAATGAAGTCAAGTCCAAGTGGAATATCAACAATATCTTTCTTATCACGGGCATCAGATAACGCAGTAATAGACGTTACTTGAGCGCGTATAGCTGTAATATTGGCGTCACCTAATGTAATAGTGTTAGAGTCGCCTGCGGCTAACGGCTGAGCATTACAACCTAAAAGGATATTATTTGATCCACCATTAACTCCGTATCCAGCACATTGACCAATAGCAATATTATTACAGCCGTAGGTGTTGCCGTAGAGTGCCCAGCATCCTATTGCGGTGTTATTATTGCCGGTGGTGTTGCCGAAGAGGGCCCGGTATCCTTGGGCGAAGTTATTACTGCCGGTGGTGTTTCTGTAGAGCGCCATGCAGCCTGAGGCGAAATTGTTACAGCCGTAGGTGTTGCACAAGAGCGCCACGTATCCCGAGGCGAAGTTATCACATCCGGTGGTGTTGCCGTAGAGCGCCCGGTATCCCTGGGCGAAGTTATTACATCCGGTGGTGTTATTGTAGAGTGCAAAGTATCCTTGGGCGAAGTTATTACAGCCGCCGGTGTTGTTGTAGAGCGCCACGTATCCCGAGGCGAAGTTATTCTTGCCGGCGGCGTTATTTTTGAGCGCATTGTACCCTATTGCTACGTTATTACTGCCGGTGGTGTTGTTGAAGAGCGCCGTGTTGCCCGAGGCGAAGTTATGACAGCCGGTGGTGTTAGCGGTGAGCGCCTGGCTTCCTTGGGCGAAGTTGTTACAGCCGGTGGTATTTTTCTGGAGCGCCTTGTATCCCTGGGCGAAGTTGTGACTCCCATAAATATTTTTACACAACGCGCCTATACCAATTGCGACGTTATTTGCACCCGTTGTATTAGACGCCAGTGCACCTGTACCAATAGCCAGGTTGTTGTAGGTAGCAGTCAACGAAGGATTGGCTGATGTAGGATAAGGGCCGGCATTATTTACATATAAACCACCATTATCTACTCTTATCCGCTCACAGGCACCAGCACCAAGGAGGAGCGTACATACGCACCCGGCGGCCGCAGGCAGCGTTCCGATGATCGTGTTATTGACACCCGTAGCTAGAGCCGATCCAGCCGATGCACCTATTGCTATATTAGAACCAGTTGAATTTGACGCATAAAGAGCACAGCAACCAATAGCGATATTATTAGCGCCTGTGGTATTGCTGTAAAGCGCCTTATAACCTTGAGCTGTATTATTATCGCCGCCGGTGTTGACACATAGCGCATAGGCTCCTGAGGCGAAGTTATTACTGCCTGTGGTGTTGCCCCAGAGCGCCCAGTATCCTTGAGCGAAGTTATTGCTGCCGGTGGTGTTGGCGTAGAGCGCATTGTATCCTTGGGCGAAATTATTATTGCCTCTGGCATTGCTCTTGAGCGCTTGGCATCCTATCGCGGTGTTATTGTTTCCAGTGGTGTTGCAGTAGAGCGCCCAGCACCCTATTGCGGTGTTATTAACACCGCCGGTGTTGTTGCGTAGCGCCGCGTATCCTACGGCGAAGTTATTGCAGCCGGTGGTGTTATTGGTGAGCGCCAGGCATCCTATTGCGGTGTTATTATTGCCGGTGGTGTTAGCGGCGAGCGCCTTGTATCCTTGGGCGAAGTTATTAATGCCGGTGGTATTCTTACACAAAGCACCAACACCAATAGCAAGATTGTTGGTACCTGTACTAGTGGCCAATCCTACGCCGACCCCTATCGCAACTTCACCTCTTACATTACCATTAGAATCTGGCAAAATGGTGTTGCCGCTTACTTTTATTGACATCTTCGCTCCTATGAACTCGTCAATAAGTATTTACCTATAGTTCTTGGTATATCTCTAAAGGTGAAACATATGCGTTTATATCATATACAGTTTGTGTCCAGAGCCAAAACTGATTTGGTCTAAGATACTTCCTATCTTTTAATAAGTTTTTATTTTCTTTGTGGCCAAATATGTTTGGATCAGATTGGCTGAAAATAACAATACCCTGCTTATCTAAATCCCAACAAAAGTGCTGTGCAAAGGAATCTACAGATATCCACGTCCGGCATTCTTTAACTAACTTTGCTAAGTCTGCCATAGACAGGTTTTTTCTAAAATCGGGCACAAGTTGCACCTCACCATCGACACCCACCTGCACAACAGGCTCATCTATCATTGCTAATAGTTCTTTCCAGCATTGTATTGGATAGTTCTTAGGGTTTTCTTGCCCGTTTAATAGCTGTTTAGCATAAGGAAATATTAAAATCATATTACTCCATACATTTTCTTAAATGCATCTAAAACTTCACCTTTCCAGTTCCATTGATCCATTTTCTTGTATATATTCCACTGATCGATATCGCCAAACAAGTCTTTAGCTTCTTGAATACTTCTACCGGGCACAATATCGGGGTAGCAAGAAAATACAACAGGATCTTTTAATAATGGTAATATTTTCTTAGCTATTATATGATCACCCATTCCGTTGTCTAATACAACAATAGTTTGTTTATCAAACGACATAATATTTCTAAAAATCATATCGTCGTGTGCAAACATAGATTCCTGTTCGGTACGCACGCCACCAAACTTATTCTTTACATGCCATGTTGTTGCATTAGGTACAACAAGAATGCCATATCCTTTCTTCTTTAATCCATAAGTGAATAAAGTTTCTTCCCTAAATGCCACTTTTGATAATGCTAAGTTGTAATCCTGTATTCCTGCGCGATACAAAAATGAGCAGTGCAAATGATCAACTTCTTTTGCTACCTTTATAGGGTTCCACTGAATGCTTTGTTCTTTATCTATGTGTTCCATCATACCTGTAGCATTACCGACAGGCGCATATGGTGGTGTTAGTATTGCGCCACCAACTGCACCTACAGAACTATTTACATAGGAATAGAGTGTTTCTAATACATTAGGCTCCGGCACACAATCGTCATCTACCCTCCAACACCATTCAACCCCCATTTCGTTTGCTTTTTGGTGATTATAGTGTTGCCCTTTCTTTAATGCATATGCCCATTCCCACGCAATACCTTTAAGATTCATCATCTCAAACATATACTGATATATTTGAACCTGCCTCATATCTTCAGGCGTATCATTATCGTCAAATATAACAAGTTTATCAACTTTTTTCGTTTGATTTATCACTGCCATTATTGCTAATGGTAAGGTAGTGTGATACCTACCTTTTGTAGATATGCTGCATAGAATCATACGCGCACCCATTTTTCAACATACACGCCAATATGGAATGACTCACCCTTCTCGTTATATGAGTAATATGTAAATCTCTTAGCAAGATTAAATCCCGATGCAATCATTTTGTTTTCTATAAGTTTTACATCGTGATATGCAGGGTTTTCGTTTGTATTGGCATGCACTTCCATATAGATTATATTAAATCTACGAAGCAGTTCTGTTGGTGCAGGTAATAATATGTTGAACTCTGATCCTTCGCAATCAATCTTCATTACTAAATCATCACCAATAATATTATATCTATCTAACACCGTTGCCAATGTTATCGTTTCTACCGCATCACCATCGGTGCCGCCTACCCTTGATGCAACGTGTGCGTTAGGAATATGAACTATAGCACCATCTACATCAGATGCAGCATAGTTTAACGGAATAATAGCAGGATAAGGAGCAATATTATTAAGCATACCTAAGTTATATACTGTGGGTTGCGCTTCGATTGCTATGAGTTTTGTTGCGCCTCTTGATAAGCAAGATAGCGAAAACATTCCAAGATTGGCACCAATGTCAATAACAGTCTTACCGCGCACTTCTGCTGTTTCTACACCATATGTATTTTGTTCAAATATTTCGTGATATGTATTTGGCTCCTGTGCTTTTAGATTATCCTTATCAATCGTAATCGATGGCTTATATGCTTCTACGCGCAGGTTATCACACGGGTGCGGCCATTTCTCTGGGTGAAAAGTAATATCAATATAACCCGCTGCCTGTAAGTGGTTAAACAACGATTCTGGCCACCACCCGAACAAATGCGGGCTTGTTATCTCGTCTGGACCGCCTACATCAGTTGTATTTACACTTCCATAGACTGCATTTAGAATACCCATTTTCTTGTAGTAATCCTTTTCAGCTAAGAAACTCTTGCATAGTGCTTCAATATCGGGCATTTCCATTGCTAACTTGCCGCCTGGTTTCAACACACGCAACCATTCTTGCAAAATCGCCACAGAGTGATATGGATTCAAATGTTCAAATACATGTGATGCCATTATTTCTACAACGGTATTATCATCGAAATCTAACTTTGTTATATCCATTGGAATGTTAGACCGCTTATCATACATATCAACTGACAAGAACCCGTCATAATCTATGCCGCCTGCTCCAAGATTTAGCTTAATATTATCATTGTATCTTTTGCAGTTTAGTAAGCCATTTACTTTAATAATGCTTTTTGTATATTCCGGGATATCCCTAAACGTTTGATTATCTTTATGCCAGATAGGAAAATCGCCTACATTTGTTTTTACAGATGCTGTATATGTTGGTATAGAGGTAGGCATTGTCTTCCATCCCGCTTTTTGGGCGCGAATAGTAAAGTCAATGTCTTCCCCGCCGCCCGGTGAATAAATCTCATCTAACAAACCAAGCTCGTCAAATAGTTTCTTACGAATCATAACACAGAAAAATATAAGCACATGATGGTTTGAGTATCTATCAAACATTTCTAACGGGCCAACCATGCCTACTTTTTCATCTGCAAAGGGCGCTCCTAATATCTTTAGCCAATCGTTCTTTGTTTGACTTAATAACTCGGTATCATTATTTAATAAAATAACAAACTCTGAGTTACATTCCTTAATACCTAAGTTGGTTGCTTTTGTATATCCTATTGCGTCAGTTGACCACACCAACTTAAATGGCGCACCTAAACTTTCAACATATGCTTTTGTATTATCTGTGCAACCATTTGCAACAATGATAAACTCAATATTATCTAAGTTGGTATATTTAATAATACTATCTACCAACGGTTTTAATAAATCGTCGCAATGATTATATGTCGGAATAACTACACTATATTTTTTCATCTTTTTTCCATATCTTTGTGCCAATATAGCACTGTTTCTGACTACTATCTTTGTGCTGTATTCGGATATCTCACCGAATGTCTTATTATTTTTATGCCAAATAGGGTATGTTGTATGCGTATTTCCATTAACATATATGAACGAATCTACACTTTTGTAAGAATACCCTGCTTTTGCTGCTCTTAACGAAAAATCAATATCTTCCCCGTACCCTGGACTAAAAATCTCATCTAATATACCTATCTCATTAAATAGTTTTTTAGGTATCATTACACAAAAGAATACAAGAAACTTTGCATCGGCATACGGATCATAGTTTTCTAATACGCCGGTAATACCCATTTTAGGATTTATAAACGGTGCTTCTAATAATCTTATCCAGGTATTCTTTTCCTGACTTAAAAACATCGTGTCGTTATTTAGCAGTATTATATACTCGCCGCGTGCAGCTTGTATACCTATATTAGTGGCTTTCGTGTAACCTATTGCATCGTCAACCCATATAAGTTTGGCTAAATCTCCCAAACTACTAACATATATGTGTGTATTATCTTCGCACCCGTTTGCCACAACAATAATCTCTGTGTTATCTAAATCGGTGTGTTCAATAATAGATTCAATGCACGGTTTCAATAAATCGTCGCAATGATTATAAGTCGGGATAACAATACTGTATTTCTTCTTGCCGTATTTATTTGCCAAAATCTTATTATTTCTCTCTATGATATCATTCTTGAGTCTTTCATCATCAGCAAATGTACCATTGCCGGCGTGGTAGATCGGAAAGGCATCGTGACCAGGGCCGGCACCGAATGCAGTCTTTACATCGTTTGGTACGCTAACTAATGTATATCCTGAGCTTGTCGCCCTTATACAAAAATCTCCATCCTCCCCCATCCCTGGAGAATATATTTCATCTAATATACCTATGCTTGCAAATACCTCTTTTCGTATTGCAACTAACCAGAATGCCATACCATCATATTGTATTCCACCACAGTCCCAACTAAACTTCATAGGCCCTGTTATACCAACTTTCCCATCAATGAAAGGATTACATAGCATATGCAACCAGGTATTTGTTTCCTGTGGTAATAATACAACATCATTATTCATTAAAATAATGTAATCACCTGTTGCAACTTTTATGCCATCGTTTGTTGCTTTTGTGTAGCCCGTTGCGGTATCAGACCAGACAAGTTTAACATTGTATGGTAGGCTGTCTACATATGCTTTTGTGTTGTCTATACAACCATTTGCTGATATAATAATCTCAACATCAGATAAATCAGTATACCGAAAGATAGATTCTAAGCACGGTTTTAAGAAATCTTCACAGTGATTATAGGTAGGGATAATGATAGAATACGTCATACAACGTATTTATATACATACTTAACCTGCAAGCAGTTTTTCTATTTTAGCTGTATTGTCGGCAACTTGTGCCTTTAACTTATCATTTGCTTTAGACAAATCCTGGATTGCTTTAACAATGATAGGCAGTAGTTTGCCTGGTGCGGCTTCGTATCGATCGGGATTGTCTTCGAGTACTAAATCAAGCCAATCCTTGACTTGGTGATAGTCCATTACTTGTTTCAGTTCTTGTGCGATGAAACCTGCGTATCCCTGGCCTACTTTACTCCCGTCACGCATATTCCATGTAAACTTCACGGGTCTGATTTGATTGATAAAGTCGAGTCCTAAAGGGATATCAACGATGTCTTTCTTATCTCTTGCATCAGATAGTGCAGTTATAGTGGTTACCTGGGCTCTTAGGGTTGTGATACTGTTGTTACCTAAAGTAACAGTATTGGCAGATGTGGCTGTGAGTCCTACAGCACCATTGCCGATATATGAGTTATTTACACCAGTTGTATTTGTCCAACCGGCGAGATTCCCTATGGCTGTGTTAAAACTACAGTTGCTTCCATATAATGCACAGTACCCTACACCAACACTGCCTAAACCATAATAGTTATTACGCAGAGACATTCCACCTACTGCAATATTACAGGAACCAGCAGTATAATATGAGGCACATGCACCGATAGAAATATTATCTGATCCTGTTACCCCGTATTGATTGGCACTCGGCCCTGCAGCGAAGTTATTACATCCGGTGGTGTTACAAATCATAGCACACTGGCCTAATGCTACATTGTGCATGCCACCTGTATTACTGGTTAAAGTTCTATAACCTACAGCAAAATTATCATATCCTGTTGTGTTTTGATATAGAGTATATGTTCCGAAGGCAAAGTTGTAGCTGCCTGTTGTATTACACCGTAGTGTCCAATATCCTAGTGCAATGTTATTTTGCCCGGTAGTTGTATTGGTGAGGGCGTATTCGCCCATTGCAATATTGTTTATACCACCGGTGGCGGAAAATAGTGCTCTACACCCTATGGCTACATTATGACAACCGGTTGAGTTATAATATAGTGTCTGACACCCTATGGCAACATTAGATTTCCCCGAGGTATTGAATATAAGGGAACCATATCCGGCAGCGAAGTTAGAGCTGCCCGAGGTGTTGGTACATAACGCACACGGCCCTAGTGCAATATTAAAGAAACCATATGTATTAGACTTTAACGCACCGCATCCTATTGCTATATTGGCAATACCCACTGTATTCGTACATAACGCATTTATACCGACTGCAAAGTTATTATTACCGGTTGTAACTGATGCCAATGCACCCGTGCCAATGTTTAGATTATTGTATGTTGGTGTTAACGTTGGTGTACCACAGTTCCATATTGCATTATTAATATATAAACCGCTGCTATCTACTCGAATGCGTTCGCAGGTCCCTGCACCAAGTAGTAAAGTACAGACGCAGCCTGCGGCTGCTACAAGAGAACCTATGACGGTGTTGTTAACACCAGTTGTGATAGAACTACCTGCATTGTAGCCGATACCTATGTTGGTGCCGGTAGAGTTTGAATTGAATAGTGAACGGCAACCGATACCGATGTTATTGATGCCAGTGGTGTTGCAGTATAGTGCCCCGGTCCCTATAGCCGTGTTATTACTGCCGGTGGTGTTGCCATAGAGCGCATAGGATCCCTGGGCAAAGTTATAACTGCCGATTGTATTGTTTAGGAGCGCATAGTAGCCTTGGGCGAAGTTATTCTTGCCTATATTGTTGGCCGCGAGTGCCTTGCATCCTATAGCCGTGTTATTGGCACCTGTGGTGTTGGCCGCGAGTGCCGTGTACCCGCTTGCAAAGTTATTATAACCGATTGTATTTTTACATAATGCGCCTATACCTATCGCAACATTGTTATTACCTGTTGTATTTGATGCCAATGCACCTGTGCCGATTGCAAAGTTATTATATGTGGCAGTAAGTGTAGGGCTTATACCGCTATATCCACTTACACCCATACCACCTAAGAACTTATCTAAGTATTGTGTCATTTCACATCCTTGCTATTATTTAATGCCTTTAATATTTGTATTTCAGAATATAGTTCTTTAACAGCCTCTATCAAATACCCATTTATACCTGCATAGTTGACACTCTTTAATCCATTGGCATCTGTATCAACTAAGTGAGGTAATACTTTTTCTATATGTTGTGCAATGACACCCGATGACTTATTATTATTTCTAATCCAGTTAAACTCTACACCTTGTAGATTATTAACAATATCTACAGCATTATCGATATTCGATATGTTTGTTTTCTGTGTAATATCTGAGGTTGTGTTGAAAATAACCGCATTCAGCGTGCCTGTCGCAGCGTCAAAGTTGATTGGTTGTGCTGTAACTGCGCTCGGTGTTTGTGCAGTTCCCGTCGATGCCACACCAACTACATAATATGTACCTGTTGTCTGTGCTGTAGCATTGATAGCAGTGGACGGTCCGTTTATTCCGCTGTAGCCAGATGTTCCGCTATAACCACTGAACCCACTATAGCCACTTACACCAGATGCTCCATTTATTCCACTGTAGCCACTTACACCGCTGAAACCACTATAGCCACTTACACCACTGAAACCACTATAGCCACTTATACCACTGAAACCACTATAGCCACTTATACCAGATGCGCCATTTGTTCCGCTGTAACCACTTACGCCACTGAAACCACTGTAGCCACTTGTTCCACTATAGCCACTGGTACCATTTATTCCACTATAGCCACTGAACCCACTGTAGCCACTTGCGCCTATATGACTGTGCTGTAACCTAACCGGCTGACCATTTGTAAAGGTATTTAACCACGACGAAGATGTGACAGTAAATGTATGATAGTTGCCTGAATCAACATTCGACACAACATCGAAGTCTGCAAATATACTATCATTACCTTCTGCCAATATGTTTATCGAATCACCGACCTTTATATTATTTAAGGTAGGGCCGAGTGTTGATCCACTCCTATCAGCATCATATATCCACACTGTGGTAGCCGACCCATATGCTATATTATTAAATCTTATTGTGCCTGTTGTTATACCGGTAACAGTTGTTGTGGTGTTAAATAAAAACGCGAGGCCTTCCGATACACCACTATAGCCACTTACACCAGATGCTCCATTTATTCCACTATAGCCACTTGTTCCGCTGAAACCACTATAACCCGATTTACCGCTATAGCCACTTACACCACTGAAACCACTGTAGCCACTTACACCACTGAAACCACTGTAGCCACTTGTTCCACTGAACCCACTGTAGCCACTTGTTCCACTGAACCCACTGTAGCCACTTACGCCAGATGCTCCATTTATTCCACTGTAGCCACTTACGCCAGATGCCCCATTTATTCCACTATAGCCACTTACGCCAGATGCCCCATTTATTCCACTAAATCCACTGTATCCCGACTTTCCACTGTAACCACTATAGCCCGATGTACCTATTATAGCCCAACTAGTTCCTGTTGATTGTACCACAATCTGATCATACTGTGCTGATAATGTGCGAGTAGTTACACCGTCTATTGTTTGCGCAGAAGTAGTTGCTATGGTAACTGCATTTGCTGTGCTATCACTCTTTTTTACAGTGTATATTTGACCAGTATATGTAACTGCGCTCGGTAGTGTTACTGTGATAGGTGCAGTTGTTGAATCTACCATTATTAGTAGATCATTCGCTGTTACTGCATATGCACCTGTTTTAGAAACAACATTACCTTGTAATCCTAATGTTTTGGTTATACCATTTACTTGTAACTTTTGGCCACCATCTACACTCGAGCCGATAACTATATTTCCACCATACTGGGCGAGTTTTACTAACCCTGTATCCAGAACCTCTATGCTTGGGATACCTGATACATCATTAACTGAAAATATTGTCCCTGTTAAACTATTTGTTATAGAAAATAACTGACCGGCACTTCCTTCAAACGATAGAGTACCATTATTTGTAGGATATACTTGTAAAACAATATCTTGGGCGGCCGTGGCAGCATCTGCCCCCGAAAATGTTATCTGCGGATCAAGTGGTCCACCCTTATTAGGGGTTATTAGTATATCCTTGTCGATTAACGCCATTTTTACCTTTTAAAACAGCAGTGCTCTACATAGGATCGTTCCTGTATTTTGCATCACGTATAGATAGCTGCACAACGAATCTGAACTATCAACAATCTCCATCATATTACCAATAGTAACGGTGTTGTTTAAAATAGTAGTTGTTCCGGCACCGTCTAACTTATTTGTGTTTATATTGTATTTGAAAATACGAATAGGTGCATTAAGCAAAGAACGTGACATATAGATTGTATCGGCTCCGTCATATGCATAAGAGGAACCGGTAACAAATAGTTCAGCCTGTGGTGAAAAGAAATAACCAAAGGTCCATCTACCAGTTGTTATATCATAAATGTCGGCAGAGTTAGATGATCCACCCCTTACAGAAAACATAAACCTACCTTTCTTTGCTGCATCGCTTGCACCCCACATCCACATTAGTTGGGTATTTTGACCACGCCCCGGTATGCTATAAATGGCATATACTGATGTCGCATCTGGAGTACCCACGACAGCAGTGAGTGCGGTTGCAGTATTAGAGGAAATAACTGCCTCTGTACCTTGCAGGGTACCAGCAATAATTTTTACGCGCTTACCTGCCCATTGATTTACAACCCAGTTTTTATAGGTTATTTCGTTTATGGTGCTCAAGGCGCCAGATGATGCTATGCCCCATGCATCTGCAATCTCATATTTTGTTGTTGTGTCAGGGGTGAAAGTTTGCGTAGCAAATGTAAGCGTATTTGTAGAGTTTGCTGTAATAGCTATCCTTCCCGAGCCGTACCCAGTACCGGCTTCTATCTTGAATAGATATCCAACCCACTGATTAGGAATCCAGCCTTTGCTGCTGTCTGCCAGCGTTGTTGTGGAACCAGATGATGCCATGCCGTAGCCGGACATTCCTGTCTCTTTACGCTGATCGTCAATACCAAATACCTTTGAGTCATATATACAATACTTGCTGGTACCAGTTACACCTGCAACAATCGTTGCTACAGTGAGCGTTGTTTGTGTGTTAGACTGAATCCATCTTACCTGTGATGTAGGTATCTGACCTGCCACCGATAGATGAACCAGGCGGCCTACGTGTTCGTTGTTTATCCAGTTCTTGGTACTATCAACTATCACAGTGATACTTTGTATTGAAGTTGCTGTCATTGACCCGATGGTAGTTGGTGCTGCTACACTAAACGATGTTAATGAGTTTACCCCGATGATTGTATATGCCGCGTTCCACGCTGCTTCAACAAGCCCAGAGAATGTAATCGTATCCCCATACTCAAACCAATGAACGGATGAGGTTGTAATGAGTGCTGTTGCGCCAACTGCTGTAATCTCTATGGTGCAACCGGTTCCTACACCACCGGTTGTTGCCTTACCTACACCTGTTGTAAAACCAGTAACAGTGCCAGAGTGTGCAAGGCGAACTCCTGTAACAACACCACCTGCAGAAATAGATGTTACAACTACTTGAGCACCTGTACCAATGACAGAACAAGTTAGAAAGTCGCCAATGGCATAGTTTGCACCACCTGCTGTTGGTACTGGATTCACGGCTGTAACACCAGCTGCAATTCTTACACCTGTAGCAATACCAACAGGGTTCCATCCGTTCATTGTTGCTGCTGCATTTACAGTCATACCGTCGTCAAATGATTGGCCTTGCATCCAAAAGTCGCCCTCGGGTGAGTAAGCATACATTGCTGCGCCACCGTCACCACCCAGGTATAGTCTGTCAAAGTCGGGCCACACTTCGTAGGTTGATGTAGCATCTGGTGTAACATCCCAGTTCTTAGGTATGGTGAATGTTGTGGCTGTATGATTCACAATACGTCTGTTTTGTCCTACACCCGTTCCGCCGGTTATTACCACACGATAGTTATTGTATCTCATTGGCGTCAATGCCAATCCGGAGTCCGATAATGTTCGTATCGTTGCCGATGTTGTGCCCAGTTTAGACACATAAGGGCCACCAAGTTTAGCAGTTCTTTCCAGCGACATATCAGTACCGAACGCGGCAACTTTCAGTCCCTGTAGCACAGTCCGAGTTGACCACGAGTCTGCGATAACATCGTAATAGTACATAAGATACCAAGGTGCTGCTGTGTACGAACATACCATGTATATGCCACCGGTAGTTGTGGTAAAATATGAGCTTGAGTCAGGCGTCACAGTCCATGTAGGTACAGTGAAGGAAGATGACATAACCAGATAGTGAGCCTGGGCGCCGGCTGTTATGACAGGCACTGCGTATGGTGCTGTAGCAGCAAACGGCTGATTGTTCCACGGGTCGTGTGGTTGTAGGTTTATGTCGTAAAAATACAGCGTATTGGTATCATTATAAATACACTTTTTATATTGGGTTGCGTCAGTGCCGAATGTAATACCAACCATATACCCTGACCACTGGTTTATTTCCCATTTCTTAGTATTGTCTTGAAGATAGTTTGTTAACGTTGCTGTGATAACACCTGCGGCGTGAATGGTCTCACCTGTATAAGTCAATACGCGCTCTTGACCAATACCTGTTCCTTGCAGAATCTTTATCGTTTTGCCGTTTAGTGTTGGACCACGAAGACCGGGTATTGTCACGGTTGTACCTGTGGCGCCCAATACCCTACCATGAAAGCCACGGAAGGTTGTATAGCGCATTGATACCGTTGCTGCCGGAGTAAACGGCGGTGTAGCCAAAAGCTGCCATGTATCCGCAACGGTATCATATCTGTAAAATGCTGCTGACACCATGTAGTAGATATATCGGTCGCTGCCGTCTTCCACTGTTGTCATACATGTTACTGCCGATGATGCCACCGGCGCTTGGTTGCACAGTTCAAAGAACGGTAAATCAATCATTGGTTTGTTATTGTTAGCCATATTTGCCTTAAGTTATGTTTGCTCTTATTCCGGTGTTATATCCGGCTCTGTTTGATGCTTTTAATAGTTCAAACAAGTGGATATTGGCCATGTAGTTTTGATTAGTGACGGTTGCGACGGTTGTTACAGTTGTAACAGTGCCTACAGTGGTAATCGTACCTGAACCAACTGTGTTTATATCAACGTTCAATCTATTACTACCGAGACCCGATGTGACACCGAGTGGTTTGAGTAGCTGAAATATTCTGCGTAGTAGGGTGAGACTATCATCCTTAGCTGGGGTCATCAAAACCCCGTCTGCGTCTTTGATCTTTGTTGTTTCTATGTATGACATAATATCCTCTTATAAAATATACCAGTTACTTCCATCAGATATAATATCTATAGATGTATTTGGTTCACTTAGTGTCATTGTTGAATAACTGTCAATGGTTTCTGCATTTACACCAGTTAAAGTTATCATCCCTACACCTTTATTCTTTACAGTAAATGTTCTACCACTAATGCCAACTGCTGTGGGCATAGTCAATGTGATAGTGTTTGATGCAAAAATAATACTATCTGTCATTACTATACTGTCAGATACTGTTATGTTCCTTACTACATTGTTATATTGTCCTGTAGCGGCGGCTACCGCAGTATCGCGAGCTGCTTCTGCATCTGTTCTGATTGCTACTAATGCCGGACTAAGACCTATATATGATGCCATTTTTACCTTATTTTATATTTATCATAGGCCATAACGTGACCTTGCTGCGTTGAAATTCTGTCTTACCTCATAGGCTGATAGAGCGCGGTTGTAAAATCGTGCGGTAGGTATGTTACCCGACCACCAGGAGCCGGTGCCTGCCCTGGCACCAATCATTAGATTTGTATTACCGTTTGCAACCGCAGTTTGCACTGAACCGAACGGGGCGGCGCCACTTTCTACACCGTTACTATACATTTTCACCCTGTTGCCAGACGACCATGTACCGACTAAATGATACCATGTGTTTAGTTGATATGTGAAGTTTGAGTATAATGCATCATATGTTGTGCCGCCCCACACCTCAAATGAAAAGTTAACAACGTTCTCTTGAAACATATAAAATGTGTTTGCATTGTGCGCTGAGCCGTTTTCTGCTATACATTTAGTTGTTCTAGCGGTAGAATATAACCACACCTCGACTGTAAGGCCAGTTAATGACGAGCCAATAACGGGTGCCGAGCCACAGTTGATATAACCTGATGTTCCATCAAATGCAATACTACCGTTGTTAGCAGACGAATAAGTTGCTCCATTAACCAATGTCCCTGTATTATTAAATCCGGATAAATCGCTCCAGGTAGTTCCACTGCCAGGATAGCTCTTTGTGTTGGCAGCATCAAGACACAATACCAGTCCGTTAGTAACGATTGATGCTCCGTGACCTAAGCTCATAGCCCATACCTCGATTTTGTAGCGTTAAAGTTTTGTGCAACTTCAGCCGCAGTAATGGCACGGTTGTAAAAGCTGATATGTGAAACTGTAACCGGCGCATAGTATGCATTGTCTGCTGCGCTAACTCTACCTACTAAAAATCCGCCTGCTGCGTTTATGTTGGGTGTTGTGGTTTCTGCTCCCCGTAATATATTTAGAGTAGGGCCGGTGTAAGATGTGGTATTTTTCCAAATCTTAATATTTGCTCGGTTAAATACGCCCCCACTAAATGTCCATGCGGCGAAGTTCCATGAGTTAAGATCATATATTTGCCCGCTGCTGAATGTAGCAACACCATATAAATCTATAGATATCTCATTGGCCGAAGCATTATTGAAGGTATTAAAGTTGGCGTTGGCAGTTCCAAATCCCCACGATGCTTTTCCTGCATATGCTGATGTTCTTTTAAACCAACCAACAACAGACCAGGGTAAACTACCACTAACCTGGATTGCATTTCCACATAAACAATATTGTGTAGTGCCATTAAATGCTAAACTTCCACTACTATACACAGGGGTGTTATAGAGTGTGCCATTATTGCCGAACCCGCTAAGATCACTCCAGATAGTTCCACTGCCAGGATAACTTTTCGTATTAGCTGCGTCAAGACACAGCACAAGCCCATTAGTTACTATACTCGGATTGTAAGAGATACTCATTTACTATCCTCTACTATTATTTTGGGTATATCACTTCTTTCGGCAAATATAACATAGAAACAGTTTATGTTTGTGCCACCTATCTTAACTATATTGTGTTCTATTGAATCAACATATAAATCTTGTTTACTAATGCCTATCTGCGTTAGTTGCACTGTTATAGATTGGGGATCTATTAGTTTTGTCCAGTATTCCGGCAACATAATCTCATTACAATCAGTTAATCTTCCGCGCAAATATACGCCATATTCTTCGCCTTCTAAACAACCATATCGTAGCTGCATACCAGGTTTGGTAGGATGATCTATCAAGAAAGATTTCGAAACAGCGGAAAATACACCAGTCGATGCGTCAAATGATATTTTTGGAGTAGATACTTTAGCAGTTTGTGGTGAGCCTGCTGCGGCAACCATAACCGGGTATAATAATGTTGTGGCGACATCATCTGTAGCATTTATTATATTTGACGGGCCAGGTGAGCCGCTATAACCAGATGTTCCGCTATAACCAGATGTTCCACTGTAACCACTGAACCCACTATAGCCGCTTGTTCCATCTACACCTATGGTACCGTTTGATCCACTGAACCCACTTGTACCATCTACGCCACCGTATCCGCTATATCCGCTTGTTCCTGCTGGGCCGACTGTTGCAGCCATTTGCCAGGTGACGCCATCATATACAAAATAAACTATCACCGAAGATATATTAATAACAAAATCTTCAGCAAGGCCTTCTATAGTGCTTCCGTTTCTTGCTACCGTTAGATTATTGACTGCAAAAGAACCACCGTCCATTACAGTTACCATATTGCCCGTAGTAGGAGATAGCGGTAATGTTAGGGTGAATGGTGCAGCAGTTGTATCGCATATATACTGTACTAAACTCACCGCAGTTGTATTACTTGTTATCTCAACCCAAGATAGAGGTGTACCACTATAGCCACTGAAACCTGATTTACCGCTGTAGCCACTTGTTCCACTGAAACCGCTATAGCCAGATGTTCCACTAAACCCACTGAACCCGCTATAGCCAGAAACGCCGCTGAACCCGCTTGTGCCACTAAACCCACTGAACCCGCTATAGCCAGAAACGCCGCTGAACCCGCTATAGCCACTTGTTCCACTAAATCCACTGTAGCCACTTACACCAGATGTTCCACTGAAACCACTGTAGCCACTTACACCAGATGTTCCACTGTAGCCACTTACACCAGATGTTCCACTGTAGCCAGATGTGCCACTTGTTCCACTAAATCCACTGTAGCCACTTACACCAGATGTTCCACTGAAACCACTGTAGCCACTTACACCAGATGTTCCACTGAAACCACTGTAGCCACTTACACCAGATGTTCCACTGTAGCCAGATGTGCCACTTGTTCCACTGTAGCCACTTACACCAGATGTGCCGACCCCGCTGTATCCTGACACTCCGCTATAACCACTTATCCCACTATACCCGCTAAACCCCGATCCACCAGTTAGTTGAAGTGCTGCATATTCGGCAGCGGTTAAGTGGAAATATTCTGTCGGTATGCCGCCTTGTAACCCTGTTAAGCTATTATGTGCAGCCGATGTTATTGTAGTTGCTGCTAATGTTGCTATATTAACCTTGACCGGTATTGCTGCTAATCTAACTTTACCGGTTGTTGTATATGCCGCACCACTATTCCATGTAAACTGATATGCTATAACAAACTCGGCAATGCCTAACCCTGTCCAATCAAACTGTGATGGATCTTCTAACTGAGCGTTTGCTAACGATGTAAACTGTGCGCGACCCGGTATCATAACAAATCGGCCAGCGCCGCTGTAATCCGTAAATAATAGATACGAGTTATACCATCTATTATTGATACCTGTTGTTAGTGTGCCGGCATTATCATATTGAATATATGTTGCAGATGAAGGATATGGTAGTGCAGATGCAGCCCAAGCATATGTTGTTGCAGCAGTCCTGTATAGGTTTACATAATCAGTAGTGACGCCGCCCGGATCTGTTAATGCTGCAAGACTTAAAATAATATCTTCATCTTCTAATATGGTTGCACCGATAGAAAAAGTATTATCTATATTTGCAGGGACAGCGGGTGCTACGGTATATCCTGCTACGCCACCGTATGTTCTTACTTGGGTTCCGTGAGTAGTATGCAAATAGTAATGCATTCTACGGTCAATCTTTGTCGAGTGGCGCTCATCTGCTAACCAGTACGTAGGCGTAAGGGTGCTATCCCAGTTTACGGTTACGACAGGTATAGTAAGTGGGTCAGTTAAATCCCAGGCGGTAGTCGAAACACTTAATGTACCTGTTGTGTTATTTGAAATACTAATAAAATAAACTGCTTTTGCAGCGGGAGGTGCACCAGTTAGTGTTATTGTTTTGCTACCGGATATTGTATATTTTAACCCGTTGAGATAATACGACCACCCGGCGCCTGCATCACCTAACGTAAATGTATTGGTACCGTCAAATGCGATTGTAGTCTCTGTCTGATTTAAGAAACCGCAGCGTTGAATATCGGCGCCTAATACTGATCCTGCACCACTATAACCGCTGTAGCCACTTACACCACTAAAGCCACTGTAGCCACTTGTTCCACTGAACCCACTATACCCTGACTTTCCACTGTAGCCAGATGTTCCACTGTAGCCACTTACACCACTGAACCCACTGAAACCACTGAAACCACTATAGCCAGATGTTCCACTAAATCCACTGTAGCCACTTACACCAGATGTTCCACTGAAACCACTATAGCCACTTACGCCACTTGTTCCACTTACGCCACTGAAACCACTAAAACCACTGTAGCCACTTGTTCCACTTACACCACTGAAACCACTGTAGCCACTTACACCACTGAAACCACTGTAGCCACTTACACCGCTATAGCCACTTGTTCCAAGAGGCATAACCCAAGCAGAACCATTCCACACTTTTTGAGCCAAGGTGACAGTATCAAGCCAATAATCGCCTGTGTTGATTGTGTATGAAAGGGAGGGATCTGCAACGCCTTGATATATCGTGGCGCCGCCTTTACCTATAGTAAAATAGGGTACACTGGTACCTTTAGCATTGATTGTAACTGACATAGTTCCCTTGTTCGAGTCGAAACTCGTCTATTACATTATGTAATAGTCATTAGAATTCTATTACTATTTATCAATAGATAATAAAACCCTATGGAGTCGGAAACATACCTGTAGTTGTGAAAATAATAATAGCAAGTGCAATCAATGCAATAACTATCCACGATTTATTAGTAGGTGGAGTAGGTAATGGATCCGGTAATGGATCCGGAATAACATCGTTACCCAATGAATAGTTAGGTGATAAAACCCACAGTTCACCGATTGCTGCTGATGTCAACATACCATAAGATATGCCAAAGAAGCCACCATCTCCCCACTCAGGTCCCCAAGAATTTTCTACCAACAATCTTTGAGCTGCATCGTCGTACCCAATAATCAATACTTCGTGCCAACCTACTACTGGATTTTTAGAGTTATCAGTATAATCCCACGAATGTGTTTTCCAGTTGCCTGTTAAACCATAGAAACCATTATGCACTGCCATTGTAAGCAATACAGGAACACCCTGAGCAACTGCATTCTTAATCTCAAGTAACTTGTCACCAACAAGCTGTTCATAAGATAAAATCTTAAACTTGTTTGCTTCTTGGATTACTGCCGGCGTGGGCGCCTTATCTAGGTTCTCCTGAACATATGCCCAGTTATTTTCAGTACACACACCATACGCCTTAAGTGCTTTGCCGATATCTCTTGCATACGCACCTTTGTCACCTGTAATACCGCTTAGTTGACGTGTGTAGTAATATAGATAGAATCTACTCAAATCAACTATGGTATTATTTCCGTGATACATAAGTTCTAATGCGGAACAACCTGCGTTAGCAGTGCAAGAGTTGAATATGCTTTGATTTTCTACTTCATTCACTAATGGCTTAAGATCAACAGATGTAGGCAAGGTTACACGAGGTAATGCTGCTATATGATCTCGTATATCCGGTGGCGATGGTTGTAAGTCCGATAACGGTATGATTCTTGGTGCTACAGTTGCTGGCTTAGGTATCTTTGCGGATTTTTCTACAGGTGTTTTTGTTTTCATAATAGGTTCCTTATTATAGTATTTATCACTAAAATAGCACTATGTTATTTTAACCCCAGTTCTTTACGGATTTTAGTGGCCGAAATATCAGTTATACTATCAACAAAAGATTCCTCTGCCATTGTATATCCTACACCTCTACCCCAGCCGATATGCACAATATTAGGCACCACCTGAATCTCATATTGCCCCTGATATAAAGGATCTAAATCGCGACGGATAAATCCTTCTACTTGTTTAATAGCGAACGGATTAGATCCTTGCCAGCCCTGACAATCTCTTATTTGAATAACAACTTGTCCAGTTTTCTGAATAAGTCTATCAAACAGGGCGCGATGACCTTCGTGAAAAGGTTGCCAACGGCCTAACATCTGCACTGTCTCTTTCTTCCAATCAAAGACAGGTCGGCGACGATTTTCTAAAATATGCGAACCTACAAACTCTGCCCATTTCTCTGCATCCTTTTCAGTTATACGGAAATCATACTGTTCCGGAGGAATAAATGCCTTGTTTGTATCAGCGAAGCGGCCTTGGTCAATAGTGTCCATCCAAATAGTCCAATCTGCTTTGAAGTTGTTACGCATCTCTACAAGTGGTGCAACAAAGTCAGCGATAACAAAATCACCAGCAGACTTTAATGCAAACTCTGCCATTCTTAATGATTGGCGGATTCTACCATCGTGACTAAAATCCCAGTCATTGAATCGTTTTCTTATTTCGTCGGCGTTGAACCAATCTACAGATATTTTATAATCACCAAACTGTAAATCAGTAAGCATCGCGTTAGGTAACGACATGTTATTTGCAGTGCCGTTCTCTATCAGATAATGTTTTAGTGCTTGGGCGAGAAATGTTTTTCCGGAGCCGGGGAGGCCCATTATTAAAATCTTAGTCATACTTGTCCCTTAAAGTAGTATTTACTTAGGAACAGGTATTGCAGATACTATTATTGATTATGGGTGCGTTAGTTTATATGCTTCAAACTTGGCATTTAGTTCCTGGATCGCTTTAACAATGATAGGCAGTAGTTTACCCGGTGCGGCTTCGTATCGATCGGGATTATCTTCAAGAACGAGATCCAACCAATCTTTGACTTGATGATAATCCATTACTTGTTTTAGTTCTTGTGCAATGAAACCAGCATAGCCTTGACCTACTTTACTTCCATCACGCATATTCCATGTAAACTTCACTGGGCGTATCTGATTGATAAAATCGAGGCCGAGTGGAATATCGACAATGTCAGTTTTATCACGTGCGTCAGATAGTGCTGTAATAGTTGTTACTTGAGCACGAATGGTCGCGATTGATGCATTGCCTAGTGTTATGGTGTTAGAAGAAGTAGAGGTGCTCCCTTGGGCATTGTATCCTAGGAACGTATTATTGGACCCCCCTATATTACTGTATCCGGCACAGCAACCAATTCCTATATTATCGGTACCGGTAGTATTGCTGAAGAGCGCCTGATATCCTTGAGCAATATTATTATTGCCAGTAGTATTACCGTAAAGCGCATGATCTCCCATGGCGATGTTATTAATACCGGCAATATTACTCCGGAGTACATTAGATCCTATTGCAATGTTATTACTACCGGTGGTATTAGTAAAGAGTGCATATGCTCCTATCGCGGTGTTATTACAGGCGGCGGTGTTGCTCGTGAGTGCATTGAATCCCATTGCTATATTACTACTACCGTTAATGTTTTTACATAGTGCGCGATAGCCTTGGGCGAAGTTATGGCTACCATATGTGTTGCTGCCTAGCGCATTGTAGCCTTGGGCGAAGTTATTACTCGCATAGAGATTGTTTTGTAGTGCATGATATCCTTGGGCGAAGTTATGGTTACCACCTGTATCTTTGCAGAGCGCGCCAATACCCACGGCAAAGTTATTGCGGCCATATATCGCCGGATTGGCAAGGGCACCTGTACCGATTCCTAAGTTGTTATACGTGGCAGTCAGTGATGGTGCACCACCAGTAAAAGCTGTGCCATTTATATACAGGCCTGTATTATCAACCTTGATACGCTCGCATGTTCCGGCGCCAATCAACACAGTGCAAACACAGTTTCCTGCTATCAACGAGCCTAATATGGTATTATCAGATCCGTACGATACACTTGCACCTGCGCACTGGCCTATCGCTATGTTATTTGAACCTGAGGTGAGATTGCGTAAACTACTGTAACCTTGTGCTATATTATTATTTACTGTTGCGCAACCCGATTCTGGTGCGGATAAAACCAGCGAATCTGCACCTATGGCAATATTATTGATACCTGTGAAATTCCCATAAAGCGCTCTGTTACCGATTGCAGTGTTATTAATGCCTGTTGTGTTGCAATAAAGCGCACGATGACCTATAGCAGCATTATCGTTACCGTATGTATTAGCATATAGTGCTTGATAACCTTGGGCGAGGTTATCTTTTCCTGTAATGTTTGTGCAAAGAGCACCATAGCCTATTGCTGTATTATTACAGCCGGTGGTGTTGTTACATAACGTGGCAATGCCGATAGCAAGATTATTCAACCCGGTTGAGGTTGCTAAAGTGCCGACGCTGCCTATACCTAAACTGTTATATGCATCTAATCCTATACCACCACCTGTTCCGTCTGCAGCAGCAGTTATTCTACCTTGTGCATCAACTGTGAGATTAGTATTTGTGTATGATCCCGGAGTAACAGCGGTATTATCTAATGTAACCGTCATTATGCCTGAAGTTGTTATAGGAGTATTACCTGCAGTGATACCACTATAGCCACTTATACCTACAGACATAACCGACCCAGCACCATTTGCGCCTGACCATCCACTATACCCACTTATGCCTTGCAAACCTTGCAGGCCACTATATCCACTTACACCACTATAGCCACTCACACCATCTACACCTATTGTACCGTTGGTGCCATTTGTGCCACTATAACCACTTATACCCGTTATCCCATCGGCGCCACTATAACCACTAAATCCGCTGTAACCACTTACGCCCGGATCTGCTGGTAAAGTTAGCAGCGGATCTGCGGTCAGCCTTGATGATACACCATTTGATGCCTCATCCATTATTATTGTTACACCAGGGGCAACTCGCGGATATTTTTGTGACATTTTTATTATTCCTCAATACACCTATATTTATCATAGATGACATTTTCTTTCATATTAGTTTTATGATAAATAGTTAAAATGAGGACACAAGATGGCAAAAATTTCTCTCTGGAATGCGGCGAAGGGCGCAGATTTTAACTTCACAGATAGAGCGATTGGAGAAAACTTTAATATAGGTGGAGCAGGTATTCTTATACACCTATATGAAGGGCCGACTATAGACTCAACCGGTAATGTTGATACCACCATTACATCAATCCAAGATGTATTATTCTTAGAAAATACAGCACGAAAATATAACCCAGATGTTATTGAGTTGAGGGGGCATTATGCTCCACAAGATATAAACTACGATTTATCGCAGTTTGGTATATTTCTTAGTTCAGATACAATACGAGTGCAGTTTCATTATAATGATATGATAGATGCGATAGGTAGAAAACTTATACCGGGCGATGTGCTAGAGTTTCCAAACATGAGAGATGTTCCTATATTCGACAACGCGGTAGGGATAAACAAATATTATGTAGTGCAGGATGCTATGTGGGCTGCGGCGGGATATGGACAAAAGTGGTTTCCACATATTTGGCTAACCAAGGTGAAACTTATGACAGCAGGACCGGAGTTTAAAGAAATAATAGATCAGGCCGGAACAGGACAAACTGCGGGCGGCATAGGACAGGGTATCGGCATTATGCCGGACGGTTTCACAGATACCGCTGACAGTAGTGGTAATCCAGGAACAGGTATAAATCCTAATATAACAAACTCAATAGATTTGTTCTGTAGAATAATCGGCATAACAGACGGCATAGTTGCAGAAGCAGAAAAGAATGCATTTTTTGATCCTAAGTTTTTCGAAAGTGCTAATCTCTACATATACATAGATGATAAAGGATATCCCGTGATAGGTAGTAACTATTATAGCGGTGATGGTGTGCCGCCCAACGGTGCACCATTAGCGGGTGCGGGGTTATCATTTCCGTTAACTATGCAAGATGGTGATTATTATTTAAGATTAGATTATACACCGGAGAGATTATTCCAAAAACAAGGTAATACATATAAACTAATAGAAGTAAATGTTATGAAGCACTGGACTGCAACCAACAGAGTACTTGATTCTTTTATCGATAATAATAAAGATACAATATTGCAAGACGGCACTGTTATGCCCGAAAAACAATCACTGTCGCAGGTTGTTCGTCAGAAGGTAGATCTATACGCTGATAGAAAAACACAAGTGTCTGCCGCTGAAGCAGCAAGAGCTAAAATAGCAGACGATAGAGCTGCAAAGAAAGGATAATACAATGGATTTTCACTATGATTCTCAGTACCGCCGTTATCTGGTACAGTTTATACGGATGTTCTCTGATATAAAATATAAGTCAGGACCAGATGCAAATGGTGCATACGAAATCAAACGTGTGCCTATAGTTTACGGCGATCCATCGTCTATGGTTGCACAAATCATCAAAGGTGTAAGTGAAAATACACTAATGCCGTCACCTATGTTTAGTGCGTATATAGAGGCAATAAATATGGATCCAACCCGCAGGCAAGATTCTCAGTTTGTAGGAAAGGTATCTACTATGGAGAGAGCAGTTGATCATATGACAGGGCAATACACCAATCAACCCGGCATAAGATATGATGTAGAAAGATACATGCCTGTGCCGTATGAAATGATACTCAAGTTAGACTGCTGGACAACAAACACAACAACTAAGTTTCAAATAAAAGAACAAATAGATTCTATTTTTAACCCATCTATTCAACTACAGCAAAACAATAACTTATTAGATTGGACAAGTATATTCGAAGTATGGATGGATAATACTACCTGGACAAATAGATCTATTCCTCAAGGCGGAGAGATTGAACGTGATGTAATGAGTTGGAGATTTAAAGTTCCTGTATGGATAAACCCTCCTGCAAAAGTTAAAAGAAGTACGCTTGTTGCTGAGATCGTCACAAATGTGTTTAGTGATATAGAAATCACCGGACTTGAAGAAAGTATGAACGGGAACTACGATGCATTTAGAACATCAATGAATGCTGTTCCTACACAGATTATTACTACAGAGGGCAACTATAAAATACGTGTAGAAAGAAATAATAACAGGGACGAGATTACATTAATAAATGCAGACGGATCAGTTTTACCAGAACTTAGCTGGCAGACTCTCATTGCTGCATACGGGCAAATAAGCACTAATATAACCAAAATCCGGCTAAAAATAGACCCTAACATAGACATTAGCTATTCTGACGTTATAGGCGATATAACACAAGATTTAGATAGAAAAAACGTGCTTATTTTTACACCCGATGTCGATTCACTTCCTGCTACAACGATTTTACCCATAAGTGATATTATTGATCCTGTTGAAGTTATGCCGGGTGCTGGCCTTCCTGTAGCGGTGGCAGGACAGCGATATCTTATAACATCTGCTAATGCTGCAACTAATGGCCTTGCTATTCCACCGGGTGTATCGACAAGTCCGTGGGGTGTGGGGTTGATAGTATATCCAAATGATGTTATAGAATATAACGGAATAAAGTGGGTTGTTATATTTGATTCACGAAATTCTACGGGCACACAATATCTGGTAAATAACACCACAGGTGTGCAATATATGTTCAAAGACAAGGTATGGTCCTATACATACTATGGAGAGTATGGCCCAGGAAAATGGCGCATCGATAATATTATAAAAACAGCAGATGGCACGATAGATGTTTACGAATGATTAATATGAAAAATAAAATAAACGAATTAAAAACGGAAGTAAGTTTAATAAACCATCTGGACAACATCAGCAATGATATAAAACTCACAAATAATAAACTAGATCAGTTGCTAATATATATGAAAAATACAATAGGCAATTCACCGGTTAGTCCCGAGGTAACATCAGTTTTATTATCTATCAAGAGCTGATATGAAAATAAACGAAATCGACGGGCAGGACGAAATATGGGCTAAAATAAAGGGTATTGAGTTAGATATAGACGCCGAATTCAAAAAGATATCAGGAATATTTACGATTTTATATGGTACTAAAAGTTTATTTAGACGGCAAACATGGTTACCTACTATAGAATATGCAGAACAGAATTTACAAAATATAATAGATGCGACTTTTTCAGATGATGAATCTACTAGACTACTAAAAGAAAAAGCGGCCACTATATTAAATAAAATACAAGACATGAAGAGCAGGTTATAAATGTATACAAATGATACAGATAAAATAGGTGTAGGTACAGTTTTTATTTCCACAGAAACAAATCGCGTATTACTTAATCTAAGAGCACCACATAAGACACATGCAATGGAGTGGTCGTTGTGGGGCGGAATGATGGAATCAGGCGAACAGCCTAAAGAAGCATTATTGCGTGAACTGTCTGAAGAAATGGGAGAAATACCTGATATAGAAAAAATATATCCGTTTGACTCTTACCAAAGCAGAGATAAACACTTCAAATATTATTCGTTTGTGTCGGTTGTAAAATCAGAGTTTATACCTATACTAAATCACGAAAGCTGCGGGTATTGTTGGATAAACTTAGGCGATTGGCCGAAACCAATGCACCAAGGTGCTAAAATAAGTTTCTGTAATCAAAAAGCAGTATCTAAGATTAATCAAATACTTAGCCAACACCCTATCGTCTGATTTCAAACACCACTTCAAAGTCCGGGCAGCTATAAAACATATCTGGTGTTAGATTTTTATTATGAGCAATCATTGCTTCGAAGTTAGCAAAGTCTTCTGCATAGTGTGGTTCAGCCATTAATGCTGTTCTAACCAACTCTACACAACTTAATGCATTATCATTCTTGAGATCAAATAGTGTGTCATATGGTTTGCCTAACTCAGTCTTTGCCTTATCCATTACCTCTGTCCAATGTTCTACAGTCATGGACTTAGGTTTAAGTAATGCTACACTGTTTGTGGTAAACACTTCGTCAAAGGTTGAATAATGTATACCTTTCTTCGTAGCTTCAACTAATCTAAAATCAGTATCTGTCTTTAACTCGTCTTCAAGATTCATTAAAACATGCGGCCAGAATCCCCACTTCCAAGACAGTGCAAATGTTGCAAGTCCTATGAAAAATGTTGCTAAATGATTGTTACTTCTTGTAAGTATAATGTAATAGTTAGGCACAAGTTTAGCACGAATAATATCCTTTTCTTCTTGCGTTAAACCATTCTTAAACTTCCAAGTTGTGTTTCCTATACGAGTTACAACCCAATCAAATATTTTATACCATAATGCTTTCATATTTTTCCTTATTACCAAGAAGTCAATATTGCTATACCGTTGCCACCGCGGCCACCAGATCCACCTACACCGCCGGTAAGGCATCCACCACCACCACCGCCACCACATCCCGTTGCTCCTGCTTTACCAATCATAACATTCCACTTCCTAATGCATCAGAAAAACCAACATTGGTGTAAGTTGGTGAGAATGTTCCACCGCTAATAGCAAAGCCCGGATCAATAATCGATGATGTTATTACTGGCTGATTTCCTGACCAACTTAATGTTCTTGTTGCAATCGGATTATAACGACTGGTTGGAGAAAAGTAAATCAACGATATGGAATTACGCATGATTGTAATCGTACCGTTATAAGTGCATCCAGAATCCCTGTAATATTGAATAATAGTTGAATAATCAGCAATATTTATGCTGAGTGTATTATTAAATGTGCAGTTGGTTACGGCTGATAGTATTGCCGGTGGCGCCGGCGCCGAGGGCCCATGTATTATCACCGGATTATTAAAAGTCACACCAGTAATATTGATAGAAGAGAGTAGTATAGTTAGTGGTGCATTAAATGTCCCTCCCGAAAGAGTCGAACCTAAATATAAATTCAGTGATATAGCAGCATTAAATGTCCCACCTGAAAGATTAAAATATATAGTTATATCCTGCGAGTTTATACCACTGGCAGTAGTAGCATTAAATGTCCCACCCGATATATACGAAGCATGACCCACCACCGGGCCGTTGAATATACCACCGGATATAAAGGATGAGCCACCTTGCACGAAAACCTCGCCATTAAATGTGCCTGTTGTAATACATGAAGAATTTTGAAGAACAACCATGTTAGAAAATGTCATTGCAGCCGATAATGTTGCTGTATCGGTTAAGATCGGGCCAGTCCCTGTCCAACTACCCGATACTGGTCCAGTAGATAAGTTTGAATTAATGACTACAGATTCGGTAGTTAGTGGCAATCTTCCGAGCAGGACGCCGGGCACAGGGGTTCCTTTTGATGGATAAAATCCTCTAACTGAATACCAGTTACCAACGGTATTCCAGTTACCATCAGTAACTGCACTAGGATACTCACCAAAATATACGTATGGCATTATATTCTCTCCAAATATAAACTTCGATCAACAACTGCGATTGCATTCGCTTCGTTGAATGAAAAGATAGGTGTGTTTATGTGATCTGCAACAGATCGCGCCATTGCTGCCGGATTTGCAACTACCGTGTCATAGTCAAGGATAAGGAACCCCGTTGATACGGAAAGAAGTTTCGTCCATTTTTCATTTCTATCAATAGCCATTTGACAAGAAGTGTCAGCCCACCCAGCCATATTCCGACCTTGTTCTGCACCACGAGTTGCCACATCATTCCAAGATGCTAAAATCTTACTCAGAGGCCTACCAATATAAATCCTTCTATAGTCATCGGGTACATTTATTAAGTGGCCTGCATTCGGTAGTTTAAAAGAGTTGAGAAATATTTTATCCAAAACAGCAACACGATTTTCATACATACCTCCCGGATTTCTAAACATAATCATCGCCTCGGGAATCTCAGGGGAATGATCAACTGTCAGCCCGCCTGCCTCTAATACACGCATCATCATCGAAGAACCACACCTGCCTTGTGTGCATAAAACCACTCTCGGAATATTAGGTGTCTGAATTGTCATATTTAATATCCATATATAAATGATGTTAGTTCCCATTGGCCACTGTTTAATACCGCATCATACTGCAACAATATCTTTGCTTTCTTACCAATAGCCATTGCGTAGGGTGATGTAAAGGAACTTGTTGTTGGGACGATGATACCTGCTTGGAAACTTAGATTTATTGGCACGCCAGAAGCCGTAACCCATACTTCTATCTCACCCCCGTCTGTGCCACCGGTAGGAATGTTTATAGTTAAATCTCCTGTCGCAACAATTCTAAAGATAGCAAACGAGCCTGTGGCACTCGGTGTTATAGTTGTTGAGTAGCCGATGGTTACCGGCGCTCTTGCTGCCGGTATGCCACTATAACCACTTGTTCCTTGTGATCCATTTGTGCCCGAGTAGCCACTTGTACCGACCCCGCTGTATCCCGACACTCCGCTATAACCACTTATCCCACTATATCCACTGAACCCTGACCCACCTGTTAGTTGAAGTGCGGTGTATTCTGCAGAAGTTAAGTGGAAATACTCACTAACTAAACCACCTTGTAAACCAGTTAAGGTATTATGTGGTGCAGTTACCAATGCAGTTGCGCTTACTGTTGATATATTTACTTTAACTGGTGTCGCTGCTAATCTAGCCCTACCTGTTGTTGTATATGCAACATCAGTAAACCATGTGAATTGGTAGGCTATTACAAACTCAGAGATGCCAATACCTGTCCAATCAAATGTTGATGGGCTCTCTGCTTGTGCAAGGGCTAAAGTTGTAAACTGGGCTCTACCGGGCACCATTAAGTAACGTCCTGCACCTTCGTAGTCAGTATATAATAGATATGAGTTATAGAATCTACCTGTAACGCCTGTTGTTAGTGTGCCAGCATTATCATATTGAATAAATGTAGCAGATGACGGATATGGTAATGCAGATACTGCCCATGCATAGGTTGATGCTGCTGTTCTATATAGATTTACATAATCTGTTGCAGTGCCGTTCGGGTCTGCTAATGCTGCAAGACTTAGAATAATATCTTCGTCTTCGATTACTGTTGCGCCTATAGAGAATGTATTGTTTACATTAGTAGGAACTGCTGGTGAAACAGTATATCCTGCTATAGCACCACTTGTCTGTACTTTTGTACCTTGTGTTGAGTGTAGGTAATAATGCACCCTACGATCAATCTTAGTTGAGTGGCGCTCATCTGCTAACCAAAACTTAGGAGTTAGTGAATTATCCCAGTTAACTATTGCAACAGGTATTGTGAGTGGATCAGTTAAATCCCAGGCAGTAGTCGAAACACTTAATGTACCTGTTGTGTTATTTGAAATACTAATAAAATAAACTGCTTTTGCAGCGGGAGGTGTGGCACTTAAAGTGACAGTCTTAGCACCCGAAACAGTGTATTTTGTACCGTTTAGGTAATATGACCAACCAGATCCTGCATCACCTAACGTAAATGTATTAGTACCATCGAAGGCAATAGTTGTTTCTGTCTGATTTAAGAAACCGCAACGCTGAATGTCTGTGCCTAATACCGCACCGGCACCACTATAACCACTGAAACCGCTTGTTCCTGTTGCGCCACTATAGCCACTTGTTCCTGTTGCGCCACTGTAGCCATTTGTTCCACTGATGCCGCTATATCCACTTACACCGGATGTTCCATTAGTTCCATTTGAACCACTTACACCACTATAACCGCTTGCGCCGCTAATACCTGACCACCCGCTGTAGCCACTTGTGCCCACTGCACCGTCAATGCCGCTGTAACCACTTACACCGCTGTAGCCACTTGTTCCATCTAAACCAGATGTACCGCTAAAGCCACTATAACCCGACGTACCGCTGAATCCACTGAAACCAAATGCACCATTAGTACCGCTATATCCACTTGTACCTGAATATCCGCTTGTGCCTGTTATACCAGTTGGTCCTTGAATCTGCCCCACATCTGACCAGCCGTTTGCACCGTCCGACACCCAACCGTGACCTGTATCCAATGTAACCCATAAATCACCTGCGGTAGCAACCAACGGCAGTGCTGCAAAGTTTGCAACAGATCCTTTTAATGCAACAGAGGTACCATTTAATCCCGAATATCCAGATAAGCCTCTAAATCCGCTATAGCCACTATAGCCACTTCCGCCACCTGCACCCCAAGATAGGTTGCCTGTGCCGTCTGTCGTTAAAACTTGTCCGTTACTGCCTTGTGTTGTTGGATATTTATTTGATGATATTGTTACAGGATTTACACCGTTTGCAATAGCAAAGTTATTTGTGTCTAATGGCGCAAATAGTTTGGGTGCTGGATCAGCTGATAGTGATGTAGTGCTTTTTAGCAGTGTGCTGACTTTGATTACCATTTATTAACTCCGATTACTTTATTTATCTTCATTTTAAATATTAGGATTCTTGATTAGAGGTCATAAATACGGTATAATAAGCTGTAACATCAAAGGTTATATGAGAGCTAAGATTTTAAATATTATAAAAGAAAAACCGAAACATTACTCATCGATTATTAAAAAATCAAGTGATATGTCATCTTGGGTAAGTAATAATACGTTAATCGAATCAACTCATTATCCTACAGTAATATACTCTGCGCTAAACGGCGAAAGTAATATTTGTAAATACGGTAATAAAAAAACGCTCAATAGAATATCCGAAGGATGGGTGTGTTGTGGACCTGCAAATAAGTGTCAGTGTACCAAGGAAAATATATCAGCAGGCGTCATTAGTACAAAAAGCAAAACTACTAAAGAAGAAAATGATATAATAAATAAAAAACGAGAGGACACAATGATTCAGCGATTCGGTGTACCTTTTAGTATGCAAAGAGACAGTGTAAGAAAAACATTATCAAAATCAAAACTTACGCCCGAAAACGAAATATTATTAAATGACGAAAAATGGCTGCACAAAGAATACATAGATAAACAAAAATCATTAACTGAAATTGCACAGGACCTAAATGTATATTATGGCACTGTGGGTGAGTATTGTAGGAAGCACAATTTCACAATTCGACAAAGAACACAATACTCTATACAAGAAAAAGAAATTTGTGCATTTTTAGATAGCATAGACATATCATATATACACAGTGATTGGGAGGTGTTAAAATCAAAAGAACTCGACATTTATATTTCCGATTACAGATTGGGAATAGAATTAAATGGCCTGTATTGGCATTCGCACAACCCTTATTGCCCTCATACACCGAAAATCGAGGATAAGAATAAACACAAATATAAAACCGATTTAGCTATTAAAACTGGAATTAATCTTATACAAATAACCGATTTTGAGTGGGCAAATAAAACAGATATTATAAAATCTATAATCAAAACAAAAGTAGGTATTTCAACAAAGGTATATGCAAGAAAACTCGTATTAAAGCAAGTTGACAAAGAAGAAGAAAAATCATTTCTAAATAGAAATCATTTGCAGGGGTATATTGCATCGTCGTATGCCGTTGGTTTATATTTTAATAATGAATTATGCATGTTAATGAGCATAGGAAAATCTCGTTTTTCTAAAATAGCAGACATCGAACTATTAAGAGTATGCACAAGATTAGATTATATAGTCGTAGGTGGCGCACATAAGTTATTTAACGCCATTAAAAATATATTCAATAATAAAATAATAGTATCATATTGTGACATGAGTAAATTCACAGGGGCACTATATAAAACACTCGGATTTACATTATCGAGAAATATTGCCCCAGGGTTTTATTGGACCGACGGAAACTACCCTATATCGCGGCATAAAAGTCAAACAGCTCAACTACAGAAATGGTTAAAAACTTATGATTCAACTAAATCTCAAGCTGAAAATATGTTCTTGGCAGGGTATAGACGATACTGGGATTGCGGCCAGTCTACATGGATATTAAATATAATATAGTCAAGAAAAAGCCCCACAAAGTGAGGCTTCTTATTTTTATTATCCGAGGAAGTAGTTGAATACTTCCTTTTTGATCAATAAAATTTCAATGTGCTGCTGTCTATTCCAACCTTGGACAAATAGTCAGCTGCGTTACCGAAGCTGTTTGCTGTGTTGGTCAATTCCAAGTAGCCATAGCGTGTCATGAACGAAACCACTGGCTCGAAAGTCTGTGGATCCATGATTGGGCCGATGCTCATCAATGGAATGTATGGGCAGTAGTAAGCTGCTGCGTCTGTTTCTGTTGGGCCTTTGTAACCTAACAAAATAGGGTCGCCATCACTTGCGTATTGGTTCACATACACGCGCATTGTGCTGTTCAATGTACCAACAAACTTTGTGTTTGTAGGTGCTTCGAATGTACCTTCTGTGGTACGAGCAAATGTCGATGTAGTAGCAGACTGAAGAATTGTTAACGCTGTTGGCGAAACAACTGCCCAGTTAGCTGCACCGCGACGTGTGCGAGTGGAAATCAAGTTTGCTTGCTGGTTGATCATGACTGCAAGAGCGGCCATTTCGTCACCAACATAAGTAGCTGTTCCAGACACTGCTGCTTGGTTGAATGTAGTTGGTGCAACTGGCACTAAGCTACCTAACTTGAACAACATTTCTTGGTCGATTTCAACAGTGATTTCTTGTGCAAGAGCTTGCATGATTTCTGCTTCGATGTCAATACCATGAATAGCATTAGCATCTTGTGCTGCTTCAAATGTCCAGCGAGCTGATAACTTACGTGTCTTAGCTTCCACGGTCTCTTTCAAGATTTGGATGCTTAACTTGTTACCTGGTACGCCTTCTAAACGTGCTGTCGATGCGGCTGCGGCATTAGCAGCAACTTCGTTACCCGAATATGCCTTAGCAATTTCGAATGGACCAAGTGCTTCTGTACCAGCTGTTACACCAGCGGCAGTGTTAGCGTAACGAACGCGCAGGGTGTGGATTTGACCCACAGGACCTGTCATAGGCTGAACACCCATGATTTCGTTAGCGATAACGGTCGGCATAACCCGACGGATTAAAGGTAGCATTACTTTGTTAAGAACTGCAATATTACCTGATTGTGTGGCACCAGCAGTTGCCGATTCTGCCAAATATCTACGAGTGTTTTCAAACACTGTGTCCATGGATTGGCGGCGGGTTCCTGATAGGCCTTCTAAAAGGGCTTGTTTTGTAGCGCCCCAGTTTGATTCAAATAGCTTTGTTGCCATTATTTTTCTCCTAAATTATTTTCTGCCGGCTAGGGCTAATATTCTACTAAGTTCCAACGAATCTTGAGTTTCTTCATCGGTTTGAGCGACCTTCGCTCTGTCACCTGTCTTGGCTGACAATGCTGCTTCATTTAACTGTGTTGTTTTAAACACAGGTTTACGATTTCCGGCTTCATTTAGAACACTTGGCAAGTATTTGTTATACGAACCTTGTAAATTCTTTGTCTGCACCGACTCAAGCAATTCTTTCATTACACCTTGCTTATCTTTCGATAATGGGGCAAGTAATTCGTTCATCACAGTTTGTCTTTCGACTAAATCTTTGGATGCGCGTAACTTCGAATCCATCGATTCAACAAGTTGCTTGCTCTTAAGGACTGTCGCCCTCATTGCCTTCAATTCGTTTGTCTTAGATTCTACCATTTTTTGCATTTTGCTGATTTCTGTACCTTCGTTTAAGTACGAAGTCATAAATTCTGCTGCTACGCTCTCAAAAATCTTACGGCCGAAATCGTTTTCGCGGGCGACACGGATGTCATCTTTGAATTGTCCAATTTCTGCACGCAATGTATTATCGATGTTTGATTCGATAATCTGAGCTGCACGCTTAACAAAATTCACCTTTGTTTCTTGTAGCTTCTTCTTGCCTTCTGTGACCATTTTGACTTTTTGTTCCACAAGGGACTTCTTATCAGCACGGAACTCGCGAATTTCTTCAGCAAGTTGTTTCAACAGAAAGTTTTCAAGTTTTGTGAAGTTTTCCTTCATCGCCTTCTTTTCAGAATAAAACTCTTTCATTTCTTTAGCTACGGACTCTGTGATAAATGTGTTTAACATTTTTGTGTGTTCTACGAGCTTACCTTTGTAGGCTACCCGTTCTTCGACAAGTTTTCTCTTATCATCTGCGAATTCTTCGAGCTCGACGCGGACTTGGTCTGTTAAGAACCTATCCATGGATTCAACTAAAACACCTTTGTCGTGGTCGAATTTACGTGCAAATTCCTCGCGGAGTGTTGCTGCAACTTCTTCACGCGCTTCGGTGATCTTTGTTTCCCATAACCCAACTATTTGAGTTTTGGTATCCTCGGATAATCCAACGCTTTCACTCAAGAGTTCATCTAACTTTTTTGCCATCTTGAGTTCTCCTAAATTTTTAACTCTTGAATAAATCTCTGAATGTCTTTAACAAGCTGTTTTTGTGCAGAGGCCTCTGTTAACGCTGCTCTTGCGGTCAGCATCACATTTGAACCACCCTTCATGTTATAAAGACTTTCATATACTGTTCTCGGAAATGCATCTGGAGCACTTGGTTGTGCAACGATATCAACAGTAACAATCTCAAATTCGGAAACTGCCCCGTCATTACCAACATTACCGGAACCACGGGAAGAAACGCCCAACTTCGCCCCCGACTGCAACAATGTCTTAATAATGTTGCCCATCGGGGTTGGGACTATTTTCAGCTTACCGTATCCATCTGCACCTTCCATCCACATTTCTGTAATGAGGTGACTAACACGGTCTAGGTTAATAGAGAGCTCTTCTGGATGGTCGAGCTCGCCCATAACTGATTGACCGGTACTTAACTTTTCTGTAATCGAATGAACTGCTTTGGCTATTTCTCTCGCAGGATATACACGTTGGTTTTGGTTTCTTACGTCACCTTGGATAAAGATCCCTTTCATGCAGAGATCTTTACCACCAATCTTGTTATCTTCTTCAAGAAGTTGTACATGCGCCTTATCAAACGATAAGAATTCGTACAGTTTATTTGCCATTTACGTCAGTCCTTACGCTGGTTTCTTTGACAATGGAGATTTGCTAAAACCATCGCCTGCTACTTTACCACCGGTAAACTTAGCTGTTGTATCTGCTTTTGTAGAAACATTCTTCGGTGTTACTTTTACGTTATCCGATGGTGTTTTATTTGTTGCAGAATCACCGTGGTATTTGCCATACTCGCCGCCAGTGCCTTTACCAATCTTAACTGGGCCGCCACCGAAGTCTTTCTTAGCAGGTGCGTGTGTATATGGTGACTGATTTTGTTCAGCGCCCAAAGACATACCTTTACCTGTACCGACTAACTTAGCTGTGCCTTTTTGACCTGTATCGCCTACTGCGTTAAGAAACTTTGTTTCTTCGTCGACTTTCTTATCTTTCTTTTTGTCTTTTGCTTGTGCTGCAAGTTTAAGTTTTGCTGCCTTATCGTCGACTGCCTTCTTTGCTTTTTGTTTCTCGAACATTGTTGCTGTGATTTCGCCGATAACTTTTTCTTCGCCGTCTTCGCCACCAAAGTCTTGTTCGCCACCGAAGTCTTCTTCGCCACCAAAGTCTTGTTCGCCACCGAAGTCTTCTTCGCCACCAAACTCATCATCGCCGCCGAAATCGTCTGCATCGCCGTCAGGCTCGCCGCCGAAATCGTCTGCATCGCCGTCACCTTCTCCACCGGACATGATTTCTTCAAAATCAGCAGTTAGTTGAGCAAGTTGGTCTTCCAAAGATTCGATCCTATCTTCCACGGATCCTTCTTCGCCTTCACCTTCTTCGCCTTCGCCTTCTTCGCCGCCGAATTCATCGTCGCCTTCTTCGCCTTCTTCGCTGTCGTCAGCTTCACCGTCGTTTTGTTCGTCCGAATCAATATCATCGGCATCTGCAGAGATATCGTTTGTGAAGTCTTCGCTAGGTTCGCCACCTACAACGTCATCTTCTTCGTCGACAATACTTTCATAAATAGTTCTTGCTTTTTCTACAATGATAGAATGTAGTAATTCAGCAGCCCGGTCCGAGTCTTCTGATAACAGAAGGTCTAATACCTGTTCTAGCTTTTTTTGTTGTGACATGCCTAGCCTCTCCTTGTTTAGTTAAAAATTTAAAGCCCATATTAATGGTGTTCTAGCTTATTTAACTAAATGGCCGCGATCGTAGGTGGAAATGGCTATAAAAGACGCCATTTTGTATATTTTTTAGTTATTTACTAAAAAACAGGAGTATTACATGCCTGGCATGCCGCCAGCTTCCTGAGCTGCTGCCTGTCCATACATGTCGGGAATGAAGTTAAGATGCTGTGCAGTTTCGTATTTTTCGACATCGCGGGCCTTCCTTAGCTTCTGTAAATGAAGTATAGTTAGTCGCGGACGCCTTGTATCATCCATGTGTGTAATTCCCATTTGATCATCTGCAGGATCATAGAATTCGAAAAGTAGTTCTTTAACATTCATACAGTTATTTATCATTTCGAACAATAATAAATCTATCATCATAGGTGCCAGACTCTACATCTTGTAAATGATAACCATCTATTTTAATACGATTGATTATTCTGTTATACAATGATGTCCTGTTGCCGTCGTCTTTGTGTGATGAAAACTCAACTGACTCTGGTGCATATCTAGCAATAAAGTCTTTTATAGATGCAATCACAAAAGAAAAAACTTGTAATTCGCTCCCCGACCCTGTTTTACTGACATATTTCCTACCTGGGCGCGACTCTGTAAACGCAATTTCCCACTTGTTGGCACTGCTATATTTTAATGCTTCGAAGTCAACATTTCTATTACCTATAGTTGCCCTTGTTCTAAACTCTGATGCATGAGCGCTTACTGTCGATTGTATATCACTATCAAGCGACTCTGGTATACTAAACTCTGCCGCTTTCATTACTGACTACCGAACCCGCTTACTTCTGTGTCGGACACAGGGGCTCCACCTGCGTCATCTCCCATACCATCACCCTCTTCTGGAGGTGCCATACCGTCGATTCCGGAACTTGTTATACCAACATCGGATAGGCCTGCTGCGGGAGAGCCGCCGCCCATACCACCCATGCCGCCTCCGCCACCTGCTCCGCCACCTGCTCCGCCACCTGCAGATGCAGAAGGCCTTGAGAGTCTACTACGTTCTTCTTTCCACATAACTTCGTTTTCATTAAGTTGAGCTTCTGTCCAACCAAGATACGTTTTAAGAATAAACCGTTTAGACACAAAAGATATATCTGTAAGTGCCTGAAATGTATTAATGCGAGCAGAATCTAGTTCTAACTGTCTATACTCAGAGAAAGATTGTGCAGGAGTAAACGTAAGCTGGAACAAGCTATTATCTATTGTTATTCCTTTATGTTTAAGAAATAACTTAAACTCATCATCTATAGGCTCTATTATCTGCTGTTGATACCTAGTTACTACTTTTGAAAATCTAAACTCCTGAATAAATGCTGTACCTACTTTTCCGTCGCCCATTGCTGCTGTGCCGTCTTCCGGTCCTGTAGGTAGATAAGAACTAGGAACGCCGAGCGCCCTTAACATCTTATTGTTGAAATATTTTAAGTCATCGATATCACCTAGGTTATCTCCGCCTTGTAATGTTTCTACTTTTGAACCACGGCCTTCACTTGTCACAGCAAAGAAATAATCTTCTAGCATAGACATAGGATTGTATGTTGAATCAACAACACTGGCACCGCCACCTGTTCTACTAGGCACGCGCTTTTGTTGAACTTCATAACGAACACGTTCCAAATATTGTTGTGCTTTATTAGGTGGCATTGTGCCCACATCAATAAAGAACATACGTCTTTCTGGAGCACGGTGTATGCGATATATTAAAATAGCATCTTCGAGCAGTTCTTTTTGTTTATAAACTTTGTATATTTGTTCTAGTATACTTAATCCAAACGGCCAAGCTATATTCATTCCGTCAGTAAGCGATAGTTGAACAATGTGTGCTGCATCAACTGCCGTAGCACTTCCGTCTTGGTAGTTAGCAGAACCTGCACTGCCAAACCCACCCGATACATAGTTCATATTACCTGCCATTGGTGGGGAAAATACAATACTATTAGATCCAAATGCTTGTGTAGATAGCTTGTTTAGTTGATTTGTTGCTATTAAATTCTTCTGATTTAAATCAATATCTTTAATGAAATAGCTTTCTATTTTCTTACCTTCGCTTTCGTTGACAATAACCTTTTCTACTTTAACTGGATCAATCCAATAAAGTTCAAATGTTTCGGGGTCTCGTAAAAAGAACTGATCTCCGTATACTAATGTAGAGCGAAACATTCTCCATAATCTTCGATTGAGTTTATTCAACCTAACCCACTGACTTAAAGTCTTTTCTAATATCTGTATTTCGCTAGGAGTAGGTTCGTCGTTATATTCTATCAACAACGGTAACTTTGTTACTTCATCGGGCTCGGCACCGAAATCGGCAATAGTGTCCAGTGCTGCGCTAATTTCGTGATCATAATTCATTTGATCATATACAGTGTATCGTTGCAGTCTATCTGGCGGGCCGGAGTACACTTCTGGTAACCAACTGTTATATTTGTTAGATGCTGTATATGCACCGGTATTATCAACTGCACGTTGTGCAACTGGTAACACTGAATTAACGGGTTTGAAATATTTTTTAAATGACATTGGTTTTCTCTATGTTATCGATTCTTCGATGCTCTTAGTATGTCTTTATTGACGCTTACTAAGTTGTTTGTACTCAACAATATTTGTTCTAAAACAGAACTTTGGTATGCTATAACGCTATTTATGTCGGTTTTGTCTGCTGCCTTCTCTATTCCGGGTTTCGACGGTATAGACGAATCGCTAGAAGGTGGCGACAAACCTGCTGCTGCCGGTGTTGCAGAAGGACTAGACACAGTAGTTAATCTCGGCGAGGTAGGATTAGATACGCCCGACGGGGATGTAGGAGATGGTAATCCTATACCTGTTAATGATAACGCAGCAAATGCTGCTGCCTTTACAACACTTATACTGTTGACTGTTTCTACTATACCTTTTAATGTATTTAACCCAGTAAATGATGATAGTGCAGAAGATAGTGTAGACATACCTGTTGCTATAGACGACATCGAACTTGCTGTAACTTGTAATGAGTCACCCATGCCAGAAAGTTTAGTAAGTTGGTCTAGTATTGATCCATCGCCGAACAGTTTAGAGAAACCGTTGCCTATTGTGCTCAGTCCCATTCCGAACGAACTAGCTACGCTACCTGCGGCAAATACACCAAATGCTACGCCTAATGCACCGACACCTAATGCCACTTTAATTAAGTTTGCTCCATCTACCTTAGTAAATGCTTCAAATCCCTCTGCTAACTTCGGCAATGCCCAGCCGATTATATATGCCGATGCTGCTATACCTGCGCTTATAATAGTTATACTGGCAGCTAATACAGCGGCACCTTTTATTATGAGAAGACTGCCTGTGCCGAAGGCCTTTAGTCCTGCTGCAAGGCCTTCGAGCATACCGCCGTCAAGTCCACCCAATCCATCTAACAATCCACCGCCTTTACCTTTCTTACCGCCCTTTGTTTTGCCGCCGGATCCATCCGCGCCTAAAGAAGTAGTCCATCCGTCTGATGCAGAACCTTTCTTACCACCTCTCCAATCTTTAAACTTAGCAAACATGTCTATGACTACGCCGAATCCTGAAGCGAATGCAACTATTGCTGCTGTTCCTGCTACTAGGGCACCGGCCCAGGAAAGTACAGTAGGGCCGAATATGTCATAAATCTTAGTAACAACCCAGTTAATACCGTCTACTAGCATCGTAAAGCCTTTAATCATACCTTCTGTCGGTGCAAATAGTAGTTGAAAACTCGCAGATAGCTTATCTAATGCAGTAGATAGCTTAGACCTCACTTCATTTGTTTTCATTTGAGCGTCTCGTAATTTTCGCTCTTCTTCTGTTAATGCCTTTGTAGAATCGGCCTGTTGTTCTAACGAAACAATAAAGTCTAAGGATGCTTGTGCTTCGGCTGATCCTGCTTGGGCGAGTAGGGCAAGCTGTTGTTTTTTTACACTGAATTCCATTCTGTTTGCTGCAACAAAAGACTTCATCTCTTGGGCTTTCAAATCTGCAGGCATATCACCCAAGGTATTTGTAAAGGCAGTAAACTTTTGTGCGAAGCCGCCCATACCTGCTTTTTGTAAATTCATAAACGTAGCATTTAATGGCTTGATAGGGTCAGACATTAACTTCAGAATCTGTTTAGCTATATTTTGATCTTTGAATGATGCTAAAAAGGTCTCCATCTCTAACGCCGATTCATTACCTATTCGACCAGCCAACACGTTTGCATCGGTACTCTTTGATATTGATTCTAGGTTAGAAAGCATTGCGCCACGGGCCATGCCGGTTGCCATTGTTAGCTTAAATATACTACCACCCAGTTTTACTAAACTATCGCTTCTTTCTTTATCTGTCAATGCTGTGACATCGGCATGGGCCATTTGTGCAGTCGTCATTGCACCCAATAAATCTGCTGTCTCTTTTGTAGAGTACCCAAACGAGCTGAGCCCTTGTTGAGCACCCGATATTGTAGTGGCAAATTTCTTTACGCCTATTAAATTTATCGCATTACTATATTTCATCATAGCAGCCGATAAATCTGTATATCTCACTCCTGCTTCCTTAACTAATCCTTGCAATGCAGCGAATCCGCTTGTCCCTTCGGCAAATCCACTTGTTACGGCTAACCCTGCCTCATTTAACTTAGTAAATGTATTGAAGTTTTCTTTAAATGTTGAGGTAATACTCTGGCCCAACTTCATTAAAGAAGCAAATAGTGCAACCTTTATGACATTATTTGATTTCCATTCACCCCATCTTCTGCGTATTTGATCGGCTTCTTTTTCTTCTTCGCCCCAAAACTTACGTCGTTTCTTATTCTCTTTTGTTAAATCGACGGCATCATTTATTACCTGCTTTAATGCATCATCGAGCTTATTAACCTCTGCAGGAGATAGTGCCGAACCTTTCCCTGTAGCACTTTTCATAAGCTGACCCAGCGTTAAATTCTGAATTTTCAGGCTTTGAGCTAAATGAGTTTGTATTCTGTTAGCCGTGGCCTCGGTGGCCCAGGGAGGATATCCATCTAATGCGCCAAAGAGAGACCCTGCATTCGACCCTGCGATAAAAACATTTTCAGTCATAATTTCCGGCAATTAAGTATATAGATAAATAAAAGTAATACATATTTGATACTATTTATCAAATATAAAATAAGGCGCATTATGGATCAAAAAGCTAACAATCCACTCAAACAATATTTCCGTCAGATTAAACTTTATATGAAACTACCTAGCGGAACATCATACTATACCGATAATGTTGTAGAATTTACTACCACCGGAGAAATAGGTGTTATGCCTATGACAGGTAAAGATGAACTACTATTAAAGAACCCCGATGCACTGCTAAACGGTGAGGCATTAGTCGAGATTATTAATAGTTGTGTGCCTGCCGTTAAAAAAGCAACAGCATTACTTACTAACGACATTGATGCGTTAATCACTGCTATAAGATTTGCCACATACGAGGATACGCTTGAAACAGAACTAGTTTGCCCGTCGTGTGGAACTCAACACTTATTTAAACTAGACTTACAGTATTCAATAGATAACATGACATATCTTGAAAAAGACTATGTAGTTAATCTTGACAGTGGAGTTAGTATATTTGTTAAGCCTTACGGTTTTCCAGAGTTACTAAAAGGACTTCACGCACAGTTCGAACAAAGTAAAATATCAAGGTCTATAGCCAATGAAGAAATCAACGAAGATAAAAGAATGAAGATGTTTTCGGATGCATTTAAAGAAATGATTGTTATAACAAGAGACCTACTATGCAACTCTGTTATAAAGGTAGTAGATGAAAATAATAATATTAATGTAACTGATAGAGCATTTATAGCCGAGTTTCTTAATAATATTAACAAAACCGAATATGATAAAATATCAGACCTAATAAAAGAAATAAACCTAATAGGTATAAAAAGATCTTTTATTGCCAACTGCGATAAATGCGGACATTCGTGGGAGAGTGAGATAGATTTTAATCCAGTAAATTTTTCATAAGGTCTTTAATCTTCCTGCCACCAGAGCAGCTTCAAGACCTACTTAAATCATATGCTGCTGAGACAAGGGCGTTGAAAGAACAAGTAATGGAAATATGTTATTTCATGAAAGGTGGTATAGAACTTGAATCGGCATGGAGAATGTGTTTTACAGATAGAGAAATGGCAATAAGAGTAATAAACAAAAAGATAAAAGAACAGAATCCTAATGCAAAGGAGTATATGTAATGGATACGATAGAAACTGATATTCCTTTAAACGATATAGAATGTTGGGAGAGATACCCTAAGCATAGATGGGTCTATGATCTTTCAAGACTGCTAGATGCACAGAATATAGATTGGAGTTTATATAAAACCCAGTCATTAACTCATTCGGCTATTTGTATAGATATAGACACAGATATCGAAATATTTCCTGCTCATATTTTTATCAAAGAACCCACTGGCGATAAAATACTTACAGAGCTGTGCATAGTCAAGGGAGAGATCAAATATTCAAGATCACTAGATATATCTTCAAAGTCATTCGTATCCATTAATGGCAATATAGAATTACAAATAGCAGCATTCATATCTATGTATTTCCAGAAATATTCAGGTATCATATCAATGACCACTATAGGCTCACATATATACTCAATATCCCTTAAGTCATCAGCACTTATGCCTGCAGAGACAAATGCAGAAGTAATAAAGCTACTCAAGAAGATATATAGAAAAACTATATAGCTCAACTAATCGGTCTTACAGACCAAGTCTTTCATAAATGCCTTCGCTTCGTAAACTCAGCGATGCATTTATTCAGACAACTTTTTAAGAAAGATGATCGGTATTTAAGTGTCCTGACGGTAGAAGTCAGACCAAGGGTATCCAAAACCTTGGATACCGAAAATGCTTGACAGCATCGCCAGACTCTGAACCGAAATATTTATGTAGTGTTGGATTGATTATGTCAACTACGCGCTAGGTTATTGCTTTATAGCGTTTCGGAAGGGGGACAAGGTGTTGTAACACCACACGTCCTCATCGCATATGTAAATACTTTTCAGACAATATTTACACGACCAGCAAGCCATACCCTGTTTTCACATACCTGCTGCAAACTTAAACTCGATCATCTTACTTGTGACGTGCATGGATTCCTCCGTTCGCCCGAGCCTCTGTAGCTCTATCTTTCATATGATCTTGCCGATGTACATTCAACGGACTTGGCTGTTGCGCTCTATTCTGAACGACACGCCTGCGAAATATTTAACTAGGCTCGCTAACCTTATAATGTATGTCTTTGCCGCATACCGCTGTGATACGCAACGCGCTGATTTATATTGATTTGAAATGATTTGAAAGATTTACGCTTTTGTCTTTGAAAGTTCACAGGGCGCGTCAGTCCTGCTATCTACTTATTATTTAAATGTTATTGAACAACTTTTTGTTGTTATACTATTTTATCATCGCGACACAACTATGGCTAATAATATTGAGTCAGTTAAATGATTCGGGATCTGTTGTAAAAACCCTCATCTCTTTTATACGGCGAAGCCACCCTGCCAAGAACTTTTCTTGCGTGGGTTTATTGGCCGCAATGTCACGATAAAACTGTTCTCTGTTATCACAGATTGCGTTGCATAGCACAATCTGATCTGCATTAGTGGCTTTTTCTAAGGTAGCAGGACCTATCTTACCATCTTCCTCTACCAATAATGCCTTTTGTAAAAACTTACTTGCTCTGCCTACACCGTGATTGATGCATCCATCTAAGTGCAATATACCGGTACGCGGAGAAAGTTTGTCGCAAGAGCCTAATAACCAATATCGCTTGTAATAGACTGCTTTGGCCTGTGCCCATGTTAGATCGGTTATATTTAAGTCTAAATTCGCGTTCTTTGCGACCCCGAACTTTGTTTCGCCGCCCGAGTCATCGGGGTCATTTACATAACCCACTGCTTTACGCTGTTGAGGAGTAGATATAAGCCCTGCTTCAACATCTGGGGTCATTTTCCAAAATCCACCGACTTCATATAACATGGCATGATTAATCGCAGCCTCGAAAGCGTCCGAATACATATCTTTCTCCCTAATAGCATATTTATCCAAATGGTAAATATGTTAAATAGGGAGTTATTATGGTAGAATTAATAAAAGAACTTAAGAATAAGACAAATAGCGAAATATTAGAAGAAATTCGGAAAGACATTATTGCAAATAGAACAGAAAGGAACCAGGCATTAAATACTCTCCGTAAAGAAGTCCTCCAACACGAACAAAAGAAAAATAATGAAATTAAAAGAAATAGATGATTTAGATCGAACCTGGGCGGTAACAGCAGGTATAAATCTTGATATAGATACAGATTTCAAAGAAGCCACCGAAATTTTAAGATTACTCCTAAAACTAAAAAGCCCACACAGAAATAACTTCTGGATACCGAGAATCGAACAGATAGAATATAATATAAATCGAATTATTGACGCGCAGTTAAATGAAGATGAATCAACCATGTTGTTAAAGAATAAGGCGACAGGTTATTTACAAGAAAGTTGAAAGAGATATTATAATATGGCAACAGGTAAAGTAAACGGAAAGAATAAGGGCAATACATTTGAAAGAAAAATGGCTAATCTGTTGTCTGCAAGATTCAAAGATTTTTTAGGTATAGATACAGGATTTCGTAGAAACTCGGATAGCGGTTCCTATTTTGGTGGAAAGAATGTATTTAGAGTAGAAAAGCACGATATGGATCATGCAGTATTTGGCGACCTGATGTGCCCTGTCAACTTTAAGTTTTCAGTCGAGTGCAAACACTATAAAACTGCACCATCATTCCAATCAGTTATAAACAAAGAAGTTACACAATGGGATGGGTGGATCAAACAGGTAGAACAAGATTCTACAAGCGCCGGAAAACTACCACTACTTATAATAAAGTATAATAATGTCCCGGAATTTGTATTTGTTAAAAATAAGTTAGAGATAGACGAGATATTAGTGTATAAGGGTTATTATGCTTATACACTGACTTCGGTATTGGCGTCAGACAACACATTATTCTTTTTGTTATCTACTTAAAATATTATGTAATACGTTCGACTGGAACACAAATTTCGTCAAATGTTTCTTTATTGTAATCCCACCAATTCACTTTACATTTATTTTTCTTTTTGGGCGACCCGTCCATATTGAACGGTACTTCAATGTTACTTGTTTTAGAAATATGAAAATATGCTGAAAAAGGTATCAAGAAAAAATAAAACTTATCTTGTTTTCGTTCATACACAACTGCCCGTATATAGCCACCTTTCCTGTGTAGGTTAGTTATAGGTGCCCCGTATTTAGTGCCCTTACCGGATATCCTAACAGACGAAAGTTTAGCATCTGATTCATCATGAAAATCCTCACCAGCAGCATTATGTTTAGAAATACTGCCGGTAACATGTATAGCATGTTCTAGCAATGATCCCAGGTTTGTCCAAGAACCATCTGCGACGGTTTGATAATGATCGAAATATGATTCGGTAGATCTATTAGGATATGCCAGCGGCCACAGGAAGGTGAAGTGTTTAAGACAAAGGCGTTCAGCGATAGGATAGGACATTCGGGTGTTATTCTTTAAACGTGATATTTACATATCCATCACTAACGGCCTGTGTATCTTTACCTGAATCACTAATCCAGCGAAATCCTAACTTATCACCAAATATCTGTAACCCTATATCGGATATATCAACTAGATTGGCAATAAACATCTTGGTTGGATCAATAACAATAAGTGAATACCATCCGTCTATCTGTTTATATTGTTTTAAAACTGTTGTACCAATAACATTGTAGAACATTTTACAGTCGTCTATAGTTGCAAGTCGTTTGCACATATGCTCTACATCGGGAGAATCTTTAAAATCTCTCCATAGATTGGGGAAATATTCTAAATATATAGTTTCTGCTGAAGGCTTTGTTTTAATCCAGTCCCTATGCTGTTTAAAATTGCGTGCTGGGCCAGCCCTGTGTCCTTCGAAAACACGGCGGTTTAACTCCTTCTGAACACGAAGAATTTCTCTATTAGGTTTTAAACTAGCACCGTTTTTCTTTAGTTCTAGCCTAAGTATTTCGCCTGCACGAAATAGTGTACCATCCCCATTTCCGATACAAGACCATCCCTGTATAATTAACGGAAAACATAGTTCTCCTACACCAACACCCTTAGGGGTGTATCTTAATAGTGTTTCAAATAAATATTTCCAGGAATTATTATTAGAAAGCGCAGATGGATAAAATTTAGCCAACGGTTTAAGAAAATTAGAATCTAAAATAACATTACTGATTAAGTTGTTATCATCTAATAATATATCTAACATATTATCTCCGTCGCCATGTATGGTATGAGCATACCACGAGAATGCCCGAAAATAATCAACAAAATGTTTTATGCCGGTGCCTACAGATGGAATCATACCGCGTTTACTTAATAGATCAGTCACTTTTGTATCAAATGATGTAAATGTTGTCATAATATAACTCCTTGTTTAAATAATATAGTGTCTGCACGACAGTAGTTATTGTGTAGTAAACATATCACAAAGTCAAGAATATCAAATACATATCATCTTATACAACATGAAAAAGTGTCTTATATTCGTTTTCTTTCTTTACTTTTTTCTTTTCTTTCTTAGCTTCTATAACTCGCTGACATTTCATATTAACAATATCTTCTGAATATAATAATATTTCCGTCGCTGCCTTAGCTAACCTATTTCCGTCTTTGTCAGTTGCCCGTCTCCCGGCAGTGTATGTCACAGTGTAATAACTAATCAGTAGGCTTCCTTTATTATCGGTGTAAAAAGAATCACCTGTATCTCTATTACAGAACATTACTAAATGTCCGTCTACTGTGGCTTTTTTACAGAAATGAATAACCTCTAGTTGTTTAGCATCTGTAAAATCTTGCCCATATTGTGTAAAACTGCCACGATACGGTGGGTCGAGAAAATATAATGCCTTACCTGCAACCTTATCACAACAATCTTCCCAGTTGCCTGTATAGATGTCTACTTTTTGTAAAAATATATTCCACTCTAATACATTGTCTTTATCATATACTTTATCTGTATGACTTAACAACCCACACGGTGTGCAAAATCTACCTTTTGCTTCTATGGTACTCTGAAAAATACCATTGAATGCTGTCTTCATTAAGAAATATAATGTCGCTGATTCTTGAACAGATGACCATTTTTTATAATCTGTTGTGTATTCTTTTCTTATCTTATAGAAAAATACCTTACGATCTTCTTTACTTAATGGCAGATACTGATTGCATAACTGATCACAGTATAAAATAAAATTGTTTACATCATGTTTGATTGCGGTATATAGCCCTACTATTTCCGGATTTATGTCATTAAGAACAAACTTAGTAACCGATGGATTATTTTCGGCAATATGTATCATCATCGCGCCACCGCCGAAAAATGGTTCAACATAGGTGTCATATCCCGTGTATGGTATGCCCGGATCAAGCAGATATTTCTGTATCATTTTGTTTTTCCCACCAGCCCACATATATAATGGTTTCATTTATTTAATACTTCCTTATTCGTCGTTTTCGACACTTTCGATGTTGGTAAACCCGCCTTCCTTGACAACTTTCAATACATTAGATATTCTACCCACTAATTCATCGCGGTGTGAAATCAAAAATACATTCCTCTTATGATCCCTTGCCATCTTTTTCAATATAACTAATGATGATTCCACTCCACTTGTATCCAACCCATTATCGAGTAGCTCGTCAACAAACAGTAGATTTATCTTATCATTCATTGATTCGAAAACATCCCTAAATGACCAGGATAGTGATAATATAAGCCGCGTTCTTTCTCCCCTACTCAGATTATCAAAGTCAAACTCTTTTCCATACATTGTAATTTCTACCTCAAGATCAGACTTAAACTTCACTGTGTGGGGCAACCCAATGTCTATTAGATACTGTGCTAATCTATGATTTAAATATGTTAGATTTTGGTCGATAATCTTTTTACGAATGAAACTATCTTTATTAGTTAATAGTTTAAGAAGAAAATCCTGGTGATCCTTTAGCTTAACCAACTCGTTCATTACATCGAACTTAATCTCCTGAATACCATCTTTTCTTAAGGATTCGATTTGCTCTACATATGGATTAGCAGTTGCTAATTCACTCTCTAAGCTATTACCGAGGTTACTAAGTGTTGTTTTGTGCTCATATGCCTCATCTATTGTGTCGTAAAATGTGTCAGGCAATATAGGGATGATTGCTTTAACCGATGTTGCAAGTGTTGACACTTCTTCTTTCTTGAGTTTCTTTGTAACAAGTTTGTCTTTTTCGTCTTTCTGTCTGGTTACATACTCGTTGTGTACTTGTTCGTGAGTATCTTTGTCCATTTCCTGAGAGCATGTTGGACATATTTTTTCTACAGATGTGGATAATATTTTATCAAGCCGCGCTACTGCTTTGGTAGATTCTACCACATCCTTTTCTAACGCAGTTAGTTCACGGGATAATGCCCTATATTCTGCAGTAAGATCTTCTACTTCTTTTTTAGATTTATGCAACTCTATCTCTTTATCTATATCCACTGCCATAAATTCTAAGATAGAAGTTTGTAACTCATTTATTTTTTTCGTCTTTTCACTGTTCCACGTAAGCGATTTGGTTTCCAATCCCGAAATATTAGTTTCAATTCTTTTATTCGCCGCTGCAACTGCCGCAATACGAAATTCTTCCGCTTTAATTTCATCTTTTGTAATCCTTGCCTCTTCCTTTAACTTTTCAGCTTTTTCAGATAGCTTCGTAATACCTAAAAGTTGTTCTATCAGAACCCTTTGATCATTTGTGCGTAACGCAAGAAACGGTTCTATATAAGTATTAAGCGCAAGGATGTGCTTGAACATGTCGTGCGTTATGCCGATAGTTCTTACTATTTCTTCTTGTGTATTCCTACCCTCGCCCTGCGATTCATCGATGTCAGCAGCTTTTACTTTGGTTAATGTATCTTCTTCCTCTGTCTCTTTACCTGCCTCTATAAACTTAAATATATTAGGTCTTCTACCACGTTTAATAGTGTATGCTTTTCCATTAATATCGAACGTAAGTGTAACCAACATATTCTTTGAGTTAGAAACATTTATAAGATTATCTTTTCTTATATTTGTTAATGCTGTGCCATACAGTGCATAAGATAATGCATTCACAATGGCACTCTTACCGACACCGTTGCGATTGTCATTTCCACCTAAATCTAAATTCTCGCCTAATACCAATACAAGCTCACTTCTGCTGAATTCCACCTGTTGGGTTATATTTCCAACAGATAGAAAGTTTTGTATTGTTAGTTTGTTTATTTGGAGCATTTATTATAACCTATTATATATTTCTATTAACTTTGCGCCAGTGCATGTACCATCTACTACAGTTAGTAACTGCTCTATAACAATAGTATCTACCGTTTTCATAGTGATATCTTTACCTTCAGTTGAGGTAGTTTCTTCTTTACTTCGTATTAGCTTAAACTCTCGTATCGAATATTGCTCTATGAATGTTTCTCGTAAATATGTTGCTTCTTCGTATGTAATATCTATATCTAACACAACCTGTAGGTGTGTTTTTGGTAATAGATATTTTTCTGGATCGGCCATTAACGATGATAACGGTATATTAATGAATCGCGGACCGTCTGCATAATTCACATACTCTGGTTCTCCGTTCCACTCTAAAAACATTGCACCTCGATCGAAATCCCACACATCTGAAAAGTTATGTCCAAACGGGTTGCCTATGTAGTTTATTTTACCCTTAGTTTGGCGTAAATGGAAATGACCTGAAAACACATAATCCTGAAATTCAAAGTGTGTTGCATTTAACATACCGTGATCCGGCATGTCGATCATTGCATTCATTTTAAAGCCCGGCAATTCTAAGTGGCCAAATAGATATTTTGTTTTCATTTCGGCAACGTCTTTCCACTCATCCTCTACCAACCATGGCACAAGTGCTGTGTCATCTATTATTATTGGCTGGTCAACCATTATGACATTTGGAAATAATGTAGCAAATCTTGATGTTGTTATTGATCTATTTTCCCTGAAATATAAATCATGATTACCTACGAGAAAATATACCTTTTCAAAGTTATCATTTAACATTTGCAATGCAGTTATCATGTAGTTTTGTGTAACTGCATTTACACTGTTTCTATGATGATGAAAATCACCCATTGATATACAGGTTTCGGCGCCCTTAGCTTTTGCTTGGGCGATAAACCATTTTAAAAACTCAATGCAATCTTCGTTATGATCTTTAGAATTATGCTTTAGACCGAGGTGTATATCTGTAAAAACAGCACACTTTTTAAATAATCCCTTGTTTGGCAGCATCCTGTGCATCCTCTCTTAGTTGTCTTACTTCTGTTTCTAACTCAAGTTGCCGTGTAAAGCTAGGACTTGCACCACTATCTATTAGTAAATCATCCCGTAAATCTTGACTTTTCTTTTCTAAGTTAAACACTCTTGTAAAGCTATTACTTACAGATGCAGTATAATACGAAAATGGGTTGTCAGATTTGTATTCATCAAACTGTAAGCCCATATGAGATAGCTGTAGCAATGCTTGCCCTTTCATTTCATCTAAATAGGTATATCCGCGCCAGTTACCTCGTTGTCCATACTTATTAACCATAAGAATAAACATTTTGGCAAGTTTATTTGTTATAGACCCGTGATCTAAACTAAATGCCCCTTTCTTGGAATGTGATCTTCCAACCTCTACCGGTATACTATTTACCAATATATAATGCTTAAATGGGAAGAAGTTTAGTTTCATATGACCGTCGGCAGTAGATTTTGGAGATTTTTTTCTTCCTGGTGCCATCGGTATATGATCAAACCCTAATACACGAAATACAAGATCGTCAACTGAAATAGTATCCGGCTTGACTTTATATTCAGCTAACTTTGGCTTATCAGCTTTAGTAACAACACCAGCTGCCAATAACGCTGCTTCGTAGTTCCTTGCTGCTATTCTTGATGCTCTAGTAGCCTTTGCTCGTGTTATTGTATCGTCAAGCAACATATCTTCTACCTTTTCAACTATAACGTCGTAGTCTTCGTACTTCGGATCCACATACTCACTAAATGAATTTTTACTTTTGTGTATTTCTTTTAGCATATCCTTGTTATTCAGATAGTTAATCTTTTTAACTGGAAATACCGAAACTTCCTGAATAATGTCTTCACTGTCTTCGTCGTCATCAAACTCTATCATAGATTCTCCAAAGTGGGTTTCGTATAAGTATAACATATCTAACATGCTTGGTCAAGGATTTCTTAATAAAAACAGTAGTTTATTATTCTGGTAAATAAGCAAGTTAGGAGAATATATTTATGGCAGGACAAGATTTTAGAGCAAGATTAGGCCCGAAGAGTGTGTCGGCGGCAAAAACAGAAACAGGCATATTAGGCCCTGCAGATCAATCAAATATACTCTGGCCACTCCATGCCACTAATGGCATATTATTTCCTTATACCCCGTCTGTTACCGCAGGAAGTCAAGCAGAGTATGATTTAAGTCCATTCATACATTCTAACTACGGGTATAATGCGTATGTTCGTTCGTATCCTAAGCCGATTAACATATCTACAGAGTTTACAGCACAGTCAGATGCTGAAGCATTCTATATGTTAGCAGTTATACACTTTTTTAAATCATCAACTAAACTTTATTTTGGTGTGCAAACATACAAAACATCGGGCACGCCTCCGCCTGTGTTATTATTTAACTATTTAGGAGATCATCAGTTTAATGATGTTCCCGTTGTAGTGAAATCCTTCGGATATACTTTAGACGCTGCTGTAGATTATGTGCCTGTTTATACGGCAGGATTAAACTCTAACGGAGACGGCCTATCTTTACCGGCTGGAAAAAGCAACGGCTACTCTTGGGTTCCTACACACATAAAAGTTGAAATAGAACTAGAAACACAATACACACCGATTAAAACAAGAAACAACTTTAACTTAGATAAATTCCGTAGCGGCAATCTTATAACCGGGGGATATATTTAATGTCACAGTTTAAAAAATCGAGTCCTTATGTAAACACGCCTATTAATGATTGGTATTTAGATATAATGCCTACACTCAAGGTGCCTAAAAGCGACTACGATAAGATTGTTAAGATACCTGCGGAGTATGATCAGCGGCCCGATCTGCTAAGTCAGGCCGAATATGGTACCCCATCATTGTGGTGGGTGTTTGCAGTAAGAAATCCAGACACATTAATCGACCCTATAAACGACTTTATAGCAGGTACAGAGATTTATGTGCCAGACAGTGTGATACAATAATATGGCAGGTATACCTTCATCAAGTGGTTCAAAAAACTGGGGCAGCGGTGGCAAATGGAAGCCAAAGACTCAGGGCGGCAGCGGCCGTGGCGGCGCCGGTGGTCCTACCGCGGGAGAAATAAACGCATACAGGCACAGCCTACCCGCAACAGAGAAAGAAGTATATAAGTTAGATTTCTCACCTAATATGTTAGATAACTACGACACATATACATATCACTGGAAGTTGTTTATAACATCCACTGCTAATGCGAATTCCGGTGCAGTATTATCTCCTGAAAATCAAACTATAATAGCAGAAAGTGGTGTAACTGACTTAACAATAGATAAGGTAGAATTCAACGGTATCGCAGTGCCTTCTGTAGAAGCAGGTACAGGAACCCAAACTATTGTTAAGTTCGAAATTGTTGAACCATCCGGCGCTGGTCTATTAGATAAAATGTATGCAGAAGCAAGTGCGCTAGGTATAGGTAACTGGCTTGTTATGCCTTGCTTTCTACAGTTAGAATTTAGAGGAAGAACACCAGAGGAAGCAACCGCTATACCATCATCTGCACCGGGCGGCCTTGGAGACCAACTATGGGTGTGGCCCATTAAGGTGACTGATGTAAAAGCGCACGTTGCTAATATAGGTACCCGATACGATTTCAGCGGCATAGTTTATAATGAGCTTGCACAAGCCAATGCATACTTTAGCATACAGCATTCGATAACACTCGATAACATAACTACATTTGAAGATTCTATGAAAAGGTTGGCAGACAAGATAAATGCTGATCAATATATAAAACTAATCGATAACTATAGTATCCCCGATGTGTATAACATAGTAGTTGATGATGAACTAGCACCACTGGTATTAGCACCAGACTCGATGATTAAGAATACTGCTCGTGGCGGGTCTTTTATTGATTTAAAGAAGAAATCCGCAACCTATAAAGACGGTACAAGTATAGATAAGATAGTAGATTCTTTATTGGCAAACTCAGAAAAGTACCAGACACAACTACAAGGCACAGATACACCGGACGGCGAAGTTAAAAAAGCAGATCAAATCCCGTGGGCGATGAGAAAATTATGGAGAATAGTTACTGAAACTAGACCCATTGTGTATGATCCTGTGAGACAGGATAATGCAGTTGAAGTCACTATTTATATTGTCCAATATGATATGGGTGCTATAGATGACACTCAAGAAGTTTCAACATCTGCTGATGAAGCAAAACTATCCAATAAAATAGTAAATGAGTATATAAAAAATAAAATACTTAATAAAAAATATAGTTATATTTTCACCGGACTGAATGACCAGATACTTCAGTTCGATCTTACTATGAATTTTGCGTATGCCGCAACCTTAGCCCGATTCGGCGGTGTATACTCGGACTCGTCGACGTCGGATACTGGGCTTAATATAGATAAAGCCAGAGAAACAGAAAAAAAGCTAAAGGAAAAACTTAGAGAAGCAATACATTTCATAAATGATGCAACGAGTGAGACAGATATCTTGAAGAAAATATCAGAAACTCGAGCAGAAATAGATAATGCAAAACTAAAAGATACTGAGTTGGCCCTGCGGTATAATAAACTGTTGGAATCTGCTAGGCCAGCAGACCGCCGCAACCATACAACAAGCATAATAGCTGCAGGCGGAACAACACGATCTGGTGAGCCAGATACGAAAACAAAAATTACAGCCAAATCTCTCGCAGAACCTGTGAATGGATATAAGTTTATATCTGACGTAAATTCAGGATCAGCCGACGCCAAGGCAGCAATATCAACTAATATAGACACAAGAAGAAGCAAACTAAGACCTATCCCACGTAGAGAAGGAGCACAAGAAAACACTGTAGGGCCCGGTGGTATAGACACCACTACAGAGGGTGGTCGCGCCAGAGTATCTAATATATTTTCAACAGCATTATACTCAACAGTAGATGCAAGTCTTACTATTGTAAAGTTGCTTATAAAAGGTGACCCATTTTGGTTATTCCCGAGAAGTGTAGGTCATAATATAACTGTACTACCATATAAGTCTATGATGGATACAAAAACGCTTGCTATAGACGAAATCAAAAACAGTCATAGAAAAAATTCGTCATCTGTGAATTTTTACGGTACAGATAACTTTATTGTCATATTGTTTAGAACACCACAAATGGCAATAGACGAAACAGGTGTGATTGACTCATTTGAAAATATAGAAACCTTTAGTGGGGTGTATAAGGTCATTTCCGTACTTAGTAAGTTTGAAATGGGTAAGTTTACTCAAGAGCTTACCTGTAATATCGATCCTATGGTAGATATATTAGGCTTCTTAAAACAAATGAAGACTGCTGCATATACCGCAGACACACCTATTGCAACAGAGAAGCTATCTAACACAACCATACCGCCCGCCGCAGTTAAAAATCCGACACGAGAATCAATGGGTCTTGTGCCGTATGATAAAACTGCGCCAGGTAAACTCAAATATGTAGATTTTTTAGACACGCTCAGGGCATTACCGCCGGGCCCTGGCTCAGGAAGTTCAACAAGAGGTCCAGAAAGGGCAAGCGGCGTATAATACTATGACAGCATACTTAAATACAAACGATAGAACAGTTTCAGCAACAACAAACGATAGCCTACAGGCAGGTGGTAGATCTCCGTTACTCCTCGGCCTATATATGGGTATTGTTAAGAATACAGCAGATGTGCAAAAGAACGGTAGAATGATGGTATGGATTCCAGAGTTTGCCTCTTCGCCCGAAAACGAAAAAGGATGGACAACAGTAAGCTATTGCTCTCCTTTTGCAGGATCAACCAATGTTGCTACAATAGATAAAAACAACACACAACAGTTTGAAGGCACACAGACAACATACGGTATGTGGATGGTGCCGCCCGATTTGGGCAACATAGTGTTGGTTATGTTTATTAATGGTAATCCGGGTAAAGGGGTGTGGATAGGAAGCCTATTTAACCAGTTTGTAAATAATAGCATACCCGGTACAGCATCGTCTGCAAATAACTATCAATATCCGGGGAAGAATATACCTGTTGCAGAATACAATAAATCAATAGGTAATACCACTGATGCAGATACGGTTAAAAAACCATACCATGCAACAAAGTTTAATGGTGTAGGAAATCAAGGACTGATCAATGATCCTGTTCGCGGATCAACAAACTCAAGCGCTCGCCGAGAATCTCCAAGTGAGGTATTCGGCATATCTACTCCGGGGCCAGTAATAAAAGGCAGTAAGAATAAAAGTGATATTAGACGAAAAGGTGGATCATCATTTGTTATGGATGATGCAGAGAACAGCGAGTATGTGCAACTTAGCACGAAATCCGGTGCGCAGATACACATAAATGAATCTAACGGATTCATATACATGATAAACAGAGACGGAACATCCTGGGTGCAAATGGATAAAGATGGAAATGTAGATATTTTTGGTGCAAAGAATATATCTATGCGTGCCCAAAGAGACTTCAATATCCGTGCTGATAGGAATATCAATATAGAAGCAGGCCAGAATATCTTTATGAAGGCTGCTAAAGATACAAAAGAAAAGACAACAACATTTACATACGATGTTAATAATGCACCAGTCACGAAAAATATACCAGAGTGGGGATATGTTGGAGAAGGTAAAGGTGACGGCGGTAATATTGTATTACAGACGCTCAACAACCTACAGAGCACATCGCAGAAAGGTGTATTCTTAACTGCTGTAGAAAACGATATAAATGTTAAAATAGGTAACTCTTTAAGTGTTACTACACAAAACGGTGGCCAAGATTTCAACTCTAAGAAGGGTATAAAACTAACAACAGATGCAGCAGTAGATGTATCAGCCACAGGAAATATTCGTGTAGGATCAAAGGGTACGATATCTGTGGTGGGTATGGGTGATGTTGTATTTTGCACTAACTCAAATATGAGCTTAAATGCTATGAGTAATATAATAGAAACTGCTGCAGGATCTATGTCGTTAGATGCATCGTCATTAAATATAGGCACAAATACTCTTATCGGCGGAAGCCTCGGGGTCACTGGTATTATTTCGTCGTCACAGACTGCAAATCTGAAATCTACCTGGGCAAATATTGCCGGCGGGCTCGGCGCAACAAGTGATGGGTCCGCCGATGGACCAGCGGTAGAGACTCCACTTGTCGCAGAAGGTGCTATGTCAGCTGGTACAGCAAGGCCTGCAGAAGTTAAACCCCTCAATAATAAACTAAACATTCTTGCAACATGGAGTGATCCTACAGACACAAACTGGACATACTTTTCTACATCGGTATCATATAAAGTAGACGATGTAGTGAAATACGAAGCAGATGGGTTATTTTACAAGAGCAAAGTAACGCAACCTAAGGGTGCATTTAATCCATCAAACTGGACAACTGTTACGCCTACGCCGCTATCTAAGTTTAAACGAAACTCGGCTCCTATACAGACTATTGTTTCGGGGTTCCCTACATACGAACCGTGTCCAGAGCATGAGAACTTCAACAAAGGCAATGTGGCAGGTGGTGCACCTGTTATAACACCGGACGATGCCACATATATGGGCTCCGCAGGTGTCGGCAACACACACGCTCAAATGAGTATGACGGGGTATGGATATTCCCCGCCCGCGCCGCCACCTGCTGCTGTAAATCCGGGTTCCTCGAACAAATCAGTGACAGGGGATTCATTAGCGGATAGTAACATAGCCAGTAATATATTAACATCTGCATTAAGGAAACAACTTGTGATACACGAAGGTCTTAAGGATAAATCATACACTGATACAGTAGGACTAATAACAGGCGGTATAGGCCACTTAATGAGGGTTAATGAAATACCGTTATATCCGGTGGGGACACCCATCGAGACTGACCAGATAGAAAACTGGTATTCTGCCGACTCAAGCTCTGCCACAAAGATTGCACAAAAGTTGGTAGGAGATACATGGGATGAATTATCTGATATAAGAAAACGAGGTATAATCGATCTCGCTTATAACCTCGGTATGGGCGGGTTATCTAAATTCGTAAAGTTTCTTGCTGCAATAAAAGCAAAAGACTTTGCCAGGGCTGATATAGAATTATCAACATCAAAGTGGTATAGACAGGTAGGAAAACGAGGTCCTAATATATGTGCTATGATAGGAAATAATATAGATCCGACAAATAAGACAAAGGTAGGATAATATGGCTTGCACAGCACCAACAATTACGGTAGGCGGAGTAACACTTTCTACAAGCGATTTTGAAAACTCCGCTGAATTAGTGAACACTGTTAGTAGTGATAATGGAGATCCTACCTTAGACGAACACGACGAAAATATTGCCAACGGCAATAATACGCAGAGTAAAACAGGTGTGCAGATACCTGCTACAGCTCAACCGGCTATGCAGACAACCTTGCCGCCACCTATATCGGCACCTGCTACCAAGAGTGTTGTAACGCCGCCGCGAGTTGTTCCGCCTGTTGCAACAACATCAACTGTATGGTCGGGATCTTATGACGAGCAACTTAGCACGAATTACAAGGTTAGACATTTCACAATAAATGCTGTATTTAAAAATGAGTTGATTACTTACACCGGTTCGTTGCCTCCTCTGTATGCCGGGCAAGGTAGTATTGATGCCAGATTTAACTGTCTTAAAGCACTCGCAATAAATGTGGCAGAACCAATGCGTGCAAAGTTTGGTGCACTTAATATAAACTCTGCACTCAGAAATAAATCATCAACAAAACCCGACAAGGTAAGCCAACACATATTAGGGCAAGCAATGGACATTCAGTTTGCTGGATGGACTTATGCAAGATACTGGGAAAATGCAGCATGGGTTAAGGATAATATTCCATATGACCAGTTTATATACGAACATAGTGATAAGACAGGGCTTGTATGGTATCACCTAAGTTTCAAACCGTCGGGTAATCGACCTGTTTCAGATGCGTCAAAAATAATGACTATGTACAGAAATCAGTATAGCCCGGGCCTGCACAGCTACGGATAACGTCTTTATAAAAACATCATATAATTTTCCTGATAAATAACAAAAAGAGAATTATATGTCAACTATACAACGCAATCAAATAATAAAAACGCAAATCACACGAAAGCCCTATTTCGTGGGGTTTAATACGGTTGATCAAATAAATCCGCCATATGCATTAACAAATGTAGATATAGTAAAGCGGGATTTACAAAATCACTTTGCTACGCCTATGGGATCTCGCGTTATGCTACCGTTTTTCGGCACAAAAATTCACGAATATTTGTTCGACCCGTTCGACGAATATACAAAGAGCGCAATCATAGAAGATGCGACAAGAGTTGTGTCAAGTGATCCGAGAGTATCGCTTGTTAGCATAGACACATATCAGGAAGATCAGACATTAACGGTTAGTATGGTTCTATTGTTTCAACCCGATGCAATAAGAGACAGTTTATTTGTTACGTTTTCTTTGAACGATAAACAAAATACAAATTAAAGGATAGATATGAGCGGATCAGTAAGAACAACCAATCTGTTTTCGGCAGAAGACTATAAGAAGGTATTTAAATCCTATCAATACATAGATTATACAGCATATGATTTTGACACGCTTAAACAAGCGATGGTGAATTATATTCAGACATATTATCCAGAAGACTTTAATGATTATATTGAAAGTTCAGAGTTTATTGCTATAATAGAGCTGTTGGCATACCTCGGCACAAGTTTAGCATTTAGAACAGACTTGAATAGCAGAGAAAACTTTATAGATACAGCAGAACGTAGGGAAAGTATTATCCGTTTAGCGCAAATGGTTAACTATGTTCCGCGTAGAAATATTTCTGCCAGTGGTTTATTTAAGATTGCAGCAGTGCAAACAGACCAACCCTTAGTCGATGCTAACGGAGTAGCTATTTCTAATACTGCTGTATTTTGGAATGACTCAAACAATAACAACTGGTTTGACCAGTTTGTGCAAATATGTAACGCAGGATTCAATACGCTTAATCCGTTCGGCCGCCCAACAAAGAGTGGCTCTATAGGAAGTATACCTACTGATTTGTATCAGTTGAATAATGTTAGAAACCTATCAGTAACATATCCTACAACAGTTTCTATTACAGGCCAACAATATCCAATCGATATATGCAATCCAGATTTTGTAACAAATCAAACAATATTTGAAAGAGATCCTGACCCTGCTAATGCATTCAACTTCATATACAGAAATGATAGCTTAGGTGTATCATCTGCAAACACAGGATTCTTCTTGTTCTTCAAACAAGGCACGCTAATGAATGTAGATGCCAACTTTGAATTCCCTATGCCTAATAGGTTATTCCCGATAGATATACAGAATATTAACCAAGATGATGTGTATGTACAGGAAACAGATCAATCAGGTAATGTTATAAACAAATGGATTAAAGTGCCTGCTCTGTCGGGTGAAAACATTATTTACAATAGCATACACTTTTCACAGAGAAATGTATTTGATGTTATAACTGGTGCAAACGACACGGTTACTATTAGGTTTGCTGACGGTAACTTTGGTAACGTACCTACTGGACTGTTTAGAACATGGGTTCGCACAAGTGCAAATCAAGCAATCATTATTAGGCCAGACAACGCCCGTGGATTACAGCTATCTATTCCTTATGTAGGTGTGGATGGCCAAAGATACACAATGTCAGTGGTGTTCAACTTAGAACAGACAATAGGTAATGCAGCAGCGTCAGAAACAGACGAACAGATAAAGCTTCGTGCCCCTGAGGTATTTTCTACACAGTCCCGAATGGTAAATGGCAGCGACTATAATGTATTACCGTTGGTGTATGGAAATCAACTTCTTAAAGTGCAGGCACTTGACAGAACATACAGTGGCCAAAGCAGGTATATTGACTTAAATGATCCTACGGGGTTCCATAAAGATTTAACTATATTGGGTCAAGACGGTGCATTGTATAGAGACGATCAAAACATACTGCAAAGTTTAACATCGGATGCTGGAAATCAAGGTACAATAGCAACAACAATAATAGACACAATACAAGAAATGTTACGAGATAAAAAAGCTTCAACATTCTTCTATGATGAATATCTAACACAGTTTGAAGCTAAGGTGCAACCATTGGGATACTCTATGCTCGACCTTGCATCTAACCCCGATCACTTATATTGGAAAACTGCACCTACAAAGTTTAAAAACGACACAGGATATTTTGGTAGTGATTTTGCATCAGCTGACTATACTCTTCTTATTAACTCTTTACCAAGTAATCCGTGGGGATTTATAAAAGACGGTGCCGCTGTTGAGTTTGCAAGCGTTGACCCTACCACTCATGTATGGAACGGTATTTCTCCTAAGGTTAGTGTTCCTGTAATCCATGTACTTCAGGCAGGCGAGTTGCTTGTGCTTGATCCGTCGGCAGCATATGCTACTGTGGGTTCTGTTGAGTTAGGTGCAGAAGTACCTGATAATAACCAAGCAGTAAAAATATGTCCTGCATTTAGATCAACACTTACTTCGGATGAAAGAATAAACATTAATGCTCGTATATCTGCAGGCATGTCTTTTTGGATGTACTACGATTTAATATCAGATACGTGGAATACATCTACCAGTATGTCTGTATCTCCTGCATATAACAACGCATTTGTGTACCCTGCACCATCTATATCATCGTACGTATCAAACTGGAACGCTGATTCGGGTGGGTTAGTTTTTGTTAATATAACTTCGGTAACCTTAACAACCTCGGTATACGATATAACTGCACGCGGTAGATCATACGTTTTCGAGTCATACAAAGATACTCGGTTTTATTGGGAACCTAACCAGATTGTGGTTGATAGTACAACAGGGCAAGCATTACAAGATATTATTCAAATCATGCCGTATGTAAACACAAATAGCACCGTAGATAATAATATAGATTCGGTTATTACTCCGTCTACTGCATTTTTAAGCACTGCTGTAAACTTTAATATAACTGATATATTTTTACAAGACGACGGATATGTTGATTCGTCAAAAGTAGAAGTATCCTTGATAGATAATAACAATGATGGTATAGCTGATGACCCTACAGGGTTTGATAAAATCGTCGGCGCCGATAATAGAGTTGTATTCGAATATTATACAAACGAAGTGACCGGTTATCAAAGCACAAGACCGTGGATAGCAAGATGGAACATGGAACTTGTGCCGGCACAACCTGCACCGCCGGCAGATCCAATACCGCCATTTACAGGCACAATGACAGTAGACTTTCCGTTCGCCCCGTCGTCAACTAACATATCTGATTCCGGCCCCTCAATAACAACATCATCAGGTGTTGTGCCACCCGTTGTATATTTGGATAACTACGATTTGATGCTTATTCCTATCATATCACAGTTAGATAATATAGCAGATGCATTAAATGATTTCTTCTACAATAGTCCTATGACAAATAAACTGTATATCGTTAATAACAGTTTCATAAGTAAAACATTCCTTATAAATGGAGCAAAACCCGGCTATGGCGAATTTTATACATTTGAGTTTGCATATAACCCCGATACAGGAACTTATCCGTCAGGTAAGATCACAAAGGTAAAAGATACAAGATACTATGATAAAAATGGAAAGATATTTACACAAAACATGCTTGCGGTAAATCAACTCCCATTATATTATAAGTGGAATCATTATGCACCTATCGACCAAAGAATAGATCCTGCCGTTACAAATATCATAGATATGATTGCCATAACAAATAGCTATTATAGAGATATGTTAATATGGAAGAATGTTGCAGGTAGTTTGTCGACATTGCCTGCTGCTCCTACTACTGAAGAATTAAGAATTCAGTTCCAAGACTTAGAACAATATAAAATGGTTAGTGATTCTATGATATGGAACTCGGGTGAATTCAAAATATTATTTGGCCCACAGGCGGCAACAGAATTGCAATGCACATTCAAGGTAGTTAAATCGCCATCAACGAGCGTAAGCGATAACGAAATTAAAACTCGCGTAGTGGATGCCATTGATGCTTATTTTGATATAAGGAACTGGGATTTTGGTGAAAAATTCTTCTACACAGAATTAGCAGCATTTATACATCAACAACTATCGAGACTTATTAGTTCTGTTGTGATTGTGCCGTCTAATGCGGGATCGCAGTTTGGTAACTTATTTGAGATTGCAGCAAGTGCTAATCAACTGTTTATGTCGACTGCTACAGTAAATAATGTGCAGCTTATATCAAATCTTACCAATGCTAACTTGCGGATATAATATGGTATTTTCATATAGCATAAATACATAAGATAGATATAAACTGGACCATACATAATGCAAATGATAAAGAAACTGCCAGCAGTTTTCCAAACAACAACAGAGAAGAAGTTTTTCGATGCTACTGTAGATCAGGTATTTTCGAAAAAAGATAGCGATCGTATACACGGATATTTGGGTCGTCGAGTACCTAATAAACATAACCCTGTAACAGATTTTTATTTGCCCGAACCTACCAAGAACCGCACATGGTGGCAGCTCGAGGCGACTGCGTTTGCGCGGAATACAGATAACACAAAGTCTAACATATTCTTTTATGAAGATCTGTTAAACAAAATAAACTATGTTGGTGGTAATACATTAAATCAAGATAGATTATTTGAAACAGAATACTATAGCTGGTCACCGCCCATTGATGTTGATATGTTTATTAACTACAATAACTATTTCTGGGTTGAACACGGGCTGCAAACAATACAAATAGTGGGCATGACCGACAACGAAATAGACACGCTTGTTATTGGGAGGTCATCATTTACTACAGCTAATACAGCCCTATTAGGTGCCGTAACGCCACTTAATCTAACACTAACAACAGGTATGCAAGTACAGTTTGCAGGATCAGTAAAATATCCGGATGTATATACTGTTGAGAATGTAGGATATCGTGAGTATCCGGGTACAAGTACCTTAACAGGTGGTATCAGATTGGTTCCTCTATTTCCTGATTATACATCTGGAACACTGTTTGAATATTTGCCATGGGATTCTTCTACAACATTAGTTACAAGTAGGATAATAGATAATACAAAATGGGATGCTAACCCGTGGGATACTCAGTCGCAACCGGGCAACACAGATTATATAACTATAGAGCGAGGTTCAGCAGATAGAAATGCATGGTCCAGAACAAATAAATGGGTTCACATAGGTGCTATCACAGCGACTACAAATGCCATAGGTGCCGCATTTCCACTTAATGCCACAAGGGCAGTGCGTCCTATTATTCAGTTTAGTGCAGACCTTATATTATACAACTCAGGAACACAGTTTAGACAAGAAATACAATATGGTTTAGCAAATAACTTAGCCAATGCACCTGTATTATTCGAAGATATAAACGGGCTTGATGCTGCGAGCGTTATTGCGGCGTTAGGTATTACATTTTCAACAGGTGATTTAGTTTGTTTCTTTAACGATACTGCGTCAGTTGATTATTGGGATAGTGATTTACCCGGTCTACTTGGAGACCCGGGGTGGGACGATCCTAACACATGGGACGCAGGTAATCTGTCAATGAGTAACTTTATATTTGTTGCAACCATTACAGCAGGCGTTGTAACATTTACCCCTTATCAGGTATTAGGTGGTGACCCGTGGTCAGAACCGATTATGACCGGAGATATTGTATTTGTCACAGTAGACGGACCGAAAGATTCTCTTCATAAATATTCTGCACAAAAAGGTGAAACATGGTATTATAACGGCACTGTATGGGCACAAGCAGTGAATGATAAGACAACAGTTAATCAGCCACCATTATTTCAACTATATGATCATAACGGTATATCGTTAGACGATGCAACAGTATATCCTGCAAGTTCGTTTACAGGCAGCAAAATATTTTCATATAAAGAAAATACAACATCGGGCGCATACACAGATCCTATATTGAATCTGCCAATCGTTTATACATCCTTAGGTCAAGCATCAGATATTGTATTCGAAAATAATCTCCTAACAAACAGATATACATACAGTGCAGCACTAACACCTATTGAGGGATATTATTACTATAACTCTACACAAAAACCTTTTATGTCAAACGGGTGGAATCTATATTCACCATATAACGCAAATGTACCGTCGTCGGGTGAGACTTTCGCTGGTCAAAGTAAACAGAGAGTAATAGATCGATATGTAGTAGGATATGGTACAGAGTTTAAGTTTAAGTTAAGTGTTACGCCACTGGGCTATGAGGCAGGAAACACTGTAGGCGATATTACTGTGCATATTAATGACACAGAGGTAGTTATAGCAGACGTAGATACCGATACATATATACTAAACGTGAACGGTGCCTTATATGTTGATTTAACTACGGAACTAACATCACTATTTTTAACTACGCAGACCGTAGCACCTATTGTTGAACTACAAACATATACTCGCGATTTGTTAAGCGACAACTCTACTGGCTATTTTGAAATACCACAATCATTAGAAGCTAATCCAACACAGCAAGAAGTATATTATATAAGTGGTAGCAACTTAACGAAACACTTTGCATCTATTATAGAAAATCAGCCCACATTTAGTGGCACTGCATTTGGCGGACCTACAAACTATAGGGACTCCGATAAAAATGTATCATTGGGTAACTACATATTACAAAATGTGTCACCGGCCCTTAAATCTATGTTGATTTCATCTACACCGGAGTTAGATATTATATCTGGCATTAGATTTAGTCAAGATGAATATACTAAGTTTAAGAATAAGTATTTAAGCACCGCATTGCAACTTATTAACAGAGAGTTTGACCCACTTCAGTACCATAATAACACTATATCAATAAATTCTTGGGTCGATGAGATACTAAAGACTGTAAATATATCTAAAGAATTTTCTAAGTCGTTTGCATATTCGTATATGTTAGCAAACGGTACTCCTTTTATTACTCTTGCTAAATCGGTGCCAATATCCGGCATTATATCATTAACGGGCACGGAAGTAGTAGATCTTACTGACTTTAAAAATGCTATGTATGTGTATGACACATCGTCGCAGGAAAGAATATTATTAATAGATGAAGAATATACAGTTACATTCACTGCCACTGATATAAACATACATATATTAAATCCAACAATATCGACTGTATCTATTATACTATATAAGGATGCACTGCCCGCGTATATTGCATCCACTCCAACAAAAGTAGGCGCGTATGGCACATATATTCCTCATATAGAACTTGACAGATCATACATAACACCTATTAATGTTATTATAGGGCACGACGGATCTAAAACAGTAGCGTACGGCGATTATAGGGATGACTTATTATTAGAACTAGAGAAAAGAATATATAATCTGTTACAACCGAAATACAGAAACCAATACTCTAGCCCGTTAAGATTAGAAAATGTGAAGCCCGGCGCTTTCCGTGATACGGGATATTCTAGAGATGAGTATTTAGAAATAACTCAATCTTATCTAAATAAATGGTCAGCTAAAAACAGGGCAAACTATCGCTCAAACGATATAAACTATGTATTAGGATCAGAATGGAAATCATATAACTATTCGTCTGCTATAAACAGTGCAGGTGCATATTTACCGGGTAACTGGAAAGGTATATATCAATATTATTATGATACTGTTCGCCCTAACACACATCCGTGGGAGATGTTAGGTTTTACAAATCAACCTAGTTGGTGGGTGACTGTGTATGGCACAAACTATACATCTACTAATATTGGAATGTGGACAGATATAGAACACGGTGTTATTCAACAAGGACCGACTGCTATATTCAATCCTGCGTTAACAACACATGCACTACCTAATCCGCTGTGGGCGAGACCCGGGTTGAGCAGCATACTACCCGTAGATGCAACCGGCGAGATAAGAACTATTGCAGATATATTTGGTATAACTATTGCAAGTGTTCAATCACCGTTTGACGGGTTTGATAACGACTGGGTGTATGGCGATGGTGGGCCAGTCGAACAAGCGTGGATGGCAACATCCGAATATGCGTTTAGTGTGCAAGAATTCTTGTTCATTATGAAACCTGCACGATTCGGCGAGCTGTTGTGGGACACATTAGGCACCGAAATATGTTATGGAAACTTCACGGTAGCAGGGGTTGATACTCCTGTGCAATCTTTCGCCGACTGGCAATATGTCCAGAATGATGTATATACTAACGCAGATCCGACATTTGCTTGGATGAGACCAAAGAATAAGTTTCAGTATACACACGGCGAAGATATAGATAATGTGATACAACTACGATTTGGTTATCAGCGTTGGATAAGCGATAGGTTGCTATTCTTAGGAATTGATGTAACATCTGCATTTGGTAATAAAGTTAGAACACTTGATGTGAATTTAGCAAATAAGTTTGCAGGATTTACAAACAAAGATACCACCGCGGCATATATAGAATCTATCACACCGGGCGCATCAACAACCAGCCTATCTATACCTTCAAATAACTACACCGTTGTGCTGCATAAAGGTCAGCCGATTAAGACATACTCCTATAGTGGAGTTATTATTCGCGCATTAGAAAACGGTAAGTTTGTTGTGTATGGATATGATTTATTAAACGCAGAATTTATTGTGTTAGATAGATCTAATTCACAAGCATTTGATGTAACAATCGGTGGTACTCCTGCACCGTATAAAACATATACTGCTGGTGATTTCTATGTCGTGGGCGAGATAGTAAGATATAACGGAGTATATTATTATAGTCGTGTCGATCAAACAGTTACCAAGTTTAATATAGACACATGGCAAAAACTTAGCGCCCTACCTATTACTGGTGGAATATCAGTAACACATAGACCTGTTTCAGAAAACACATCAACAAGAGTGCCTTACGGAACTGTATTGAATAACGCACAACAGGTATTTGATTTGTTAATAGGGTGGGGTGCATACTTAGAAACACAAGGATGGAGTTTCAACGAAGTAACACCAGAAACAAATATATTAAGTGACTGGTTATATTCGGCAAAACAATTCTTATATTGGCTGAACACAAGCTGGGCACCTGATGCAGCAATACAACTTAGCCCCGCTGCTAATTCTGCAACACTGGTAGTAGATGCAGGATATCCTAATGCTACAGAAACAGTATCAAACGGAATATATAGCACACTTGACAAATACGGTGTAGCAATAACGGCCGACAGAACATCAACAGAGCGGGACGGTAAATCCATTAAGGTATCGCCGGTTGATTTATCGTCGGGCGGTATTTATTTCTTACAGGTAAGTGCTGCTGAAACAGAACACATATTAATATTTGACAACTCTACCAGTTTCAGCGATGTTATATATGACCCGTTGTTACGTGCTCGCCAACATAGATTAAGGTTTACTGGATTCAGAAGTAACGGCTGGTATGGCAAAATGGAAGCACCGGGCTATTTGATTATAGATAATCAAATGATACCAAACTATGATTCCATTGTTGATGCAATGAGATATTATTACGACCCCGATCATACAATAGATAATACAAGTTTAGAAAGTTTAGGCAGACACCTAATAGGATTTGAAAACAAGGAATATCTAAACAATCTGCAAGTCGAGGATGATGTGCAGTATTTGTTTTATCAGGGCGCTATTAAACAGAAAGGCACCGTGCAATCTTTTGATAAGTTATTCAGATCTACAAAGGTGCAAAGTAACGAAACTATTGAGGTGTACGAAGAGTGGGCGCTGAAGATGGGCAACTTTGGAAATACAGTGGAAAAAGTATCAACAGAGTTTGTTGTAACACCTGAACTAAATGCAGGCGAAGTAGTTATTGCAAGATTAAACTTTGTTGCATCCACTGTTGGCACTGTTAAGCAAATCAACATTTTCAATGCAGTGACAAGATATACTACAGTACCTACCATAGTAATAGGAATGCCCGACACCACAATAACAGGCTATAGGCAAGCAAAGGCTTATGTTGTGTTAGATTCAACCGGAGTAATATCTCGCGTAGATATGTCTGATGTAGGTTATGGATACACTTCTGCACCGACAATCAGTATTACGCCGACTATATTGAGTAATCCCGATGTATTATATGCAGTATGGCAGGGTGAGATTACGCACGATACAAGTGCAGAAAACATAGTTGATATAGATATAGATGATACAGAGACATGGGTTGAAAGACCGACAGATCCGTTAATATCTTTGGTATTCCCGACCACACCAGTAATAGATTATACATTGCCTAATGCAGGGTATGTAAATTTCAATGATGTTGTTTACAGTTCTTTTGATATAGCAAATACTGTATCCAAGTGGGGTACAACTGTTTTTAATCCAACAATAAATAATACATTATGGGTTGCAAAAACATTCACAGAAGACTGGGGTGTTTATAAACTAACAGACACGGTTGTAACATCTTGGAGCGTAGTGGGTGATGCTGCTGATAATCTATTACTTTTATTGCCTGTGGGCGAAACAATAACACCACAACTTTCAACAAGTGGTACAGACTTTACAGACCTCGGTAATATGCTATGCCTACAAACAATAACCGGTAGTGTAGTTGATGCAACAAAGAATTATGCCATTATGTTTTCCGCAAATGGAGAATATATTCATACCGATTCTATTACATATAATAGTTATTCTTTAGTTGACATAAACGGAATACCACTCACTGTAACAGATATAGGTACATACGCCGAGTTTACGAATCTACTTATGTTTAAATCTATGAGATTCAGCACAGCGCCTATTTCTGTACCATCACACATTGTTAGTGGTGATAAGGTGTGGATTGATAATCCGACTGGTAAGTGGAATGTGTCTACTTACAATGGCATTGTGTTTACAAAATACAGAGAACAAGAAGCACTCATTAATACATCTTTATTTGAAAATGCCCAAATATTTTATAGAGTAGTCGAAACAAGAATATCACAGTTGCCAGTATATGATCCATTTAAGGGCATATTACCGGGTACAGCAAAACAAAACATATCGTATATGTTATTAAGAGATCCGGCAAGATATAATGTCAGCGCAGATACAAGATTATATAGCCCTAATATTATATTCGGTGAACAACAGGTAGGAAAACTATGGTGGGATTTAAGCGATGTCAGGTATGTATATTATGAACAACCTATCGCAATAGATGAAACACCAACTGATTCGTTATTGTATAGAAGACAATATTGGGGTAGCATTATGCCGGGTAGTGCTATCAGCATATATGAATGGACGAAAAGTTCTGTGCCACCTGCGGATTATGCTGGCGCAGGAACACCTAAGAGCACCACAGATTATGTTCAGTTAGTGACAACAAATAAATTCACAAACATATCCGAGATACATTATTATTTCTGGGTTAAAAACACTACAACTAAACCAAATATAGAAAATAGAACAATGACTGCCACTGATGTTGCAGGTATGCTGCTGTCTCCTAAGAGTCAGAATTTCTCTTACTTTACTCCTATACAACAGACAGCAAATAATAACTCGTATATGTTCTATAATGCAACAGAAATATTATCATATCAAGGTAACAATGTTTCTGTAAACTATTATTTAACTGACCGCGATGATCAAAAGCACACACAGTGGTCATTTATACGAGAAAATGATACAAGATCTTTTGTAGCAGATAGATTCTGGAATAAAATGGTTGACAGCTTATGCGGATATACAAAGGAACTGCCTATATCAAACGAATGGAGTGATAGTATAGAATATAATGGTAAAGAAGTTTTACCAGTACCGGCGACTACACTGGGCGAGGACGAAAGGTATGGAATAGATTATCGACCCCGTCAAACTATGTTTGTAAAACTGCAAACGGCAAGAAAAATATTTGTTCAATCAGCAAATGCATTATTGCAACATATTCCTGTATATGACTTAAATGCAAACTGGGCAACTGATGTCGGGTTAACAACAAATACATATTGGAAATATACAACGTGGTATCTGACAGGATTCGAAAATGTAACACCGACAAAGGTATTTGCCACTCAATATGACGCAGATGTGGCATTATCTTCTAACCTATTACGAACCGGTGATATTGTAGAGGTTACCGCAGGAACATCGAGAGGTTATATACTGTATAATGTTCAGGAAATATCTGCAACATCATCTACACAAAGCTGGCAAAAAGTGGGCGAAGAGTTAGGCGCAATAGCACTGTTAGATACAATATATACAACCAACAATGTTTATGCATTATCCGTTGAACTAAGGCTAATATTATCTGCATTAAGGACAACAGTGTTTGTAAACAAATATATTGTAGATCAGAATATATTATTTGTTGCTATGATAAACTATGTAATGAGTGAACAGAATCACCCAGACTGGGTTTTTAAATCGTCTTACATTTACATAAAAGAAAACAATATGCCTCTGTCGCAAGATGCATGGTATATATCAGACCAAATAACCAACATCATTGATTATATAACTGATGTCAAACCTTACCATACTCAAATAAGAGATTATACAAGCACTAATACAGTTACTAATATAGCTGAATGTTTGGTGTCTGACACAACAAAGTTTAAAATCACGGTTGCAATGGGTCCATCCTATAGTGAACCTCTTGCACCGGGTGTGTGGGATGCAGCCGGCGTAGCACCGTGGGATGCTATTGCGTGGGATATCATACCGACACCGGGTTATACATATGATACAACACCTGCACCTGCAACAGCAAACGATAGATCTACAGACTCTATTAAGTGGATTAAAGTTATTACCAAGTTGCCTGTCCTCCGACAAGACAATAGATATTACCCACTTGCACCATACAACGAAACAGTATCAGATGTGGATCCGCTGATGTCTGCTGCTGTAAATGCATGGCTTCTTACCTCACCGGGCGGATCATACGGCACGGGGTGGTTCGCAAACTATGATGCAACTCGGGTAGGCACAGTAGAAATATTACCTATATGTATAACCTATGTGCAGGCTGTTAGCAGCAATGGCACCAGAACATATTATAGAAACTCGATAACCGGTGATGCATTTAGCTATGCAGGAACAGACACAACCTTATGGAATACAGCCGGAGATATAGTAGGCTCATTAGATACGCTGGATTGGGATACAGACGATTGGGATGTATATATTGATACAGCGGGTGGCCTATGGTATTCTGCTACTCCGGAGGCAGAGTTTTTAAAAGCGTCACCAACTATACTGTAATGTAACCCTTATATAAAATAGGTATATAACTATTATGATAAATAAAGAAAACAAAGATAAAACAACGCCGGCTCTACCAAAAGAAAGCGGATTTGTAGATGTTGTACCAGTAGATGTTCAATGTCGTATTCTTATAAGAGATAAAGATACAAGAGAAATTCTTGTAAATAAAAGGGGTTAAAAAGATGCTTGATACTGTCCGCTGTTCAATACAGGGGTTTCTAAAAATAAAGGATAAGGCCACAGGCGAGATTCTTGTAGATACACACAATGATGTTCTACACGCGAATATGTCAGTTATTTTAGCCCGCGCACTAAATGGTGATACCAATAACTTCCTCACATACATGGCATTCGGCAACGGCGGCGCATATATAGACATAAGTGGTATTTTATATAAAGACTCAAAAGGTGTAACAAATACAACTTATACACAGAATGAAGTTTTATACAACACTATATATGTTAAGAAAATAAAGAATGAGTCAAACGGTATAATATCGGATACTTCTTACTCAGGTATTACACCGGGAACAAACTATGGTGATATAGATGTCACTGTAACCTTAGATTACAGCGAACCGTCATTTGCCACAATATCGCAGGCTGCTATAGATAATTCGTCATTTGTAGGATTTGCCGACGGAGTAACACCTACACCAGATTATACATCGGGCGCAACAAACACCTTAGTATTTAATGAGATAGGGTTATTTGCAGGGCCTACCAATATATTTGTGAATAATGACACCCAATCAGATTTGGACGTAACAACATTTACAGGGTCGGACGCAAAAACAATGCTAACACACGCTATTTTTCACCCAGTACAAAAAGCAGCAAACAGATCTTTAGAGATTATTTACACCTTAAGAATACAAATGGGTGCGATGTAAGTATGATAAATAGCACTTATTAAGGAATTTTATGGCAGATTATACTCTAGACAAAGCAGATGGCATATCGACAATCGGCGTAGGTAATGCGCAGATAACACCCGTCACCGGATCTGTTAACGCGGCAGTAGCGGGCCACACCACAGGTGTTCAACTATTAGGCCAAAATGCATTAGCTTATGGTAAGCACGTTGCACAAAACTTTGTGCAACTGGTGGAAAACTTTGCCAGCACAACACCGCCACTTAAGATAGCATCGTTACAAGGGCAAACATGGTTTAAGAAAGATTCGGAAACCGCCGGCAGCTTATATGTAAAGGTCACTGGTACGGGCGACGGATCTATAGCAGACTGGCAAAAGATTTTCGTCGAAACAACACCAGGTCAATATGCTGGAAATGCCCTATCTGCCGATTCCGCAGCAACAGCAACTAAACTAACCACAGCAAGAACTATATCTGCAACAGGAGATATCGACTGGACATCTGCAGCATTTGATGGAACAAATAATGTAACAGGTATGGCCACACTAGCAAACACAGCAGTAACGGCAGGTGCATATACAAACGCAAATATAACAATCGACAGCAAAGGTAGAATCACAGCAGCAGCAAACGGCTCGGGTGGTGCACTCGGTGGAACTATATTAGTCAGCCAAGGTGGTACAGGTGCAACAGATGCAAATGGTGCAAGATTTAATCTAAGTGTTGCGCCGCAGGCTGTTGCGGTGCCTATTACCACTACAGGCGGTGTTGTAAATCTAACAACAAGCATACCGTATTCAGACGATATTTTCCTATCCCCTCCCACCGGCACACCTGTATCTATAACAGGGTTCACTGTGGTAAGAGGCAGAGTGATAAGATGCAAACTAACGAAATGTGGTCTTACACACGGTGGCTTACTCCAATGCCCCGGCGGAGTATCCATACCGGCATCAACCAACCCTATCTATGTTACCTTACGCGCAATCGATACTGACACTGTAGAAGTAATAACATATCAGCCATACGGGTTGTCTGCCACAGGTGGTGCCAACTCAGATATAACATCACTAACGGGATTAACAACAGCAATAACAGTACCACAGGGTGGAACAGGTAGAACTACACTAACGGCCAATGCATTGTTGAGTGGCAATGATGCTGGAACTGTTAACTTAATCGTTCCTGGCACATCCGGGTATGTTTTAACATCAAACGGAACAGCATGGTATGCTGCACCAGCAGTGGGCGGAGCAGCAGGTAGCACAGTAGAGCTTGGTAGATATATTGATATGCACGGCGGCACTGGTGCAGCAACAGACTATGATGTTAGATTAGATTGCGGGCCCGGTACAGGCACTATTGGCGCAGGAACATTAAATATTTCTGCATCGGGTGGATTAATAAACACCGGTGATATTACGGCATACTCGGACGCAAGGATTAAAACTAATCTTGAAATAATCCCAGATGCATTAAACAAAGTATGCCGGCTGAACGGATATACATTTGATCGCACAGATATAACCGTTCCAAGAAAGGCTGGTGTGTTGGCACAAGAAGTATTAAAGGTGTTACCGGAAGTAGTAACAGAAACAGAAAGTGGTATGTATAGCGTGGCATATGGCAACATGGTTGGATTATTAATCGAAGCTATTAAGGAACTAAAAGCAGAGATAGAAGTATTAAAAGGAAATAAATAATGGCTGATTATGTAATCTATCATGCTGACGGCGCAACAACACTAACAATACCCGGTGCAGCAATATATACTGCCACTACATATAGCGGTACAGCAGGAGCAGGACTGTCGGGTGGTGCAGGCACAGGTCTGCAGTTAGTAGGCAAGGCAAAGCCGGGCTACGGTGCTGTAATAGCACAGAATTTCCTGCAGTTAATGGAGAATTTTGCCAGCCCCACCACGCCCAACGACACACAGTCGCTATTGGGGCAAACATGGTTCGATTCTTCTGTAGGAAAATTAAAAGTAAAGACAAGCACAGGTCCGGGCACATGGTCAGAAATATTAACTGTTGGAAGTTCTGGTGTCGTAACATCAGTCACGGCAGGGGCAGGGTTATCTGGCGGAACCATAACTTCTACAGGAACTATTTCCTTACCAACTACCGCTGTAACAGCAGCGTCATATACAAATGCAAATATAACCGTTGATGCATATGGCAGAATTACATCGGCAGCAAACGGCTCCGGCGGTGGCAGCGGTATAACAGCACTTACAAATGATATTACTGCGAGCGGTACTGGTTCGGTTGTAGCAACACTGGCAACAGTTAATTCAACAGTAGGCACACACGGAAGCGGAACAAGTGTTCCAGTTATAACAGTTAATGCAAAAGGATTGGTGACAAATGTCACTACAACAGATATAACTGTTGGTGGAATAGGCACAGTTACTTCTGTCGGTGTTAGTTCTATCTCAGGAACCGTTACAGTGGGTGGCGGTCCTATAACAGGGTCAGGCACACTTACAATAAATTTACCAACTACTTCTGTAACAGCATCATCATACACAAATGCAAATATAACTGTAGATGCATATGGTAGAATTACATCAGCTGCAAACGGAACAATAAGTGGCACAGTTACCTCTGTTACAGCGGGAACTGGATTAAGTGGCGGAACATTTTCGACTACCGGTACTATTTCTATGCCTAACACGGGCCCGGGTGCGTCTAGTTATACAAATGCAAGTATAACGATTGATGCACAAGGTAGGGTAACCTCAGCATCAAACGGGGACGGTGTAGTTGGTGTTGGGCAGACCTGGCAAGATCTTACATTAACCAGGGTGCCGGGTATCACTTATACTAATAGTACCGGTAGGCCTATTCAGGTTATGATTTTAACCAACGCATTCCTGGGGATTTTTTTAACAATCGGTGGTGTGACTGTCATGGATGTACCTAGTATGGTAAACTCTGTAAATACACTGAGCTTCATTGTCCCGAATGGCCAGAACTATAGACTTGCCACAAGCTATGGAATATCAGCATGGTGTGAGTTACGATAAAACAAATTTTGTTAAAGGAAAACATGAAATATTATATAAATCAAACCACATCAGAAATCTTCGCATACGAGCTAGATGGAAGCCAAGACTCGTTAATAGGCACCGATACGGTGCCTATTAACGACTCGGACTTAGCTGCTTTGCTAGCCGCAAAGGCTGCAGGCATGGCACAAATTCCACCAACGTCTGTCACTATGCGGCAGGCCCGGCTTGCCTTATATGCTGCCAACATGTATTCTCAGGTTCAGACAGTTGTGGCATCTTCGCCCGAAAATATACAGATAGAATGGGAATTTTCTAACATGGTCTACAGATCCTCACCTGTTGTGGCAGCAATGGCTGCTGCGCTGAATTTAACTGATGATATGATAGATCAGCTTTTTATTGCAGCAGGTAAACTATAATATAACATTTCTAAGATTCGCCTGTACAGTTGGGGCCGTCTTCGCTGACACCCCAGCCATAGTAAGGACCATTATCAACGCTTTCGTCGATGTTATCAGAATCAAAACTGTCTTTATAATACGCAATAAACTCATTTATTTCATCACGCATAGCAAGCAGTTCTCTCTTGGACATATACAGCCGCTCATCAGTTCTGCGAATACCTACACACGGTAAGTTAGCAGCAATCCATTTAACATATACAAGATCAGTAGACATTTCCGTTCTTCATCATATCGAACATTTTTAGTAATGCTTCTGCATTTCCTTTAGCATCATCCACTGGATTGTGTGTATGCTTTGTGTCGCGTAAATGTTTAAAAGTTGCATATGTATCTTTTCTTAATCCTTTGTAATAAGAACCGATGTTAGCAGAACTCCACCCAAACGGATTATGGCCGAGTTGTTGCCAGAAATAATAGTTCATGAACCCCATGTCGAACCCGTTATTATCTGACCAACCTACTGGGCGCCCCTCAACATTTTTAGTAAGCCATATTAGGAAGTTTTGCATAGCATCTCTCGGATCCTTAAACTTCATTGTTTGTTCCCGTGTGAAGCCACTTACTGCTAATGCCTCCGGAACCCATAGTTGGGATATAGGTTTTAGTTCTGCATAAAATGTTCTCTGCAACCCTGCCTCTACTATAACTGCCCCAAAGGAAATCATTGAGTGCATACCGGGGCAAGGTCCGTCGCTTTCGACATCAATACTTACATCTCTACTCATACTTTTCTTTCTTAATAAACTGTTGTTGGTGGTACTATATTATATGGTTGTTGCACAGGACCAACTCCACCCACCGTTGGATCAGGATCTGTTATACCAGGTATGTTTGGAAGTATAATAAACTGCAACTTAATCTCGGTCTTCGGAAAAGGCTCAAATAATATTTGTTGTATTGTTGTTGCCGCACCATATCTTACTGTATAGCTTGCCAACCCTAAAGTGGTAATCTTATCAAACACTGTGTATATGATATTACCTAACCCGTTATTTACAGGCTGAAACCAATACAGGTGAGGCCCACCAAACTTACCAAACGGTGCAACCGCGTCTGCATTTATTGCGTTGATAACTGCTTGCACATTTGCACCAAGTGCTATTGTGCCTTCGGGTGTAGCTATAGTTAGTAAGGGATAAGGATAGTCCATATACTATTTACCTATGTTCGATTTTGCTAACTCGCCCTCTACGATATGTCTAATCATATCTGCCTTTACAGCAAATGCACTAAAGAACCATACCAATAATATTGTTGCAAGAAGTATAGGTAAGGAATATAAAAACATGCAAACCAGCATGGTAGTTACACCACACACATTACATATTCTGCTTATCAACGGCATGGTATAACTATATGCCATTAATGATTCTACAGGCATAGCTTTGATACGCGCTATCAACACTTTATTTTTATCTTCCATATTCAACGAAAGAAAACAGTTTCGGGAGTTATATCGAGGTCGGCCTGGGTGAGAACTTCGTCGCCGAGTTTTAGGTATATTGTTCTTTTGTAGCGTGTCTGCGCGATGACTTCTATCTTTAGTTGTTTTAACACCAACTGTGTTATTCTTTCAACATCTTCTCTATTTAACATTTGTGTCTTTCTGTGTGTTATCTAACTTGGCTGCTTTCTTAAGCATATATTTTTCGTGAGCTCGTTTTCTTGCTGCATTTATTTTAAGCCGCTCTACTTTCTTCTTTTCCACTCTTTCTGATACTAATATAAAAACCATACATATGGTAGATATAATAGTAATAGTTGTCATACTATTATTTACCTGTATTTCCGACCGTCAACTATTAATCTAAGTTAAGCTATTGTAACTTATATTTTGATGTATAGCAACCTAATCATCTAACAGGACTGATAGCTTAAAAACAATAGCATCATGGTCATCATTAAACGCAACACGCCAGTCCTGTTCATTACGGGGCATAGAATGTAATATCCACCCCGGCCCACCAATCTTGTTATGCATCCAATACGACCTCGGCGATATATGCTTTTCACACCACTGATGCACAGTGTGAATGTTATGTCGAGAGATAGGAATATCAACCATACTTTAACTTAAATACTATAGCATCTGCTTCTGTTTCGAATGTCACATAAGCACTTATATCTTCAACCAGGTCAGTAAATTCTGCGTGGTGCGGAGTAAGGTGTTTATTAATAAAGGCTGTTGAATAACCACCGTCGAAGTCCAACTCGGGCGACTCTACGTGATCGAGTGATTTAACAAACCCTTGCCAGCACTGAGGACACATAAATAGGTGTTCAGCCAACTTCAGATAATATTTCATAATGAAAACTTTAGTTTAAGTGCTACCAAATCTTCTTGTGTTATTTCTATTCCAATCCGTTTAGCCTCATCACCCATTTGCCATTTACCGTATGTCCATTTCTGTTCTGTATTTTCAATCAACCATTCTACCATACCATCGGGTATATTATTCTCATATTTACTGTATGGAAAGTTCAACTGAACTGTTCCGTTTGTTCGCTGTATTATTGAAATCATATCTATCCTCTGACTTATTTCTTTAAGCGTCTTATACTCTTCCTGAGTTATATTTCCGTTGTGTGGCCCGTCTCTGTTCTTAATCTCTCTAATATTCCCTGTATGGTCTTCCACCCAAGCCTTGTGTGCCTCTTGTATAATGCTGAACGGCCATTTGCCTACCTGCGTCAGTGCATAGTAGGTTCTATCATCGTTGTAAAACTGAAGATAATATTTTGAAATCATCTCGATAGTTTCAGTAAAATCACATATTCTTCGTACGCCTTACGAACTGTTTCTGATCTATCTCTTATCATCTGTTCTTCGTTTCTTTGACTTACTATATTAACGAGGTGATAGAAATCTGGCATAGTTGCTGCCATCTTGACTCTTGCATTACCAGTATTAACAGCATAGGAATACCCGTGAGAACTAAAATCTTCGTGTGGTATATCGACAGAAAAGTTCTGTATATTAAACTGTTTAATAAAAGAGTCGAGCTCCTCTGTCGTTGGTGTTAAACTCATATTCATCCAATCATTAACTTAAATACTACTGCATCTGCCTCATCTTCGAACTGTAGTTGATGGCTTGTTGCTTCACCCATCTCATTTACTTCTTTAACAACAAACTTAGCACCTATATCTCTCAACCATTTTACCATAGGTAGTTCTTCTCCGTCTTTGTCCGGATCCCATGCAGGATAGTTAGGCATAATATTCTTTATAAAATATTGCCTTATCTTTTTATGGTCATATTCAACTAATGTCATAATCCAAACTTCAATCTAAATGCTACTGCGTCTTCCTCATTAGCAAATATAATCTTATACTGGTTATCGTTCCACCTACATGCTACCTCTCGCTCAATCAGCCAAGTAGCAAGCTCTACGTAGAATCCCGCATTGCTGCTAAAAGGAACAGATATACTATACATATTTTAGCTTAAACACGACCGCGTCTTCTTCACTCTCGAACTCGATATACGCCGACCAGCTTTCGTGTCCTATCCTTGTTTCTTTATTATATCCCGACACAAACTTGCCGCCTTGTTCTTTAATCCATTCCTGATAAGACGGTATTGACTCACGGCAGGAATAGCCTCGTATGTGCTTTCTATAGTATTCACCACCGGCGTAGACACCGGCCCTATCTAAATACGGAATAGTTATCATACAGGAAACTTTAGTTTAAACATTACGGCTACCTGCTCGTCTTTAAAGTATATACCCTTGCCATACAGATCTCCACGCATCCACCGCCAATCTGTATCTTCCACACCAGCCACCTCATCACACCACTTAGCATATTCAGAAAATCGAGAGATGGCCCCTACTATGTTGTTATCAGTAGGCTGAAGTATAGGAACATAAATCATATATCTGTTTATTCTTTAGCAAACTTTAAAATAAATGCAACTAAATCCTCTTTCTCTTTAAACTCTAAATGAATCGCATCTTTTCTAAGAACTTTTTTAGCATAGTATTCTTTCTCTAACATATCCCAAATAGATATACCGCGGCTAATAAGACTAACATCATAATAATATGCTAAGATAGACAACCAATATGGCTCTACTGCTATAATCATATATTTAAGTCACATCGTTGTTCTGCGAATTTTAGTTTGAATGCAACCAAATCTTCAGGCTCGTCGATTGTTAAATAGTTACGATGTGTGTCGCCTTTATATCGATGTGACCGTTTAGCATAATAATCTTCTTCCAACATTTTCCAGATAGTCTTATCCTCGCGGCCGCCCTGCTTATAATAATGATCTACGATAGATAGCCAATACGGCGCGATAGGAAAAATCATAGTTCAACCTTTAGTTTAAATACTATTGCATCTTCTTCACTCATCTCAATATTAAATCGCCAATCCCATTTATCGAATTCTTCCCACGACATAATATTATTATCTGTCATCCATTTTTGAGCTGCCGCCCACTCAGAGACCTTAAGTGTTCCAATATTTAAAATCATAATCCAAACTTTAGTTTAAGAGCAACCATATCTTCTTTACTATCTAATGCAATAGTGAATCTTTCCCAATGCCAATCCACATTCTCAACGCCTACATTTTCTGCCAACCACTCTTCGACGATAGCACACCTATCGGGGCCAAGCTGGTGTTTATAGCATAGTGATATTTTATAATCATCTATGGTAGCTCGTATATTCAACATAGTTCCGGGAATTTAAGTTTGAATACCAAGTAGTCAGTTTCATTAACGAAACTAACTGCTCTTGCATACGGGGTACCGTTGATGTGTGACAAACCGTGTATATAGTTAAAATACCCAATCGTACAATACTTGGTTAGCCATTCTTCTGCCGCCTTATATACTTCCGGGTACTCCCATACCAACATCCTAAGAGGATATGTTTTAACGTCTTGCGATAAGTTTAAGGTTGAATGTATCATATTTAGACATTATACACTGTATGACGATACAAGTCAATAAGGTTAGAGTTATATCGGGGTAACCTTAGTCGACACAAGATCTTTGACATCTATGCCGAGTAAGTTGAATGCTATATCCTTTGCGTCTTTGTTATTAAGTGCATAAACCTTAATAGTTTCTGTTTGGTATTTCCCTTGGAGTTGATCATAAAACGCAAACTTGGCCGCATAATGAATAGTTCCTTCACTCTTTTTATTCGCCGGCACGGAACCTTTCTTTGCCGGTATAACAGGAGGCCTCTTTCTAGGTGTGGTATTTGCTATAGTATTGACCAGCACTATAGCCCGTGGATTGAGCACCACACCTTGGTCAGGCTCGTTCTCATGTATTATGCTCGATCCATAATCTATTATAACATCTATTTTCAGTATTCTGATCAATCTGTTCCATATTACCGCTGAACGCGATGCAACACCGGCGTTCTTGCGTGATCCTATTTCCCTCGATTGACTAAGTGACATTAATACATACCATAAATATCCACCATAGGATTTAATACGAGCCTCCGCATGTGACTCTGCCATTGCTTTGACCAATACATCTGTTACCTGTTTTTGGCTTATACCAAGTATCGTAGGTATTTCTGTACTACTAAAGAGCATTTGTATGTAACGGTTGTATTCGTCTACATCTACCTCGTCTATGTTTATAATTTCAGCATCATCCCTATACTTAAATATTTGTATGTATGCTGCACCATCTTGAAAGTTTAAATAGTGATCATCTTCCTTTCTTTCAATATAATGAGCTGCATCATAAAAGTATATACCGATTGGTGTATTATACGGACTTTTAGGATTAACACCTAACTTTGGCAATGAAGTCATGCTAACAGCATATCCATTGTCGTGATACCTTGTGCATCCTTTACTCTTTAAAAATTGTATCGCTTCTTGGTGACCGGCGATCTTCTGAAGATTTTGCTTAGGGTTACTTCTAAGTTCGGTAAGTATTTCTTTTAAGTTCATAACACATATTTATCACTCATTTAAAATATAATAAGTCGATAAATAGTAGATGAAAATATATGAACTATTAGAAGCACTTAAACCCAGCGAGTACAGAAAGTATGTGAAAGGTTGGGATAAGACTAAGTATGAAGATATATTTGGTGGGAAATATCGCATAGAGCTACCTACACCTGATAAAGATCGTAAACAGATTAAACCAGATCCATATTTAGACCGAGAGCTTATGTTAATGGGATATGAAATTCACGACTACACAGCGGGGTTGGCAAAATCACTAAAGACAGGCAGAATAATACGAATAGGAAAGTTGATTACCGATCCTGATTTAATAAAACGGTTCGCAAATGATCCGGCACGCTCGGGCTCAAATACGCAAAATAAAGAGTACAGAATTATCATAAGTAGACACCCATATGATATAGCAGGAATGAGTACCAACCGCGGTTGGTCCTCTTGTATGAATATAAACATAGGCTCAAATAAAAAATATGTAGCAGTTGATGTGAGAGAAGGAACGATCATTGCCTATCTTGTAAAAAGAGACGATAATAATATAGAGCGCCCTGTTGCCCGAGTATTAATAAAACCATTTATTAATAGTAGAAAAGATGTTGCGTTAGGAGTAAATGGTATAGTATACGGCAATGCACCACCGTGGTTTGCGAACACTGTAGTCGAATGGGCCAATAACATAAATAAATCAAGAAAACTAAAAGGTATATTTTCTTTGCACCCCGATATGTATAATGACGATGATGAACCGTTTTTAGCTGTAGGAACAGAAATATCTCCGCAAGATGTTGCAGATGAAATAGAAAAAAGTCCCGGCCGCACATTATATCTTTTAGACAATGGCTATATAAACGAAGGTGTACTATTGGCCTGCGCAAACTTTAATATATACACAATACAAGGAATTTTGCAAGCGGGAGCCTCTTCTACGGACCCATTAGCACTTACTGAAGCAGTGCAAATAGCATGGTGTAATAGATCCGACGATAATGCCGGTGACGTGCTTTCATTATTGTTTGAATATATTAGCTATTCTACAGAAGGTATTAGTGAAAAGGCTATTCTTACAGCATTACGGCACGACTATAAATCAGTATATACATTGCGGGGGCATAGTTATACATTGACAGAAGAAATGATTGAAGTCTGCAAAAACTCCCTTATTGAATCCTTTTATGCAGAAGAAGATTGGGAAACAGATGAAATGTGCAACCTAATAAATGCATTTAGAAAATGCAAACTACAAATTCCATCTTTTGCATTATCTGAAATTGCCAAAGACGGTGAAGCAGCATTATATTATGTAGATCTATTCAAGACACGATTTAAACAAGGCGAAGCAGCAATGGTACAATATGTAACAGATGCCGACAATGCTTATGCGGAAATGGAATACCTGCTTAGATATGCAGTAATGATATATAGAAAAGATAAAACCAAACCAGAAGAAATACTTGATAAACTACAGCAGAATCAAATAGTATGGTTAGAATACACTAATATTACCGAGCCTAAGGTAGGTTAGGCAGGTTTGGTTTCAGTGCGCAGAGCGCGGTAAGCCAAATTTTTCCACACCTATTATATACACATATAACCTATCTTACTTACCGCGTAAACTATAATCCGAACTTTAGTTTAAAGTACACTGCATCTTGTTCATCAGCAAATAATAATCCGTTAAAGATAGATGTTACGGGCAGGGATCCATCATTAGGGCACACAGATACAATATCCGGATTATTAACCACCCACTCGGCTATATCGGCTAAGACGTACCAGACAATGTTTGTTCTAACATTAACTATAATAGGTATCATAATCCAAACTTTATTTTTAGTGCAACTGCATCTTCGTCGTCTACCGATATAATGCAATCCGACGTATTTTTAAATTCATAATATAAATCGTTCATTGTTAACCATACCAATATATCAGTAAAGGTCATGCTGTCCACATACCCCGGACCTAAGTTTATTATTGTCATATTCCAAACTTTAATCTAAATGCTACTGCATCTGCCGCATCCTTAAACTGTATCCGCCATTGTATTATAGATAAATGTGTATCAATAATTCTTGCCCCATATTCCTCAAGCCACTCTACGTAGTGTTTAGGATCTCTAAGATAGCCCTTCATTCCGGTCATATATAATAAGTATGTCATAATCCAAACTTTAATCTAAATGCTACTGCGTCAATATCTTCCAATTCAAATGCAGGCGCCCATGCAACACGATTTTGTACTCGGGTATATTCTATTTTATACCTTATTAGCCAATCCAATATGTTAAGGTAGAGGTCTACATCTAACACGCCGAATCCATTTAATTCTTTAGATTTATCGATTCGTAAATCTATCTCTACTATGGTACTCATATTCCGAACTTTAATCTAAATGCTACTGCGTCTACTTCTCTTACAAAGCATAAGGTTGTTTCGGCAGTAGCATATGTAAACACCAACTCGCCGGGAGATTGTTCTACTAGATCTTCCAACCAATCGCATACTACAGAATCGGGTACCTTATCATTCATCGGCCATTTTACTTTTGTCATATTCCGAACTTTAATCTAAATGCTACTGCATCAGCTTCATCCACAAATCGTAATCCATTAAATATACTCTTGTTACCTCGTGTCTCATAGACAGCATATACCTTATTTTCAATGGTTGCTATCCAGTTTGCTACGGCAGAAACTTTACCATAAAGCCTATCATGTGTAAAAATAATATCTGTCATATTCCAAACTTTAATCTAAATGCTACTGCGTCTTCGTCATTAGAAAATACTAACCCATCAAATGTACCGGCGGGTGGATCAAAAACATATCCGGTATATTCAGTATATGCATAAGCATAAGCCACTGTACCACCACATTCTTCTTTCCATCTTATAAACTCAGAAACTCTACCATATAGGGCAGACTGTTTAAAAGAAATGTGTTTCATTTTCCAAACTTTAGTTTAAACACTACCGCATCTTCATCGTTCTTAAACTCTAATCTCCATTTAACAACATGTAATTCCTGGTCAACAACCTTTCCTCCATATTGTTCAACCCATTGCCAGTAACATAGCTTGCCGCCTCCCGATACCACAGCCATAGGATACTCCTTACTATAATCACTCCAACCATATGGATACGGTAAGTATGTCATGTTCTATACTTTAGTTTAAAATACACTGCATCGGCATCATCTTTAAACTCTATCTTCCATTCTGATATAGGTAGATCTGTATTAATAACTTTGCCTCCACGTAGATCTAACCATACCCAACAATCTCGGTGGAACCATCCTCTGCCTGCGACGGTCAGCGGGCCTCCGTTTATAGATGCATAAGCATTATGGCCAGTCATATAAGGTAAGTATGTCATGTTCTACACTTTAGTTTAAAATACACTGCGTCTCCTTCATCTTCAAACTCTAGTCTAGCAAGTGTTTGCGTCGTAACAACTTCTCCACCGTACTGTTTAACCCAGTCTCTATATGCAAGGAACTTACCACTTGTTCTTTCCATTTCACCGTGGTAATCATTAAATCCAGTCATATAAGGTAAGTATGTCATGTTCTACACTTTAGTTTAAAATACACTGCATCGCCTTTGTTTAGAAACTCTAACATTGCGACAGGTCTTAATAGCCCTACATCAACAACTTTTGCTCCAAACTGTTCAACCCACACGCTATACATAATATTCCGATCTATCGTCGCAGCTTCCACATAAGCATCCCATCCTGTCATAAAATGTAAGTATGTCATATTCCAAACTTCAGTTTAAAGTACACTGCATCTTGTTCATCACCAAATAATAATCCATTAAAGATAGACTTCCCACTACAGCCACGCCCTGGCACTGGCTTACCATTAATGTAATATGTGACTATAGAAGGCCCAGCCAAGACAGAAACTAAATCCATATTATTTTCTATCCATTCACACATATCATCATACTGTATATTTTCCGTTAGTGGGACATTAACAATAACCATACTATAATCCAAACTTTATCTTTAATGCCACAGCGTCTACCTCTTCCATTTCCAAAATACATGGCCAATCAATATCACTTCCTGTAATCGTGTACTCTATATCTTCACTATTCAACCAGTCGAGTATTTCAAAATATCTCGACACACCATGACCTAGATTTACTTGTATCATACACCAAACTTTAGTCTAAAATACACTGCATCATTCTCTTCCATCATATAAAGAATATCATCTAAACCTAAAGACCACATCGTCCAGTTTGTCATGTCTTTCGCACCAGTACAGTTTGTTGTAATCCAACTTATCTGTTCAACCCAGGTAACTCTTTCTTTTATTGTTACTTGTATCATACACTAAACTTTAGTTTAAACGCTACAGCATCTTCCGCGTCACCAAAGAAGTAATCAATCCTGGTAGAATCATGTGTATTATATCCATCCATGTGTAAATCACAAGTAATATAACTAGGACAATATTCCTTAGCCCAAAACGAACAGCCCTCGGCCCGCCCAGTGGGTATACTAACATATAAGGTGCCCATGTTACTAACCATGAAAAATTCCTGTAAAAAATTTCTTACTGTCTTGAAAATCCATACCTTGAAGTTTATAATCCAAACTTTAACTTGAATGCTACCACATCCTCACCCTTATTAAAGTATATAAATATCTTCTTGAACTTCGGTGGCGCATCCTCTAACTGCCAATCTACATCCAGTGGTCCCACATTATCCAACAACCACGGAAATGCTTCTATCATTATACTAATATCTACAAATAACAAGTATTCCATTATATACCAAACTTTAACTTACAAGCTAATAGATCTTCTTCACTGGCAAAGCATACATAGTTTCTATTATTAATATGTTGCCAATCCCAACTAATATCTATTTCACCTACACACTCTTCCAACCAGTCGAGTATATCAGCTGCGTTAAGTGTATAGGATATGTTAACTATAATAGGCCAATCCATACTATACTCCAAACTTTAACTTACAAGTCATACGATCCAACTCATTGGAAAAGCATATATAGTTTATGTTATCAATATGCATGTAATCCCAATCAACACCTACCTGACCAACATATGCGTGCATCCATGCTAATACACTGAGTGTTTTGTTGTCATATGGTATGTAAACAGTAATAGGCCAATCCATACTATACTCCAAACTTTAACTTGAAGGCTACCAAGTCTTTTGGGTTCTTGAAACAAACTACTTCCATAAGTAATCCGTTTGAATAACAACCATATTCATGATCTACCACATTAGCAATCAACCATATCTTCATATTGCGGGATTCAGTCATCATATCATTCGTGACATTTTTATAACGCCTGACTAGCGTCTGATAGAAATGACTGGAATGTGGATATGAATAAGAATCGGTAGACATACTGTTAGTATATATGGTCTTACGTTAGAAGTCAACGGACGCATAGAGTTAGGGTGGGACCTATAGAGATAGGGTGGGACCTATAGAGATAGGAGAAAAATTTCAGCTTAGGGTGGGACCTATAGAGATAGGAGAAAAATCTAGGGCGTGCTTACCCGCGCTCTCGTAAAACTGTTCGCCTCGCTATTTATAGTGCTGACTTGTATTATAGCACAAGTTTTGTTAAAGTGCAAGCACTGTTACAACTGTTACAAATGAGCGTTCGCGCTGTTTAGGTTAGGATTTTATAACCATCCTACGCGAACCCCTTGCTACAAAGAACATGATTTCTCAGCCCTAAGCTGCGCGGCAGAGACAAATATAGTGTATAATACAACTATGCACACAAATACAATACGCTGCTGCTGTAAGCAACAAGATGTTCGCGCTACTATTATAACAAACAAGCAACAAGCTGCAAGGGGTTCGCGCTACTATTATAGCACGCAACGCTGTATGTTGCAAGGGGTTCGCGCACAAAAGTGTAGCACGCATACAACAACGCGCACGAACTGTTACAAAATGTTACAGTTACAAGTTGTTACAGTTGTAACAAGTTGCAACAGTTGTTACAACTTGTAGTTGTTGCTTTATGCAAACAAGTGTAACAATATGTTGTTTTGTGTTTGCTTAATGCTTGCGTTGTGCGTGCGTGCAATATACTGCACTGCTTGCGTTGCTGTTGCGTTTTGCAGTTGCACGCTAATGCTTTTTGCGTTGTAGTTAATATTAACGCGCTGCTTAAAATACAGTGCTTGCAGTGCTTGCGCTACTTGCTGCGCTACTGCTTGCTGTGCTGCGCTATACAGTGCAGCATACATAGCATTGCGTGCGTTGCGTTGTGCAATGCTAAAGTGCTTTTTGTGCTTTACTTTGCAGTGCTGCGTATAAGTTATTTGCTGTGTAGTGTTTTGCATAGTTGTATTATAAACTATTTTTTGTGTATTTAGTGCAGTGTTACACTTTGTTGCACTTTAAGTTCACGCTACTTTTGCACGCAAGCTAACACAGCACGCACGGGTATCGCGCTGCAAAGAACATGTGTCCTCAAAAGTTGTAGCGCGAACCACCGTGCATTTTTAGGATGGTTTTTGCCCCCAAAAACGCACGACAAAAAGTAAATTTGACCGCGCTATTTAATTTTAAAATTTAAAAATATAAAACAAGGTCTCATATTTGTGTGCAATATTTGGTCGCGCTGTTTTAGTTAAAAAAATAGCGCAACTAGCGTGAACTAGCTGCGCTTGCACACTGTTGCATTGCTGCAACAGTTGTTTATTTGCTACACTGTAAGTAGCTGCTTACGCGCTTTAATGCTTACTATGTTGCTTAACGCAATAGTACGCACTTGCACAGTGTGCGCTATGTTGTGTGTTTTATTTACAACAACGTTGCTTTGTTGCAACAATGTTGCTGCTGCGCTTTTTGTGCAGTATGCTGCAACGTGTTGTTTGCTTACAACAGCGTTATTGTGCATATACACGCTTTGTGCGTTGTTGTAAATAGCATACAAATACATTTTGTTTGCGTGCTGTGTATGCTGCACAATGCAATGCGTTGCTGTGTGCGTAAAGTAGTTTTGCTGCGCTGTAAACGCTGCTACAGCTTGTGCATTGTTGCTGCTAATAGCTGCTGCGCTACGCTTTACTTTGTTTGCGTAAACGCTTGTGTGTGCTTTAATGTTGCTGCACAGTATTACGTTTGCAGTTGTTACTTTTTGTATGTTTTGCGCTTTGTGCTGCGCTGCTAACGCTACTTGCGTAACGTAAGTAATTTGTGCAAACGTAACGCTTACGTTTTGCAGCATATTTTGTATTTGTTGTGCAGTTACAACAGTGTTGTTTGCGTGCAACGCTATTGCGTTTTGCGCTTGTGCTAATGTTAATGTGTGCATATTGCTTTACATTTTAACAGCTTGTGCGTTATTGCTTTTGCCTGTAGCTTGTATTATAAACTATTTTTTGTGTATTTTGTGCTGTATTACATATTGTTACACTTTAAGTTCACGCTGTTTTTAAATAGCTTTTGTGTTAAAAGTTGCGCGAGCTGTTTTTATTGCTTCGCGCTGCAGGCATAAAAAATCCTAACCCAAACAGCGCGACTAGAGGATGTTGGGTATATAATACAACTATGCAAACAAATAAAACACACAGCTTGTCGCGCTTAATACATAACAACAAGCAAGCAAGTAGCACGACGACCCGCGCTACACAGACGTGCTTAACCATAAAAGTAGCTGCAAGACGTTCGCGCTGCAGAACTTTAAAGAAGCTGCTGCACGCGCACGAATTGTAACAAGTTGTAAAACTTGTAACAAGACGTAACTTGTGTAACAGTTTGTAACTGTTGCCTAAACGCTACAGTGCTTGTAACACTTGTAACGCATACGCTTCATACGCTTCATCTGTGTTACCAATCGTCGCAAACGCTTCGTCGCCACGCTCGTCGTTGTACAAGCTGTTTGTATCGCTTTCGTCGTTGTACATATACTCCGCGTAGTACACGCCGTCCACAACAACTTCACCGCTCTGCTGTTCGCCAACAAACAGCATCGTATGCCCGTTATGTGTGTACTCCGTGCCCATATCAACGTATTGCACCATTACACCGTTGTTTGCTTTATGTGCTGCATCAAACATTTCGCTAACCCTTTTTGTTGCTAAGTGTTTATTATACAGCAAATATTTTGTGTTAGCTGCACTGTTACACACTGTTACACATTCCTGTGCTTATGCGTGTCGTGCCAGCTGCGTGCGTTAGGTTAGGTATTATTAGCGCGAACAAGCCCTAGGCCGCTTACCTTAGCGCCTGCTCGTCTATAGGCCTATAGGCAACTTTTCAATCTTGCTGCTTAGGCACATTTCCTACCTAAAAAACCAAAACCATCTGGGAGAATTTTCTGTGCAGTTTAGGCGTGCAGGTTAGGTTGGTTTTCCTAATTAGGATTGTCACGCAGGGCATATAGGTTAAATGCCTCTGCGTGTGCCAGGACTAAGTTGCGTCTAACTCCTTAGCTACCAGGTTCCACTTCGCGTCAACTGCTGCCGGCATGCCCAGTTGGCTGGCAAGGTTGATAATGTTCTTTGCCGCACGCTGAATGGTTGCGGAAGGCTTCTGGGTAAGCGGACGGTAGAACAACCAGACACACAGGACAGGTGCAGCGATTAACGCCAAACACACAATAAAGATGAAGTATTCCATTTTGTTTCCTTTGTTGCTAAGTCTTTATTATACAACAAAGGAACAGGGTTGTCAATCCTTTGTTACATCTTTTATGGTTTGCCAGGAACGCGCCGATTCAATCTTGCGCTGGAGGTTGATTGCATCCACTGATGCCTCTTTGAGGAGCGCGTGGGCATTGTCACAGAGCGTGGTGTCGTATGTTGCAATCTTGAGTTCCTGATAGAGGAGTCTGGTCAGGTTCTCCAAGGTTTTGAGTTTTTCTTTCATTTTGCTTCTGCCTCCAATGCTTCACGCACAACTTCAAACTCGCTGTGTACATCGTCGTCTGCATCGCCGTGCAACTCCCAGTACAATGTCTCAGCCTTATCCAGCAAGGCGAGTGCTTCCTTTACCTTAGCGTTGCGTTGTTGTTTACTCATTTGCTTATCCTTCCAGTGCGTCATAAAGTGTTGCAAAACCCAACTCAATGTCAAGCAGTGCCTCGCTCAAACTCGCCCAATACTCTTCCGCAGCATCGAGGTCGTATGTGTCCGCGGGCTCGTTAGCATACAGTTTCCTGTAAATGTCTTTAAGCCGCTCAATCTTTTGTGCTTTGTTCATAATGTATTATAACGCAGAAAGCGCACTTTCGGGCATACACACATCAATAAATAGACAACCTGCGTGAGTTGTTGCAACAAACATACTTCCGCCAGTTTTCCGGTTGTCCTCCCAGCTCTCGTTTACGTGGATGTATCCAGCAGCCTTTAACTTCGAGAGTGCCTGCATGTATGCAGTAAAGGAGGAGAATGTTTTTGTAACCATAGTGTATTATAACGCAGAAACAGTGCTTTTGCAAGCACTGTTACATTTGTTACACAGTGCAGCATCTTGCTTGCTGCTGCAACTGCTGCGCGTTAGTAGTACGCGACTTGCTGTGCTGCTGCGTAAGTGTCGTTTTTTTGCAACAACTTGCACATTGCAGTGCTGCTAACATCGAGCGTGTCAGCTGCGTTGTCAAACTTTGCTTGCACGGCAACAAGCTGCGCTAACTTTGCGCTTGTAAGCGTTTTCGCGTGCGTTACAACGCTGTGCGCTGTGCGCTGCTGCACGGGCTCCGCAAAGCTAAACACAATAAACAACGCGCTGTTGTTTTTTTGCATTTGCACTTTGTAAAACAGTGTGTTTGCTTTTTGCATTTTTTGCTACTTTGTTTGTTGCTAAGTAAACATTATAAACTATTTTTTGTGTATTTAGTGCAGTGTTACACTTTGTTGCACTTTAAGTTCACGCTTGCCCTAGTCTTTGTCCTAAAATGACCAAGCGAGAGCTTATGTAAAATGGTCTCGCTCGTTTAGGCGCACGCCCATGTCGACCAAACGCGAACGCGCTCAAAGGCGTATGTAAGTAAGCACTTACTATGCGTTTTGACTAAGCAAAACACATACATAAGCTATTAATGTTTAACTTTTTCCCTATGCTTTAGACTGTTCTTGCTAATGTAGATCTATCGTTCTTCAGAACCACCTGCACGAACTAATACGATCTTTGTCTGATCAAGCACAGTATCTCGCTACTGTAGAGATACCTTAAACTTAGGCACAAAGCTAAGAACGCGATCTTACATTTGTTTGACAAAAGTTGTTGACAAAGTCTGTGGTTTCCTGTAAAATCTAACAATAAATGCAGTTGCAGCCTTACCTACGGCCGTACGTCCAGAACACTCTCGCTAAGGTTCTACAACTAACAGACATAAACAGATGTCGTCTACGAGAATACGCAAAAGACAGACAAAAGATCGACAAAGTCTCAGAGAGTTCGTGCTTGTAGGCCTGCAGGCATTAGATCTAAACTAGCACGAACTCTATGTCTAGGTGTCAAAGCTGTACAGGTATATACATATATCTGTATACACACATACACGCGCATAACTTGTGTGTATAATGCACGCACAAATGTCACGCGCAAAACCAAATCTGGTTGCAGGTTTTATCTCTAGGGTTTAGGCACAAAGATTAATCTCGCTATTTAAGTTTAAGCCCTAACA